AACTGCGTAAAGTGTATCAAAAGAGGCATTAACAGTGTACATTTTTCCTACAGACAATTGATTTACCGAGGCGTTAATTGCGTAAAGTGTATCAAAAGAGGCATTAACAGTGTACATTTTTCCTACAGACAATTGATTTACCGAGGCGTTAACTGCGTAAAGTGTATCAAAAGAGGCATTAACAGTGTACATTTTTCCTACAGACAATTGATTTACCGAGGCGTTAATTGCGTAAAGTGTATCAAAAGAGGCATTAACAGTGTACATTTTTCCTACAAACATTTGATTCACCGAGGCGTTAACTGCGTAAAGTGTATCGAATGACGCATTAACCGTATAAAGTTTCCCAACAGACAATTGATTGACAGTCTCGTTGTCCACATAAAGTGTCGCAACAGACATTTGTTTTACCGATGCGTTAACTGAATAAAGTGTATCAAAAGACGCATTAACAGTATACAATTTACCTACAGACAATTGATTGACTAACTCGGTGTCCACATACAATGTTTCTACCGACATTTGATTGGCAGAGGTGTTATCAGTATAAAGCGTAGCAACAGACATTTGGTTTACTGATGTGTTATCAGCATAAAGTGTAGCAACAGACATTTGGTTAACTGATGCGTTATCAGCATAAAGTGAATTTAGATACATTTCATTGATATACTGTTTGTCAACGTAGAGGGTAGCAACAGACATTTGATTGACAGATGCATTATCAATCGTGGTTGTAGTTGTAGATACATTATGTAGATACAATATGTTTGTTGTACTACCGATTTCAATATTACTTAGAGTAGAATTTATTGTAAAATTACTCATTATAAATTTACAATATTAAAAATACATAAATATAATCATATTAATAGGACGAATCAAACCAGAAGATAAAACTGTCTTTATTGCTCCCACGTCGTTTATCACTCATTCTTAAATATACAATAAAATAAGTTAAAATTACACCAATTAATAAACTCACAACCGCGTGTAACAAATCATTTCTGCTAATTGTTTGTAATAATATAAACGTCACCAGCGATATTACACCAAGAATTACGATAGGATACATTATAATATAAGTGTATATTAAAAATTATCTATTAATGATAATCTATTATTAATAATTATATGATGCGTAATAGAAGATTATTAAAAGAAAAAGAACGTATGCCCGATTTTAAGATAGAATGGCCAAATCATTTAGACGAAAATACAGATATTACAATAAATATAAATAAAAATGTTGTACTAAAAATACAGGATTATTATCCTTTTAAATGCCCTAAAATGTATATAAATAATTTCGACCATATAGATTGGTTTTTAAAAAAAGAACGGACGTATAAAAAGTTGTCAAATGAAATGAATGTTAAAATTAAATGTATATGTTGTAGTACAATTACGTGTGATTGGACTCCTGCGTTTGGTATCACACAAATGATTGAAGAATATAACAAATACACAAAACACTACTATATTTTAAGAAATTTTAATTTACTATATCAAAAAATAAACGGTTTTGATAATTTAATATATCAAAAAATATTCAATTTTTTATATTGTCCTAATATATAATGGCAAAAACTCGTAAGCGCCCATTGACCGCTTGGAATTTATTCGTACAGAAAGTAAAGAAAGAGAACCCGAGCAAATCGTTTAAAGAAGTATTATTGATGGCGTCTTCTTTAAAGAAGAAGGGACAAATGAATATGACAAATGGCAACAAAGAGTCTGGCAAGATGGTAAAAGCTAAGAGGGTCACTGGCAAGAAGAGGAGATAAATTATTTCAATATAATCGATGTTTATTGATTATATCGAATGAGTTAGTTACGAACTTGTTTATAATTTTGGTCTTTTATTAATTCGTCATTTATAAATGGACACGAGAGAAACCCCATTGCTGTAGACCTTCCAAAATAACCATCTAAACTAGTATCGAAAAAATTTCCATTACCTACAATAGAATGAGGGTCCCAAGCATTTACATATAAACAATCATCAGGGTTATATTGAGTTTCAAAACATATATTTGGAATGAGTCCATTCTGTGGACAACTATAAAAATCATCGGGCAACTTATATTGTACTCTATAATCAGTAAAGAACTTTTCTAATTTTGTATGAATAGATGGTAATTTACCACCAATACCACCACCTATTAAAACTATTTTCTTAGCTGGGTTATGTTTAGGCATATAATACTTAATGAAAGCTTGTATAAATGCTTGCATAAAATTTTTATTGTAATCGTCTATTCTAGTTTTTTCATCTTGAACATAATTACCTGGTGGATAATAATCATTGAAGGCTCCCCCACCAATATAACTTAACATTATTGTATTTTTACCTTTATCTATAGCACAAATAAATATATATTTAAATATTGTTATAAGTTTTTCTATATACTCATCTTCTTTATTTAATTTAAATGTGGTTTTCATTAATTTTTTACCGTTTACATCTGTGGCTGGCTCTTCAGTTATATCAAGGAAATAATCAAAATCGGGTTGTAATTCACTATCGAAACCAATACCAATACAATTTAATACTGAAATTTCTGGAAGAATATTTCCACCCATTTTTATAGGAGTTTTAATAAATAACGCAATATTTTCTGGTAATTGTCTATGGTTCTTTTCATACAAATATGTATAAGCTGATTTTGATGTAGTAGGTGATTCCGACGAGGCTATAAAATCATGCGGAAATGCATAATGAACTGTTGCAATATTGTTTAATAAAAATGAAGTATACTTTTTGTGGTCGTAATACCCAGTTTTCATTGCTATATTAACTGGCTCACGTCTTGCTATTAAAAATTTTGCATTATTCATACTAGTAGTAAAATATACTTTTACACTCAAAGATGATTGAAACCAATTAGCTGATTCTTCTATAATGTAGTTATATGACCATATTGGAGGACTGTACTTTGGATCATTTTGTATATAACACTGGTATAAATCAAATGCTTTTTTTACATATTTAAGACTATCAGGAGGCCTTTCTTTAAAATTAATTAATCGTTTAACCACCTCTTGTAATATTCTTCCATCAACTATTATTGGGTATGGAAATTGAGGTGGTATTGGTTGTGGTGCTGATGCTGGTTTTACTGCTGGATTGACCGATGCCGCTGCTATTGCTGGTGCTGGTGATGATGCTGACGCAGCTACTGCTCTTTCTGCTGATGATGGTTCTGATGGTCTTGCTGCTGGTACTGCTGCGGCTCTTCTTCTTTCTGCTGATATTATTTCTTCGTTTAATGCTGCTGCTTTTGCTTGTAAATCTTCTCCTTTTATTGATGCTGGTGCTGAACTTGTTTCTAGTCTTGCTGTTTTTGCTGCTCCTTCTGCTGATGCTTGTAAACCTACACTTCTTGTTATTTCGGCCAATGATGGTTTTATTTGTTCACCAATGCCACCTACTCTAACATAATTATTTTTAGAGTTATCCATTAAAAACTTATTTATAAATGGAAATGATAGAAATGCCATCGCTGTAGATGAACCGAAAGCTCCATCTATATTATCGGGATAATTAGTATTACCTACGATAGAGTGCGGATTCCAAGCATTTACATATAAACATTTATTAGTGTCATATTGAGGGTCAAAGCATATATTTGGAATTTGTCCATTCGGTGGACAACTATAAAAACCATCTGGTAATTTATATTCTGTTTTTTTATTATCAAAGAAACTTTCTAAAAAAATATGAATAGCAGGTTGACCATTTGGATCACCACCCATTAAAACTATTTTTTTATTAGTATTATTATTTGAACTATAATATTTATTGAAAGCTTCTGTAAACGCATCCATAAACATTTTATTATAATTATCTAAATTATTACCCATTGTACCTTTTGGATATAAACGACTGAAAACACCACCTCCAATATAACTTAGCATTATGTAGTCTTTTGAATAGTTTTTCGCACATTCAAATATATACATAAATAACATCGTAAGTTTTTTTTTATACTCATCTTCTTTATTCATATTAAATTGTTCCCCACCTTCAGGGCCTGTAAGAAAATACTTATAGTCTGGTTGATTAGGGTCATCAAACGCAATTCCAATACAGTTTATTACTGAAATAAGTTTATATTTGTCATTAAATTTTACAGGAGTTTTAATATACATCGCAATGTTTTCTGGTAATGTGCCGGTTGTTTCATAATCATATGTATAATATGATTTTGAATGTGTTGTGGGTAAAAACCACGTTTCATCAAATGTTTCATCAAAAAAATCTGAATAAATAATTTTCATTCTTCTTAAAAACTCTTTATATTTGTCTAACTTATAATTAGAATACGACCCTCCATTAGAAGGCTCTCTTCTTATTGCTGCTAATTGAACACCAGCCAAAATGTCACTACTATAATACACTTTTACTTGTTTCGCTAATTCTTCCCATTGTGGGTCACCAACCTTCACATATATACTTGGTTGGTTTAGATTTAACGACCATTGTGGAGGGTTCGTGTCATCATTATAACAATTAAATAATTCAACAGCATCTGCATAATAAGCATTAATTTGTTGTCCTTCAGGTCCTTGTAGTGGTGGTTCTCCTCGTCCTGGTGCGTTTTGTGATGGTACTCCTGATGGTCTTACACCTGCTCCTGATGGTGCTCCTCGTCCTGGTGCGTTTTGTGATGGTACTCCTGATGGTCTTACACCTGCTCCTGATGGTACTCCTTGTCCTCCTTCTGGTCTTTGTCCTAGTGATACTTGTAATGCATGTAATTCTCTACTAGATACTCCGTTTTGTCTTATTAGTGATTCACCACCTTGTCCTTGTAATCCTCCTTGTCCTTGTGGTCTTTCTTGTCCTCCAGGTCCTAGTGGTAGTCCTCCTTGTCCTTGTGGTAGTCCTCCTTGTCCTTGTGGTAGTCCTCCTTGTCCTTGTGGTAGTCCTCCTTGTCCTTGTGGTAGTCCTCCAGGTCCTTGTGGTCCTCCAGGTACTGCTGTTGGAGGCATAATATTTCCTTGAGGGCTTTTATAATATAAATAAAAACAAGCAATCAATTTAACAATAATACTGTTGCTTTTGTTTTTTATTTTATAAGTGTCAACAATACTAAAAAATAAATTATAAGTTTCTAAATGAATACTTTCTATAGTAGTTAATACCTCAGTTAATATATAATTTTCATTATTAATACAAAAAAAATCAAATTTTTCATTTATTTTAAAAATATGCCCAATTATATCGGGTACTGTTATATTATTAATTAACATATAACATAAATTAAATGGATAATTTTCTCCATTTGTAACATCTATTAGGTCATACTGGGTGTTAAAATTAATAACATCATTGAATACATCTATCATTTCTTTTAATTCAGCACTCTCTATCAATAATATTGGATTTTGTAGTCCTGGTGTTGGTTGTCCTTGAAGTTGTTGTCCTTGAGTTTGTGGTCCTTGAGTAAGTGGTCCTTGAGTAAGTGGTCCTTGAGTTTGTGGTCCTTGAGTAAGTGGTCCTTGAGTAAGTGGTCCTTGAGTAAGTGGTCCTTCAGTACTAAGAATTAGTGTTAATTGTGTTATAACATCATTTAAATCATTTTTTGATTTTTGAGGAAATTTTAACATCAAATCACTTATATCAATTTCATCTTTACTTATTATACCATAAGTATTTACTGCGTCCAATACATTATTAATTATTAGTTGAAAATCGGCTATATCAATTTGTGTGGCGTTTATTTCTATATAAATCATTAATTTTATATATAACTCAATAAAAATTGATAAAATTTGAATTATTGTATATTTGTCTCCTTTTTCATTACATAAATCTATTATTAGGTGAGACTTTTCAGTAAATTCTTTAATAATGAATGATATTTCTTCTTTTATATCACTTTTAATTTCTGATATTGGTTGTTCACCAGCGTTTCGTATATGTATTTGTGATGAATCATTCGGAATGGTGTTGGTTGATAAGATGGCTATATAATCGTTAAACACTTTTTTTGTGATTATTAATCTACTTGAACCTAATTTATATACAATAGACCTTATCAATATCATAACTTCTTTATCTTTTTCATAATGTGGATTACCCGCAAACTTATAATTAAATACGAGAATAAAAGTATTCAAATTAATAATTGTTATGTACATTTTATTATAAATCTTATCTTTAAATGTGGATATGGCGGAGTTATTTAATCCCATATCTGTATCGAGACTTCCTGTATTATTAATTATTATAATATTTAATAATGTGTTTACAATTTTTTTTATAAGTTTTAATGATTCTTTTAATTTATCAACAATAATAACAACATTATTTTGTGGTAAAGTCTGTATTGGACTAATAAACAAATTATCATTTATGTCTAATAATATACTATCTATCTTTTTTACATCTGATAATATTGTATTAACAGTTGCTTCATCCATATTAAAGTATTTTAATATTTTATTTATAAGAATATAATTCATAATGACAAGTTGTAAATGTAATATTTGCGATGAGTGTTTACAAAATATTATATTAAACTTCAACAATCATACATCATTTATATGTTTAGCAGATGAACAAAACATTTATACAGACAAAACAACAACATATGATATTGGACCATTACAACAACCCAACAATTTTTATACATTACCCAACTCAGATGTTAATTTTGTATTTGAATGTACAGCATTAAATGCTAGTTCAAGAATGACAGTAGACCCGTTATTAATAGATTATTTTGATACAGCTCAAACTGGATTTGGAAATGTGAGTGAAACAGCCACACTAAACATACCCGCAAGCAAATTAAATGGTTTATTTATATATAAATCACAAGAAAATACAACTAATCCAGATTATTTCGACCAATTGTATTATGGAGTAAGTGCTGAAGTGTTTAGTTTCAATTATTCGAGCGCCCAAGTAAAAAAAGGGAATACAACAATTCCAATATATGAAGATTATGTAAACAGTTTATCTGAACAAGTGTTTAATAGTTATGGAACTATTTTTAGAAATGCGTCAACACTACAACAAAGTGTAAAATTTTTAGATTCTAATTTCGATTATTTATTCAATCAAAGTATAAGGAATGCAAGTGGGTTATATCAAGGAGACACAAATAGTTTTTCTAAGTGTTGTAGAAACTTGGTTGCTGGTATAATGACACTGGCATCTAGAGAAAGAAAGGAACAATTTTTTTCAGATTTAAGTGGTCAATCTGACATCCAATCTTTTATTTTTAATACAAACGATGTATTTGCTATAAAAGTAACATACAATCCGAGGAATTCATCTTTATTACCATTACCTAACGCTTTAAAATTATATCCACGTAGTTATAAAATATTTTTAAAAGTTATATAATATATGCCTCAGTATATAAATGGAGATGTTACATCAACCAGGTCTTTATTTGGTGCTGATAATGTAAATAATAGTGAACAGCTTGACGCAATAAAAGACTATTACAGATTTCAAATATTGTATACAAAAGTATTAAAATCATTAAACACACTTATAGCATCATATACCAGTGCTGATATGAATACTTTGATTGAAGATATTAATACTAATAACTATTTAATACAACAAATAGATAATACACCTTATTATTATAATGATGACGTGACAACTATATCTGGATTTGATTACGACCCTAATTTATTTAATGACTATAAAACCTCGTTTAAATTTGTATTGACTGGATTAAACTCTGCTATAGCTCAATACAGAACAAATTTAGAATTAACGGATACAAACGCGAACTTATTAATTGATTCTAATATATTAAATGGAACAGACAAAACATTAATAACTAGGTATATAATACAAAAAAACACTGAAGGAATACCTTTTGATGCCAACTCTGTTCTAGATTTAGATTTTGATATAAAAATATGGTATTCAGTCTATTTAACAAGACACGGTGCGCCCCCAGATGGTGTGTTTGATACAGAAAAACTATCCATAATAGTCTCTGAGCTTATATCTGATGGAATAATTACAATCGATGAATTCATTTCAGATCGTTTAAATTAATATTATAAAATACATCGAACACATCTTTAAAATATTCTTTAAAACAACCTTTATGTGTATATGTGTGACTCGCATATGCTTTCATAAAGCATAACAGTTTTATAAATGAATCGTCATTATTTTTATGTTTTATAAATGGTGTTTTTACTATTTTTGCTTCACTTAATTCTACTTTTTTATAAGGGCTAGTTAATTTTTCTCCTTTTTTGTATTCGACAAATTCACATAAATCGGACGAATCATTTGGAAATTGAAAGTCACACGTAGTAAGTATTCTAATAATTTCATTTAAACAAGTTTCTTCACTAAGTATTTTTTGAGGCTCAGTGAAAAAAGTATAAGGTAAATCATATTTTTCAAGTATATTAACATCTTTTGATAAAAAATATAATTGTTTTAAATCCATTATATTTTTAAAAATAAAATAAAATTGATATAAATATTATTATATTTAATAGATTAAAAAATGAAGGAATTAATAGAACAGTACATCGCCCAACTTACCCCTTCTCAAAAGATTGCTTATGAAATAGCAAAGAAAAGATTAGAGACTTCATTTTGTATTGAAAAAAGTATAGGGTTTATAGAATTTTTGAAGAAGAAATAAATTGTAAAATATCAATATCTTTATAATTACATTCATTTGTTTGATTTATTTTTTCATAATCTTCTAAATTACCACAATATAGAAATTTGTTAATTTGCTTTTCTAATAAAGAGGGTTCGACTTTATTCACGAAAAGATTATGCGAAGTAACACTTTCTTTTTTAATTATTTTAGAAGTGTCTTGGTTATGATAAAGTTGTTTACATTTGTATTCTAATATGTATTTTCGGCAAGCAACATTTAAATATTTATAAATAGTGTCACTTTTAGAATAATAACAAAACATTTCTTTTTCTGGGTCATAAAACATAATTATTTTATTATTTAAATATTCAAATGTAATAGTGTTTTTTTTATCAATAATACCGCTACTGTCATCGAAATCTTCGATTTCATCTAAATACATCGTTTCAATCAAAAAAAGTTTACAGTTTTCAATCATTTCTTTTTCTAATAAATCATCTTCTTCACAATTGTATAAAATGTGTTTGGGTAACATTAAAGTCGATATATACAGTCCAAAAAATATTGATACAGAATACAACATAAAGTTCATAAAGTGCTCAATCATTAATTAATACTAGTGTTCTTTTTTTATATGTTTTTTCTTGAGATTCTGAGTTCCTTTTTTTGAACCATCCATCATTTCATCTTTATGTTTTCCTTTATCTTTACCCTTGTCTTTATCTTTACCCTTGTCTTTATATTTGTCTTTACCTTTGTCTTTACTCTTTCTTTTATTCTTTTTTGTTTTATGTTTAGGAAGATTTTTCTTCTTGTGTTTCTTTTTCTTTAATGGCTCAACCATACCACACAAATCTTTTTTATTAAACATTGTACATTTTTTAAATGTAGGTTCAATACTTTCATCTTGTATTAAATCCTGTACAATTCTTTCAGGTAAAGGGAATCCTGTATTCATTTTAATATTTTGAAATAAAAACTTGATATCTTCATCGGTTAATTTTTTGTATCGAATTGTATGTCCGTTATCATAAAAATATTCCGCTTTCATTTCTCCTCCATAAATATTCATATATAATATGGACTATAAAATAAAAGTTAAATCTAATATAATAAAGCCTTATTTAAATAAAAATCCATTAAACAAAACCCCATTAAATAAAAATCCATTAAATCATTTTATGAGCATTTATTTTAATAACAAAATAACTCCATCTGTTTATGAATCGATTGTTAAACAATTATATTAAAAATAATATAAAGAATATATACCTATATATATGTTTCTTGTAAAGGAAACAAACAGCAATTTTAGAAAGAATATAACTTATAAAAAAATACATTTGTCATTATACAATGTCAATGTCTGCGTGGCTCAATTGGATAGAGCGTCTGACTTCTAATCAGGAGGCTGCGGGTTCGAGTCCCGCCGTAGATTTTTAAAATAGATTATATATATGAAAAAGAATAAATCAAATAAATATAAAAAACAGAAGGGGGGTATGGCAGCATTAACTGAACCATTAATGGATTCTGCAATGGCACCGGTCCAAGAAAACCCAGAAACAAAAAAAGGTCTAGGCACAATTGCAGAATCTACTAAGTGGATCACCAGATATCAACTTCTTATGATTCTTGGGGGTATTCTAGGGCTTATTATTCCAATCGGGGCTATAATCTGGTTTATAATATTTATATGTGACTTAATTATTGATGGTTTAAATGAGTTGAGTATGAGTGGGTATCAATTTGTAAAAAATAAATTGAAAAAACCATTCGGTAAAATAGGCATTAAAGTAACAGTGAAAAAACCCAAAAAAATACCTCATATAATGAATATAATATGGAAAGCTATTACGGGTGGCTAAGTTCTTAGGGTATATAAAAATGAAGAACATATTCAAAAAAGAAAAATAAGACAGAAGAAAATAATCAGTAATATATAATGAAAACAAATATCGAAAAAATGTTTATGAAAAGAGTGAAAGTAATTGAAAACATATTAAAACCGAAGAACATACCCAGACTGTTATTAATTATAGCAATTTTGCTAGTATTGTATTACTTTTACACAACTTATTTAATAGAGGGAATGGAGAATTCAGAATTATCTCCAGCTGATTTTTCAGAAGTATTAAACAATAAAAATGGAAAGACTATGTTATTGGTGTATGCTGATTGGTGCGGACATTGTAAATCATTGAAACCTATTTGGTCTGAAGCATCAAGTGAAGTAAATAAAGATAATCAAAAAATGTATATGGTAAATTGCGGGGGAGATTCTGAGGATGAAAAGAAAATTATGAAAGATTACTCTATCGATGGTTTCCCAACTATTTTAATTTTTAACAATGGAACATATGAAAAAACTTATACAGGTGAGCGTACTAAAGAAGGGTTAATGAATGAAATTTCTTCTTAAAAAATTTTTAGCACTTGACTTTAACTTTAGCTTTAATATATAAATTATCAGCACGACTATTCATCTTATCATTATCTTTATGACAAACAAAATGTAATTTGTCATCAAGTTCTTGATTTAAATAAGCAAAAGCAATTATTTTAGAACGCATATATTGTTTTTTAGAAATAAGAATCACATTATATCCTTTAATATGATTTTGTTTATCCTCAATCTCTTTCCATTTATCAGATTTCAATTTCCTTAAAATACTTCCGTCAGCGTAGACCTTTAAAACGGTGTCGTCGATTTCAACACGCATATGCATTCTTTTTGTTACAGTATAATTTGTATATATTTAGATTTCAATTTTTATTTTCAATTTAATATTTGTACAAATGCTCAGTGGTTATAGTCATATTCCAATTATTACCATTTAAATTTAAAAGGAACCCTTTATCGTTATAAAGTTGGACTTGGAGTTTTTCAATTTCAACTGGACCGTGATACTCTCGATTACATTTAATTTTGTCATTAAAATAATAACCTCCAAAAGGAATTGAATTATCAATAGGAATTATAGCCAATACATTATTCTTTGTAATACAGTCTAATTTAAAAGTTTGTTGATTTAAGGATTCAGCGTGTCTGTTTACCTGTAATCTACTGTACAATTGAGCTTTTGTTAACACACGGTCTTCTTCATTGATAAATTCAGTTAATGTTTCACCATTTTTTAAATTAGATAAACACTTATTATTTTTGTTGGATTGGTAATTGTAATGTGTGGTAGGTTTAATGAATAAAGTATCATTTTTAGGTTGTACTACAGTTCCATTGGCTTGATTATTATTAAAATCATTAAGAACAATACTAATGTATTTAGTCATAGGTACTGAGACTATTGTCGCTTCAGCAGTTACACTTTGATTTGAATTTTTTATTTCGTATGAAAAATCAACAGATGTATCATCTGTAATAATATCGCGGAATCCCATAATCCAGCCTAGATTATTATTAAATGTAATATTATTGTTAATATTTGCTTTCATTAGAAGAGTTGAATTAAAAAAATACACAATTACGTCATCACTTGTAGAATTATTTGTAATTTTCATTTTATTAGTTGTATCTACTTTCGCGAATGTTAAATTTAACCAACTTTTACCATTATTCGTGCGTTGGTATGTTATTAAAGTGTTTATTCCAGAAATAATTTTATCTGTATCATAAAATCCATCGGGTAATTCAATAGTTGCAGATTGTGTAGGGTCTGAAGATTGTTCAATGATAAAAAAGTTGTTTCCTTGTGATTTACTAATATTGTAAAATGTATAAGGTATTACTACATTTTCAATTTGTAAACTTACAACATTGGTCAATTTTTCACTTAAATGAACAGTATAATCGCATTCATTTGTTTCAGTACTAGTTTCACTAAAAATAGGATATATATTTGGTCTATATTGAGAGTCCAAATTAATAATGCGTTTAATCGTATTTTTATAATCGGGGTTCAGATTATCCCTGACCGTATTTTTAACAACGACTCCTACAGGTTTATCTTTACCCATCATAAATTTTTCCTCCAATATTTCATTCGCTGCATTATCTAAAAACTTTTTAATATTTTCACTATCGCTAGGTCTCTCTTTTAATAATTGATAATACACTTTCTTTTTAGCATCTTCAACATCTTGAAATGTAAAATCTTTATACAGATTACAATTACCGTGTTTAATAAATAATTTTTTTATTTCATTAAGATTCATCTTTTCCATTATTAAATTAAAGATATTTTAAAATTGAAATAAAAAAAATAAAAGAAAGTGTAAAATTAAATGGAGTTAATACTAGAAAAACTTAAAAAATTAGAAGAAAGAATCGCAGTATTAGAAAAAAATGAAAAAACAGCATCATCGAACAATTTCAAAGAAAGCATTAAATCAATACAGTTGACGAATAATGATATAGAGCTTGCGATAAGCTCGAGTATGTCCATACATATCATTAAAATATTATGTGACGAAAACAATAAGAAACATTTTTTAAAATTAAAACGCGTACTGTATAAGTTTGAAGAGGGGGAATGGAGTGTCGCCACAGATGACGACATTACTTATATGTTCGAGTATGTAGAATATTTAATTCATAGTTTGTACAAGGAATATTCAGTTACATTAAACGAGGAAGATTTTTTGGATACAAATAAAATTATATATGGATTAAATCTTAAAAAAAATCTTAAAAAAATAAAAGCATTATTTTTACAATCTTTATAATATATATATATGAGGGTAAAAATATCTGCCAAAGACAATTCATATAATGAAGACCCATATTTGAGAGAAAGTCATAATTGTTATTCCTATTTTTTAAACTTAAAAAGTAAACAAGCATATGACCTTTGTAAAAAAACTTATAAAAATAACAAGATATGTCGGCGGTCTCAACCTGGTTATGCGTCTCATTATCGTTCATTAGAAAAACCTGATTTTAATTGTCCGAATATAATGAAACGTACATTATCAGATAATCCAAATATTTTTCAAGTGACGAAAGATTTTAACTGCGGAGAAGATTATTATAAAGGTGCGTTAGTTGTTGCTCCTGAGAGAGATTATCACTATTACAGATTAAATGAAGAAAAAGTATGGAGTCATAAACCTGGGTACAAACCCAGTACTTATATTGATGCCAAACAACAAATCATAACTGACCCAGAAAAGGCAGACCGAGATTATGGTGATACCTTAAATTATAAAGATTTCTGCGGTTATATGTGCGTACCAAAAGACCCCAAAAAGAAATATATGAAAATGTACAATGATTCGAATAATAATAGTTATAATAATACAAATTACAATCAGCCATTAAAACGGCTTGATAAAACACTAAAAAATAAAGTTAGAAAAATCATTAAAAACAGAAATAGAAAAAATAAAAAAAATACGATTAAAAACAAACGATTTAATTTTTAATAAAATTGAAATGAAAATTTTTTAATATAACTACTAATAAAATGGATATAGCAAACGTGATTGAATCATCAAACGAAATGGCAAACGTAATTGTAAAGAAAACAAAGGTAAAGTCAAAAGAACCTGAACCCTCTTGTTCAGTTTGTTGTGAAATACTTAATAAATCTAATCATTCCCCGTGTGTATGCCCAAAATGCGAATTTGTTGCGTGTAAAACGTGCGTTCGCAAATATTTAGAAAGTGATACTTCAGAATCTCATTGTATGTCTTGTAAATACGCTTGGGATGACGAATTTGTATTGAATTCAGTCAATAAAACATACTTTCATTCCGATTTAAAAGAACAAAAGAAACAGCGATATTTTGAAGTTGAAAAGAGTAAACTTGCCGAATCACAAGACGCAGCGAAAGACTTTCTCAATAAAGAAAAATGTGAGAAATTATGTGGTGAAATTGAAAAAGAGAATAAAGAATTGATGAGACGTATTCGTGAAAACAAATCAAAGATAGTTCAAATCACATATGATTACTCTAAAAAATCCAAGAAAGAGAGAAAAGCATTCATTATGAGATGCCAATTGAGCGGTTGTAATGGGTTTATATCTCAAAGCTATAAATGCGAATTGTGTGAAAATACAACTTGTTCGAAATGTTTTGAGATACAACGAGAAGGACACGAATGTAAGAAAGAAGATATAGATACAGCCGAATTAATTAAAAAAGATTCAAGGCCGTGTCCTACTTGCGCAACTCGCATTAGTAAAATCGACGGTTGTCCTCAAATGTGGTGTACAAATTGTCATAATGCGTTTGATTGGAATACAGGTCAAAAAGTGGTAGGAACCCAGATACACAACCCGCATTTTTACGAATACCTCAAACAAGCTGGAAATGGAGTAATCCCGCGTAATCCAGGTGATGTAATGTGCGGAGGACTCCCCAATATAGGAATACTAGGCCCTCAATTAGGTTTGTGTTTATATGACGCAAAAACATCTGATTTTATACGATACAATATTAATAATATGCACCGTATAATTGGACATTTTCATTATGAAATTCAACAACATAATCGAGTGAATTTGTTTGAACAAAGACTTGAAGATGCTCACGTACAATTAATTATTGGTCGAATGACTGAAGGTGTATTCCGTGATAAAATATGGACGATTTACACCAAAAAGAATAAAGTTCGTGTGAATTGTAGATTGTTAGAAACAGTCGAAATGGTCGGCACCGACCTGTTACAGCGATATTTTAAAAGTATTGAAAGACGTTTGAGCACTCCAGACATTACTGAATTAACGATTACAACTCTTAAAGAATTTCACACTATTATTGATTATTACAATTCACTTCAAGAAAAAAAAGGTAGATTGTTCAAAGAAGTAGGTATGAATATTAAAATTATTAAAACAAGAGGTAATGAGGATGAATTAAATATTACACAAATATTCAATTATCAATTAAGAGGAATGTTTTAAACTTTTACAGATTCTTTAAGAAGATTTATTAACCACTCCAAATATATTTTTTTTAATAATTTTTTAGGAAATAATGTAGTGCCCCCGCGTTTCAAATGCGTTTTTCCATAAAACAATAATTTTTCTAATTCAAGAACAATATCATTATCTTGAATAGGAAAATAATGATTCCCTTTATAAATATATCTATTAAAGTAAGGGTTCGAATAAATCTTTACTTTAGGAGCCAACAATTTTTCAATTAATCCGATGCCAATAATTTTATTAGTATCATTATTCATTTCAATTACAAAATAATCAATCATAGGAAGATTATCACTGATGGGTAGTGTACTTCCATATATACATTTTACATTATTATTCTCTTTATAACGTTTGTTTTCTGCATATGTCTCATTTGTAAAGCGAGATAATAGTACTCCGTACATTGTTGAATTTGAATTTGTTTTACGATAATAAAATAAATCAATTTTTTATGGACTTGAAACAAATCGCATTTGAAAAAATAAAAACAGAATGGGACCGTATTCAAAAAATGTCTCTTCAAGAATTAAGCGAAATCAATGAAAAAAGTAAGGTAGGCTGTAATATTGTTGATTATTATTTCTTTGAACAACGATTAAAAACAAAAGGGAACAAAGGTATCAATTTTTATGAATTTGTTGAAAATATTGAATATTACAAAACAAAGAAATATATTCAAACCCTTTTGTTGTTCTGTGAAAAGAATAACCGTTACAAGGATTCTGACTTAAAACGATACTATTACATTTATGGTCTCTCATTTGGAAGAGTCAACGCTTTTAAAATTACAAATGCTCTTAAGATTTACCATACATACAAGCCAACAAGTATTCTAGACCCATTTTGTGGTTTCGGTGGACGTTTTATAGCAAGTATGATGATGGATACAAAATATACAGGCATTGATATAAATACGGATTTAAAACCTGAATATGATAAAGTCATTAAAGATTTTAATATTGATTCCACAAAATACGATTTATTCTTTCAGAATTCTCTCTCCATCGATTATAGTAAAATAGAATATGATATGGTCTTTACCTCTCCTCCCTATGAAAATATAGAAGTGTATCCAAACAATCCAGTACTTACAATAAAAGAATGGAGAGAGTTTTATAAGAAGTTATTCAAACTTTTGTGGGATAATTTAAAGAAAGGAACATTTATTATTAATATTAATGAAAAGATTTATAAGAGTATATTGGTCCCATTATTAGGTGAGTGTCATACCCAAATCATATTGTCCAAATCCAAGCGCAACAATTATATTGAATATATTTATGTTTGGGTAAAAACAATTTAAGGTAATCACAACATAGTATACAATGAGTTTTGACGACTTCAACCTATGTGATAATTTGCTCCGTGGAATTTACTCTTATGGTTTTGAGAAACCAAGTGAAGTACAGCAACGCGCGATTCTACCAATGATTAATAAAAATAATTTGATTGTTCAATCCCAATCAGGGACAGGTAAAACGGGGACATTTAGTATCGGCGTTTTACAACAAATTGACCCCTCTTTAAAATCAGTCCAAGCACTTATTCTCTCGCCAACAAGGGAATTGTGTGTACAAACCAATAAAGTAGTGTCTTGTTTGTCTGAGTTTATGGCTATCGAAACTATTTCTTGTATTGGAGGAACATCTTTACAATCCGACATAAGGTCGTTGTATACAGCCCAAATCGTAATTGGAACACCCGGGCGCATTTATGATTTAATGCAGCGCAACCAATTGAAAATAAACAATTTGAAAATCTGCGTATTGGATGAAGCCGACGAAATGCTGTCTCGGGGTTTCAAAGAGCAAATCTATAATATTTTTTACAGTTTGCCCAAAGTACAGACGTGTTTGTTTTCAGCAACCATTCCGTTGGATATGCTAGAAATCACTGAAAAATTTGTTGAAAATCCTCAACAAATTCTTATAAAAAAGGAGGAATTGACATTGGCAGGAATCAAGCAGTTTTATATTGCCATTGAAGAAGAAAAGTGGAAGTTGGATACATTGTGCGACCTATATGAGACACTCACCATTAATCAAGCAATTATTTATTGTAATACAAAGCACAAGGTCGAGGCGTTAGCAAATGAAATGACAAAAAAAGACTTTACGGTGGCGTGTATTCACGGTGATATGGAACAAAAAACGCGTGAAAATATTATGAAAGAATTTAGGGCGGGGGCAAACCGTGTACTGATTACGACCGACCTTCTTGCCAGGGGAATTGACATTCAACAAATATCTCTCGTTATTAATTTTGATATTCCAATCAATCGAGAGAATTACATTCATCGTATTGGGAGGTCAGGAAGGTTTGGACGTAAAGGAGTGGCCATTAATTTTGTAACAAAACACGACATTAGTATGATGAAGGACCTGGAAACATTTTATTTAACTGAAATTAATGAAATGCCTATGAATATTGCGGACTTGTTATGATTTATTATAATATAATAATATATGATATTATATATTATTTTGTTAATAGTAATGTTCATTTTATTATATAATAAAATAAATAAACTTGAAGGGTTTGAGCAAGACACAACAAATAAAGAAAAAACACAAAAATGTCTTTTAGTTTATTATGGAGGAGCATTCCGCGATGGTAACATAGGTACTACTAAACACGACACGGATTATGGGTATGGAGCTCAAGAACGCGCGAGTATAACACACTCCAAATTAAAAAAGGTATTGAATAAAAAAGGTTATCAAACAGATATAATAATCAATACACGCTCTACAAAGTATGTAAATAAATTACAAGATTGGTATAGCCCATTCAATATGATTATAAACAATTTATCAGATAGAATACACGGAAAGGATTTTATGATACAATCAGCAATTAAAGATATAAATAAATTAAATAAAGAGGATTATGATTTTATATTATTTGTACGAATCGATTTGTTTTTAAAACCTGAATTTTATAATGTATTAAATCCTGAAACTGACAAAATAAATTTTTTGGCAAATAACTTTGACCCAACAGTATGTAACAATTATACTAGAAATCAAAATCCAAAAATAGTAGATTTAATCATATTAGTTCCAAAAAAGTATTATTATATTTTAGACCGTAAATTTAAATTAAATCACAATAGTATGGATTATTTAAAACCAACTTATAACTTAAAAGATAATGATTTTTCATTTATGACTGATAAAATGTTTGATTCAAACACTATGATGGATCATAATCCATATTATTGTATGAGTAGTCGAAAAGAAAATAAAACATCACACACAGACCAATTATTTAATAATGAATCTATAAAAATGTGTAACAAATACATTAAATCACGGGAAACATATATGAATAACCCAACAGAACACTATATAAATAAATATAACAATTTTTATATAAAAGAATAGTTTGTAAAATATTCTTTAAAGGGTTCGGCAATTATAGTAGGCTCTTCGCCAGCTCCTACATAATAAGGAAATGTGCTGAACACGTTTAATTGTTTATCATTTGCTAGTTGTTGTATTTTATCATCAATAGTTATAGTTATATTTTTTGTTTTATCAATAATTTTATCAATATTTTTATTATTTACTATATAACCTTGAGTACCATATAAAAATTCATTATTACCTACTTTATATATATCCTTTACAACTAATTCTCCGTGATTACTTTGATAATCGTGATTACCTAAATATATTATATCAAAATCCATATCTTTACTATTTAATGTATCGATTGTTGTATTACATTTTTCTAATAATTTATCAACTCTTACATCAAAATCATCTTCAAATATTATTGTATAACCATTATTAGCATCATTTTTTATTTTAGTATAAATTTTAAAATGAGATAAATAACAACCCAGTTGTCTTTTTTTTCTTTTACTATTATCATAGTAATCTTTAGATATTATGATAGGTGGTTCATTAAATGTATTAACATCTATTGTATCACCATTTACAGCATCAAAAATAACAATTTGCGAATCAACCTTTTTTTGTTGTTTTTCTATATTTTTTAATCTATTTTCTTGTTTTAAACTTATAACGTAACATTTAAATATGTTATCATTTGAAAAAAATTCATTTTTATTTTTGAATATAAATAAATAACTTATTATAATACTTATAATAATAATAGTAATATATATATACATCTATATATATGTATATATAATATTATTATTCATTTAATACCTTCATATTGTGATATAATATATTCTTTATATTTATCGTGACCTTCTAGGTCATTTGAATGTATGTATGAATCGTTATCTGACCGATATGTAAACATAGGATATTTATACACATAGGTTAATAATTCATTATAGATGTATACATCGGACGATGGGTGTACCCGTTCATTTAATTCATAATAATTTTGTTTATGACACATTTTCATTAATTTCTTTGCCGCTTTTTTATTTATTATATATGAATAAGCTCCCCACGCGTGTTCATTTATATATTCATTATCAGTATGTTTCCAGTCACCAAGCTCTGTTGGAGGAGTTAAATTACCATAATTATAACCTACCATAATAATTTCCCAATCATTTGGGGCATTATCAATTATTTGTTTAAGTGTTTTCTTCCAATATTTTTTGTAATCCAAAGTGACATCATCTTCAAATATAAGAGCAATATTATATTCACTCTTACTAAACTCTTTTATAGCATCCAAATGTGAAATTAATGTGGCATATTCCGCGACACTTGCGCTCGTATTTTTCACATCCACTTTATTATGTAAATCATCGGGTTTTTTAGTTCCATCTGTCGCTGAAATTCTTTTATTGGGTACATCTGTAAATACAGGGTCATTTAACATAGTTGTCATATTTATTTTTCTGTCAGTTGCTCTATCTAAATTAATCCAGTATATAATATCTATACCATCCAAATAATTGTTTTCCATATTCTCATAATTGCGTGTGTTATTTATAAATTTATTATATAATATGAGTAGTAATAATATTACACAGGATATTAAAATGTATATTAACATATATAAATAAATATATTTTAATATTACAATGTTATAATATCTATATTTTATATATGAAAAAAAATAATATATATCTATTGGTGGCTTTATTAATATTATTAATTTCTATAGTATATGGTAAATATAATAAAGAAAATTTTGATAACAATAATAATATAATATTAATAATTTCAAGATATAATGAAAAATTAGAATGGTTAAAAGAAGAACCTTTTAATAAATATCCTGTAATTATTTATAATAAAGGCCCAAATGATGATTTTTATAAACCAGAAAAGTTAATAAAAATAGTAAAAGTCGACAATATAGGTAGATGTGACCATACTTATATATATCATATTATAAATGAATATGATAATTTATATAATATTAATGTTTTTTTACCAGGTTCTGCTAATATGGATAATAAAAAACATCACGCACTCGCATTATTTAATAAAATAGAAGAATCTAATAAAGCAGTGTTTTTATCTAATAAAACATCATTAAGTGAATGGTATGATTTTAAATTAGATGAATGGAAAGCATCATCTCCTGAAAATAATATTATTAATCCAGAAAATAAATTAAAATTATCAGAAATAAGACCATTCGGTAAATGGTATGAACATAATTTTAAAAATATAGAATTAGAATATGTTACATATGGTGGTATGTTTTCTGTATCAAAAGAAGATATTATACAACATCCAAAAAATTATTATGAAAAATTAATAAAATATCTAGAGAATAGTTCTAATCCTGAATGTGGACATTATTTTGAAAGAGCTTGGTACGCAGTATTTTATCCTATGAAGAATACACTTATTAAAACATAATTATATTTATTTTTTTATATAAACATATCTGTGTATATCTTTAAATTTTTTTTCTTTTTCTTCAAAACCAATAGATATTAATTTTTTTATCAATTCATTATAATCACACATATCTGGTTGGTCTGCTTCAAAAATTATTTTTTTTATATTATTTAAATCATCACCCATAATATCTAAAAATTCAGGTAAACACCCTTCACAATCCGCAACTATTACATTAAATTTTAAAGGATATTTTTCTTTAAATTCTGAATAAGTTATTTTATTATTTGTTTCATCGGAGTCTATCATCATTTTACCATAACCATCTCCTACAATTTTTTTATTTTTATTTGAAATATAACTATTTTCAATATAGTATTGGAATTGTTGTTTATTTTTAGTTAATGCCGGTATTACTATAGAATCTGGTTCAATGACAACGTGATGTGTTTTATTATTTAATTTATGATTAATCACATTTGATACAGTTCCATATCGTCCTCCAAGTTCTAAAACTACATCATCAGGTTCTATGTATTCATATGCCATTTCTTGTTCATCTCTTTCAATATTTTTATGGTCTATAATATTATTATTTTCATCATAATATGTTAATTTATCTAATTCTTCCGGAATAAATCCTTCTTTTTTATTAAATGAAATGATTAATGTTATGATTAATAATAGAATTAAAGCAATTAATATAGTTTTCATATATATGAAAATTATATTATATTATATGAAAAATTAAATACTAATTGGTTTTTCAATTGCTATTGGTTTTTTATTATCTTTTTTTTTATCTAATACTATAATACTATCATAATAACTTATACACCATATATTTTTTCTAAAATGGTCTGATAACGTATTATCTTTAATATGGTATACATTTAATAAATCAATCCAATTTTTAGAATATTCGATAAAAGTATCATTTTTTAAATATCCACCACCATAGTCATTCCAATAATTTGTATGTAAATCTTCACATAAATATACACCATTATCTTTAACACGGTCAATCACATTTTCATATGTTACTATTTGTTGTTTCATAGTATGACCTCCATCTTCAATAACTATATCAAAATAAATATCATTTTCTTTAAAAAATTTAATCCAAAATTCAGGACTTTCTTGGTCTCCTATAAAAATTTTTATATTATCAGTTTCAAACTTTTTTGTATTATTATCTATATCTATACCATAAATTGTGCACTTATTATCGAAATAATAATTCCACATATCTAAACTTCCACCTTTATAAACCCCAATTTCTAATATTACAGGATTTTTACCGATAAATTTATTAAAATGTTTTTCGTAAATATCTAAATAATGTACCCATTTATGAATTTCTCTTTTTTTTGGTTCATTATCAAAAAAATGTTTAAATTTATTATTTATATCAAACCCTTCTATTTGTTTATTTTTTAAATTTATTATAATTAATAATAATAATAATAATACTGCTATAAATATTTTAGTATTAAACATATAATATAATATTATTATAAAATGAAATGTATTATTTTATGTGGAGGAACTGGCAAAACAACTTCACTCCCAATCCATTAAATTATATAAATGGCCGCCACCTAATAGAATACGTTATACAAATATAGTTTCTGATGAATTATATATCTTTTATAATATTTGTAATTTATAATGATTATAATAATTATTTTAATAGTAATATTATTATTATTAACTTATTATATTAAATATAATAATAAAGAACTATTTGAAAATAAGAAATATTATGACTGTATTATATCAATAAATATACATCATAAACCAAAATTTTTATTATTACAATTAGATAATATTAAAGAACACGTTAAGTGTAATTATGCTGTTATTTTAAATTGCAATGAATATATGTATAATGAATGTAAAAATATGAAATTTTCTGAAAATATATATATTAATAATGAAGTTATTAATAAACAAAGATATAAAGGTACTTTATTAAAAGGACATTATAGTAATATACAATTTGCATTAAATAATTTTAATTTTAAATATTTTATAATATGTTCAGGAAGAAATTTTTTTGATAATATAATGACAATTGATGAATTAAATAAAGTAATTAAATTAGGACAATATACAGGTCCATTTTATGGAATGTATGACAAAAATAATATTAATTGGCACTGGCCATTATTAATAAAAACTAAATTATCAATGTTTTTTTTAGAAAAAAATAAAAATTTATATAACAGTCCACATGAAGGATTATTATTTTCTTATAATAGTTGTTTAAAAATTGTAAATTTTTTAGAAAATAATGAAGATATAAAAATAAACCTATTTAACTATAATGCATCTGTGGAAGAGTTCGCATTACAAACAATAATTATTAATTTTAATGAATCTTTTTATTATATAGGTAATGGGTGTTGTACAGAAGAGGTAATAGGTAAAAATACTGATACAGATATAAAATTTATGTATAAAGTAAAAGAAGACTGGTATGAATAAATAATTTAAACATAATATAGTTAATCAAAATTATTATAATATTATAAATGAAATATATTATTTTATGTGGAGGAATAGATAAACAACCTCTCTTCCTAATCCATTAAACTATGTAAATGGTCGCAACTTAATAGAATACATTATAGAAAATATACCTTCCAATGAAATCTATATTTTTTATAATATTTATTTGAAAGAATACAATTTTGAAGAAATCGTGATTCATTTATTTAAACATTGTAATTGATACTTTGGTTCATAATTATGGTAAGAAAAAGCTTGCCAAAGCCAGCACACTCGTAACATAAAGAAGAGCTTGTGGTGTTATTATTGCCAAATTAAAACAAAGCTTACTAATTATTAGTTATCATTAGACTTGGTTAATAATATTTTAATATCTCATCTTAAATGACATAGGGTTTCCCGATTCTTTTACATTTTTCTCCGAGATTTCATTTGGTGCTGAAAAACTTTCTTTTATATTTTCAGTAAACCAAAATGTTTCTTTACTGATTTTATTACATTTGGGTATAATTTTTCTTGTTTTAAATAAATAATCTTCAAAATTATGAAATATATATATATAATCCGCATTATTTAAAATATCTGTATTATATAAAGGAACAGATGGTCCTGTATTTATTGCGATAATTGTCTTTACTTGTGTAGCTATAGAAGCTATATCTTTTACTGTATGATTTTCTAAAGATAATATATTATTATTTACAGTAAAAGTTGTAACTATTTTGTATTTAGTATTTAAATTTATTATAAAATTGTCCCAATCTTCTTTATTATAATTTCTATATTGTCCGCTTTTAGGTTCAGAGTTTATAATAAGTATATCTATATTTTTATATTTATCATCTATCTTGATATATCTATTTATTAAATCATCATCTTTATATTCAAACTCATTTACTGTAATTGGTATGTTATGTGTTTTTAAAAATTTATTAAACATTATACATAATGTATCTTCAATGTGTGGTTTAGCTTCATCTTTAACAACTGTACCTTGCCATAAATTATAACCTATATTTTTATAATCAAATAATATAATATTATTAGAACAGTTAAATTCTAATATGTTTTTATGATATTGTTTATGACAATAATAATGTATTATAATATTATTATTTTCAATATATTCTTTTATTTTATAAAAAAAAATAAAATTAATAATTTGGTCTCCTAAATGCCATTCACTTTTAATATCAATCTGTTTACTCATAATATATAATTATATATTATGATTATAGAATTACCGATTTCATTAGGCGAAGCAATTGATAAACTTACAATTTTAGATATTAAGTATAATAAAATTGTGGATAATCGAAAAAATGATGTAAAAAAAGAATATGAATTATTATACGACATTTTGAAGAATTTTATTATTAAATATGAGACTTTATACCAAACAATGAAAAAAGTAAACTTATTAATATGGGATATGATGGATTCTTTAAGAGATGGAAATTTAAATGAAGAGATGTATTTACAAATATGTAAAGAATGCATTGAATATAATGATATTCGGTTTCGTGTTAAAAATAAAATTAATTATGTTTCTAATTCAGTTTTAAAAGAACAAAAAAGTTATAAAATAAATAGATTGATTATACAAATTGAAAAAGATATCACTGATAATTTATTATTGAATATTATCAAATATTTTTCTTTTATGTATGATGAAATCATTATTATGAGTACATTTAATTTAACTTATTTGAGAGAAACATTTAATTATGACATTACTATAATGTTTAATGAATGCGAAACTGATTATAAAAATAAAGTCATTATTGAAAATAAAGAATATAGTGATGATGAATTATACAAATTATTTAATATTACTTATGTTGAAATAAACAATATTTTATAATATACGTATAAACAATTATATTATATATATTATATAAATGTTAATTAGTGATATTTTACGAAAAACATATAATATTGATTTTAACAATTTAAATATATTAGAATGTGGAAGTGGTCCGGGTCCAGTTCTAGAAACAAGTGATTTTAATAAAACAAATAATTGTTATTATATTGAAGCAAATTATAAAGATTATAAACTTATTCATGATTTAAAATATAATGTCTATCATTATGCATTATCTGATACTAATGAAAACATTAGTTTTACAATTACATCTCATATTGGTAATTCATCTGTATCTCACAGTGAGATACATAAACAAGAATTATTAAGTTGTTATAATTCAACATTTACAAATGTAATTGTTCCTGCGATTACTTACAAAAATTTTATTCAAAATGTAATTAAAACTAATATAGATATTTTAATTCTTGATGTAGAAGGTCATGAATCTATGATTTTAAATACCTTTTTTGATTTAGATACAAGTGAATTACCCAAAATAATATGCATAGAAGTTGGATATGATTGGAATGAAAGAAAACCGATATTATTAAAATTAGGTTATAATTTAGATTTTTATGAATATAATAATTGTTATTTATCTCATTCAACCTATAATTGTAATAAAAATATTTCAAATATGAATTATTTCAATCAAAATAATAAAAAATTTATATTTTTCAATAAATTAATTTATGAAAATGAATTAATTTAAATATTTTTTTGAATTTTCATATACATACATTCCAATTCCAGCTGAAGGAATTGTTTTTAAAAATACAATATTAATACCTCTATAATAATATAATAATTTTGTATTTTTAAAAATATCTATATATGTTTTATTTTCAATAAATTTTTTTGTTTTAATTGTATCCAATGGATACACTATTACCCACATCATAATAGATGATAATATTCCATTAAAAAAATGATTATTGCTTATACCCGATAAATAATTATAATTTATTAAAAATAAAGAACTACTACTTATATTTCTTGTTAATTCTACTATATTTCCTCTATACATATTATTTAAAATACTATTTTTTATAGTTAAATATATATTTTTTTTGTAATATATATAATTATAATTTATAATATTTATAGGTGTCATATAAGCACTAGATAAGATTGAAGGATATATTGCACATTCGAGTTTATTATAATTTTTGCTTTTTAATGTTTCATATAATTTAAATGATATTGCCCTATCAATAGGTACTATAAATAATGGAATAGATACTCCTTTATATAAATTATTTGTTTTGATAATTTGTTTTATATTATCTTTATTATTTATTTGCAAAAAAATTCGAATGTAATCAAAAGGATAACTTATTAAAACTCGAGTAATTCCTTGTAAGTAACCTGGTATATAATCTTTTATTCTTTCCATTATTATTATACGTATACAACTATTTATATAAATATTTATATAAATAGATGTATTAATATGTATATATGATTAAAAAAGTAATAAATGGGGGTTATTTAAACATTAATGAATTAAATAATTTAAATTTTAAAAAAATAGGTAAAAATGTTTTTATAGATAAAAATGTTATAATACCAAATCCAAGTAATATAGAAATTGGAAATAATGTAAGAATAGATACAAATTGTATTTTAAGTTCTGGAAAATCTGGAAAAATAATAATAAAAAATAATATTCATATTGCACCATTTAATTTGATATATTGTGCCGATAATTATAAAGTAATATTTGAAAATCATACTGGTTTATCAGCTGGTTGTAAATTATATGGAAAAACTGCTAATTATGATGGTAATAATTTAATGAATCCAACACATAATAGTGAGGATATAGAATATATAAATGGAGATATTATTTTAAATAAGTTTTCTTCTATTGGTTGTGATACTGTTTTATTACCAGGTTCTATAATTCCAATAGGAACGGTTTTAGGTGCGAAATCATTATATACCGCAAAAGATAAATTAAATGAATGGAGTATATATGCAGGAAGTCCTATAAAATTTATTAAAATTAGAAATAATAATTGTGAGTTATTATCTATTAAATATAACATATAATATAATTAATGAAAACAACACTTATTACAGGTACTTCAAAAGGTATTGGATATAATTTATGTAAACACTATTTAAACAAAAATCATAAAGTTATTAGCATATCTAGAAGTGATATTTTTTTCAATCATAAAAATTTATTGCATCTACAACAAGATATAACAAACATAAATTGTCACGAAAATATATTAAAATTAGTAAAAGATGAAAAAATAGATAATTGTATTATTAATGCTGGAATAAATAAAGATGCAATGTTTCATAAAATGAAATATAACGAATGGTTTGATACAATAAATACTAATTTAATTTCAATTTATAATATACTAAATCCTGTAATAGAAAATATGAGAAGATATGAAAATGGAAATATAATATTTGTATCATCTGTAATAGGAAAAAAAGGGTTAATTGGTGGTAGCAATTATGCTTGTTCAAAATCTGCTATTTATGGATTAACTAAATCATTAGCATTAGAAAATGCAGGTAAAAACATTCTTGTGAATTCAATCTCTCCTGGATATATAAATGATGGTATGGGTAATAATATTTTAGACAAAAATAAGTTAGAATTATTTAAATCAATTCCTTTAAAAAAATTTGGTGAAACAGAAGATATATTACATATTACGGATTATTTATTAGAAAAAAATAAATATATGACTGGTAGTAATATAGATATAAATGGAGGATATTATTAATTTTTAAAAATTATATTAATAATAAAATCATTCAGTAAATTTACATATTTTATTATTCAAATATTCTATCGTTTCAACTAAACTATTATTATAGCATAATTTTCAAAATGAGTTAATATAAATTTTTATTTATATTAAATTTATCTTTTTCTTTACCAAAACTATATGCTAATAATGGTTCTAAATGATGTTTATATACATTAGACCCCAACCATTAACACAGTGACTATATCCAAACGTATGAATTGACATATAAATAATATTATAAAATAAACGATTCAATAATACTCACTACATAAGATTGTTCTTGAATTGTAATATTTGGACTACTAGGTATCATAATTATTTCTTTATTTAATAATTCTGATATTTCATCTTTATTTTCAATACTGGTCAAATGCCTGTGTTTATTAATTGGATAAAAGAAGGGGCGAATATCAATATTATTCATTTTAAAAAACTCAAATGTTTCTTCTATTGTTTTTGTGTTTTTTATAATACGAATTGAAAATATCCAATTTGCGCTTTCTGTTTTTTCTTCTTTTTTAAATATTGAAATTTTACCAGAATTAATTAGAGGTTGTAATAATGTTTCATAATTGTCAAATATCTGTTTTTTATTGTACAAAATAGAATCAATATCATTTAATTGGTCATATAAAAAAGCTGCTTCTATATTGGTCATTCTATAATTATATGCGTGAACTTCGTGTAAATATCTAACAGACGACATTCCTTGTGAATACACTTTTTTAATATATTCATAAATATCTTGATGCGCCGTGATGAATGCTCCTCCTTCTCCAGTTGTTATAATTTTATTTCCATAAAAACTTACAGAAGAACATAGTGAATCATTACTAGTTCCTGAATAAATATCATCATATTTACCAAATAATCCTTCGCAATTATCTTCTACAAATATTAAATCAGGCCTTAACTTTTTTAATCTTGGAACATTTACAATATTTCCTAGATTGTGAACAATTAATACTGCAGAATTTGTATCTAATGTTTGAATATATTGTTCATCTGTTTCTATATTCCAAGTTTTTTTATCCATTTTCATCACTTCGATTTGTTCAATAGTATACACCATCAATACAGAATTCCATGCGGCCACATATGCGTTATTGGGTACATATATTTTTTTTATTTCTGGATATTTGTATTTAATTGATAAAAATAAACAATGTGTAGCACAAGTACCATTTGCCATTAAAATACAATAATTAATATTTAATATTTCTTTTAATTTATCAGTAGATTTTTCAATAAATTCGCCATAATTAGATATCCATCCACTATGAATCGCATTTATAGCAGAGGTTGTATATTTTTTAGTAGCAGGTTCATATATTTTTATCATTATATATTTATATAAATGAAATATATAATTTTATGTGGAGGAATACATAAAACAACCTCACTTCCTAATCCATTAAATTATGTAAATGGTAGACATTTAATAGAATACATTATAGAAAATATACCTTCCAATGAAATCTATATTTTCTATAATATTTATTTGAGAGAATATAATTTTGAAGAAATCGTGACTCATTTATTTAAACAAAAAACAATACATTTTATAAAAATAGATTATTTAACACGTGGGCCAGCTGAAACAGCCTATATAGGTATTCAACAGTTATATATTAATGATACCAATGGTTTAATGTTTATAGACAATGATAATGTACACAATATACCCAAAATAGAAAGCGGGAATTTTATAGGCTATGGTTCTCACAAAAATAATGACACATTATCCTATATTAAAATAGAAAATAATAAAGTAATCAATATCGAAGAAAAGATAAAAATATCAGACAATTATTGCTGTGGTATTTACGGATTTAAAAATATAGATGTTTTCAAAAAATATTGTAAAAAAGTAATAAACAATAACGAATATTATTTTTCACAAATTTACAAATTGATGATAAAAGACCAAATTGATATTAAACCCATTCAAATTCAATACACTAAATTATTTGACACTGACAATAAACTTGTAGTAAAACCGTTAAGAATCTGTTTTGATTTGGATAATACACTTGTAACAAATCCTACTGTACCCGATGATTATTCCACAGTAAACCCGATACAAAAAAACATTATTATGCTTCAACAATTAAAAAAAATGGGTCACGAAATTATTATATATACTGCACGACGAATGAAAACACACCACAATAATATAGGAAAAGTTATAAAAGATATCGCATTAATTACAATACAAACTTTAGAGAGATTTAATATTGAATATGATGAGTTATTATTCGGAAAACCAATTGCGGATATTTATATCGATGACAAAGCATTAAACCCTTATGTAAACAACATTTCTTACTTTGGAATAAATATAGAAGAGAATGAATATGTACACAACAAAGTAGAAAATAACAAGTTTAATAAAATAATCAAGCATAATAATATTATTAAAAAGTCAGGACCTTATTCAATTTTAAAAGGAGAGATATATTATTATCAACACTTACCTCTCTCCATTAAATCATTCTTTCCTGAATTATATAATTACGATAAAACTAATGAAAACATTGAACTATCTATGGAATATATCAAAGGCATTCCTCTTTTCTATTTATATAAAAATAAATTGATAAACCCAAGTCATATTGATAAATTATTCAATGTTTTACAACAGATACATAGTTGTGGTACGATAACCATATCCGACCAAAACATAAGAAACAATTACATCAAAAAAACACAAGACCGTTATAATAAAAACGATTACTTTTTTGAAGATTCAGATGAAATATTTAAACAGATTATACACAAGTTAGAGACACATTATAATCCGCAAATAACAGGCATCATACACGGAGATTTTTGGTTTTCTAATATTATATTGGATTATGATGACAACATTAAATTAATTGATATGAAAGGACAAGTAGATGGTGTTTTAACTCTCAATGGCGACATATATTATGATTATGGCAAATTCCTTCAAAGTGTATTAGGTTATGATTTAATCATTAATGATTGTACGATTGATAATGAATACATATCATTTATACAAGAATATTTTTTTAAAAAATGTAAAGAAATCGATTTAGATATAGAATTTTTAAAAGCAGTTACATTATCTTTTCTTTTTTCAAACATATTTTTTATTGAAAACAATAAAAAACTTAAAGTATGGGAATTTATTAAAAAATTGATATCAATATAATGTAGAATATATAATGTAACAAAATGGATTTGAATGTCTCTATTACGTGGCACCATTTCAAAGAATCTATAATGGTGAGTTTTCCAGAGAAAGAAGACTCTATTATTTTACATAAAGGTGATTTTATCACATATGAAACTCGTGAACCGGATGGTGTAATGATTGAATCTTTTACAGGTGACGATTTAGCAGGGCCAGTTGGTATTCTATATCGGCCTTGGCGACCGATAGAAAATCGTTGGGCATCCATCGCAATTAGTATCGGTCACGGAAACCTCCGTCATATTATATGTTATCCTATTGGATTTTCACATTATGGCCAACACGTGAATTGGAGAAGTGTTCGCGTAATAAACGAACAAAAACCAACAGTTGAATTGTAATATAATTATAAATAATAATTCATAATTATATTTTATACTTTTATATTTTTACTTTTGTATAATCATCAACATATAAACAATTAGACCAAATACAACAGAGTGTAATGCGACACTCCCGTATGTATCGAGCTTAATAAGTTTTTTAGTTAACGAGTACATATACGGCGAGGCAATTATAAAGAAAAGCACGGCAGACTGAAGACTATAAAGAATACGAGGGTCCATTATAAAATATTATAATATTATATTTTTCTAAATATTAGGATTTTATTAAATAAGTAATATATGAAACATCATTCTCAAGTTTTTATTGCTTTATTTTTATTAATATTATTAATTATATCTCCACAAGAAGGTTACACGAATAAACAAACACGTATGTCTGACATTTTTTCAGACAATTCCGGAAATATAGATAACTCAGGAAATATTAACAATTCAGGCAATGCTAATGACATTTATGGTTATAAATGGTTAAACTCAGAAAATGGAGGAAGTTCAACAGAATTTAAATTTTCAGAAAATTATAATTATAAATTTAAAAATCCAATAAGTGATATTGGAATAAATACACCTACCATTAATAAACCTGATTTTAAAATTTATAATCGATATTGGCCAATAGATGATAAAAATAATAAACTAATATTATAATGAAAAAGAAAAATAGTCTCTCCGTTTACATCGCATTGTTATTTTTAATATTTTTAGTTCTAGTATTTCCATATAAAGAAGGGTTTGATACAACTACAGTTACAACTACTAGAACAGGAAACACAGTAACTACAAGCTCTTATAATTTTTTCGAATATTATTGGCCATTTTCAGGAAAATTTTTACAATATTCCGAAAATGTTAATCCTGTTACACAAGGCGATACCAATATTGATACTAGAACAAATAATACCGCAGGGTATAATGATGTTGACTACGTCGGTTTCAATACGGCTGGAACAGGAAATGATGGAAGACGGTATACCCAATCGGTTTAATTATTTTATATTATTATAATATATAATGAAAAAGAAAACTTGTTTGTCCGTCTATATTGCTTTATTGTTTTTAATATTTTTAGTTGTGTTATTTCCGTATAAAGAAGGATTTGAATTTAAGAAATTCTCAAATAAAAATAGTGATATAAGCGGAAGTTCGTATGATAGTGATATAAGCGGAGGTTCGTATATGGCCTCAATGTAATTAAATATAGATTTTAATAGTATTATATATAAATGAATAAATTATTATTAATACTATTAATATTAGTCATTATCAAATTATTTAATTATAAAGAAGGCTTATGTCCAAGTAAGTGTGCTAATTGTGATTATATAAATATAAATTCTATAATAAATGATAAAAATGGAGATAATGATTGTGGTAAAGATTGTGTAACTTGTACGGACATTCCTATAAGCGATGTTTTAAAAAACATATTAACTAAAATGTTTGGTACAAATAGAATATATACAGAATCATCTGAAAGAGCAAATGGTTATGGATATACAGACACAAGTGATACAACCACTACTTCATCATCAACTTCAACATCAACTTCATCAAATTCAAATACAGGTACTAAAAGTATTTTTTCATTTCAACAAATAAAAAATGTATGGGCTGATGTAAGTAATGGTAATATACAACCAAGTCTTTATAGTTGTACGAGGGATGTATCTGACAACTGGGTTCCATATCAAAATGGAGAATCCTTATGTATTTTAGATTCTAATGGTATATGGCGACAATATGACGACTCGTCTGGATGTGACGATTGTGAACCTGTCAAATGTATTGCCGATTTTGGTACTGAAATAGGACAACTCACTTGTTGTGGACAAAATAGTACATTAAAAAGCACAAAATATGTATGTCCATCAAGTTTACCAACTTGTAATAATTTTAAATGTGGTTCTGAATTTGGTACTTGTACAAAATAATAATAATATATAATTATAATGGATTGGATACCATTTTTTATAGCTATATTATTATTAATTATATTAGTTAACATAAATGTAAAGGAGGGATTTTCAAATAATGTTACATCTGAACTAATTGAAAAATATGAAAAAGATTTATTGAGCAATTTATATACATTTGGTGGAGTTTATTTATATGATATTGACCGTAATATAACGACCACAATAAATCGTCGTTATAGTAATATAAACTACGATACTAGTAACGAAATTGATTTTAATACATATACGAAACAATATCGTTCACGAGACCCTAGTTTTGTATTTATAAATGAATTAACTATGAATGTTAAATATACAAGTATTTATGACTCTGATTCATATAACGCTTTACAAACTGCTTTAATTTCTTGTCAAAACATAATTAATATTGTTGGTTCACAAATAAATGATGAAACATCATTACCTGAAGATTTATCTGAATATAAAATTTTATTAATTTGTATAAAATTATTAAATGATATTAATGACCAATATAAAAAATTTAGTAATGTATTTAATAGTTCAATTTCATTTACAGATATTTCTGGATTAAGTTTATTAGAATATCAGGAAACTATTGTTCAAATTATTAAAAGTATTCAAGATAACACCCCATTAATATATATAGTATGTCAACAATATTTTCAAAATAAAGAATTTATTGATATGTTAACAAAAAATCCAAGAAATACAAGCGAGTTAAATTCTTATTTATCAAGTTTTAAATACAAACAACACAAAGAATTTATTGATTTTTTATCAACTATTAAAATAAGTGACATAACTAATAATGATTTTAAACCAATAATTGATATGCTTAGAAAACAAGACCCTAATTATGACGAAAATATAAAGCAATACACATTTGCGTTTGATGATTTAATTGAAGGTAGATTTTCAAATAGACCAATGTTTATACCACCATCGACTCCTGATAATACTTACACCAATATTGGTATTAGTGAATATAATATGACTAATAATCAAGGTAATAACCAAAATAATTTTGATAATAATATGGGTAATAATCAAGGTAATATAAATAATAATGAATATAATCAAGGTAATAATATGGGTAACAACCAAGGTAATTTTGGTAATAATATGGGTAACAACCAAGGTAATTTTGGTAATAATATGGGTAACAACCAAGGTAATTTTGGTAATAATATGGGTAACAACCAAGGTAATTTTGGTAATAATCTAAGTAATAATATGGGTAATGTTTATCAAAATTAATAAATACTATCTCCGGGACTCGAACCCGAAATAACAGATTGGAAATCTGTAGTGATACCCTTTCACCAAGATAGTTAGTACACTGGGTGGGATTCGAACCCACGAAGAAATGAATCAGCAGATCTTAAGCCTGCCCCGTTTGACCGCTCCGGAACCAGTGTATGGCACATATATATGTGTATATCCTCTTTATATTATTTTTTATAATAAAAATATTATACCAAAGAAAATGTAATTATATTACATCAAATATTTTTTATATACAAATAATTCTTGTCTTGCGCATATCAAATTATCTGGAGTGTCGATTATTGGTGTTCTACAAGAAGGACATTTATCTATTTTTTCATAATTAGAATTAATACACGCCATACAAATAACAATTTTACAAATACAATTTTTAAAATTTACACATTTTGTAAATTCAGTAACGGAATGTGTACATATAACGCAAGAATCATCTTGTACTACGTTTTTAGATTCTATAAAATTATAAGTTTTAAAATTAAATACAATAGTCCAGTTTTTCATATATAATTTATCAATTCTATAAACCGGCACATTACAACACGCCCTCGCAGTCATATTTTTAATATCATCGATTACACGAAATAATGCTATTGTAGATGTTTTGTATTCTCCACGGTCAGGTAGATATATATCTCTACCTTTTGTATAAAACAACCCGTTTACATTAAAATCTAAATCAACAAGAGGAAATATTGTATTATTATCAATTTCTCCATTTGCGACAATCATATCAAGTTTTACAGTATAATATTTACCGCTTATCTTTGTCATTATTTCGATTTTATTTAATGTGTATAGTCCATTATTCAAAGTTTTCACTATATATGCCAAATCTTTTACAACACTAATTCGTACATAAAACAGTTTATATAATTTTTTCAAAACATAGATAGATGCTTCCTTTGAAATAAACAAATCTATATCATTTGGAATAACAAACCGCCCCAATGTAGTTGGAGATATATCTTTATTATTATAATCAAAATCTTTTTTATCAGCATTTGGATTTTTCACAAAATATTCATTTTGTTCTTTATAAAAATCATTTGCGTGAAAATCGTGAAGTAGCTCATCTCGAATTGAACCTCCAAAAATATACACTTGGTCGATATCAAGAATCTGTTTGACACATTTGTAAAACTTCCAATCATAAACCGACATTTTACATTTATTGTATGTGGTTTACTTTAATTCAATTTTATAAAAAATATTTTGTGAACAATATATTTACTTTATTTTATATATCATCAATAGACAATCCATTATCAAGCCAATATTGTACGCGTTTTGGATGAAGTGCTTTTGCGAACAATTCTTCATTGAAAAACCAAATACGTTTGGCTATTTTTTCATAATCATATACAAATATGGTTGGATTACACGAAATCATATTCCAATCTATTTTGTCTTGATTTGCTTTCAACATTTCCATTGCGGCAGGATTGGGATTTCGAGATAACTGACTCCAATTAATTTTTTTAGGATTAGCCTTTAACATTTCAATCGCGGCAGGGTTTGCTGAGAAAATAGTCCAATCTATTCTCTCCGGATATTTCTTAAGTAAATCTATTGCTGCAGGATTTTCTGATAACGCTTGAAAATTAATCATATCTATATTTTGAGTTAAAATTTTTATTGCGGCAGGATTCCAAGATAAAACCCACCAGTCAACATAGTCTAAATTTTTACTTAATAATTCAATCGCAAGAGGATGTGTATTTTCTGAAAAATAGGCCCAACAAATTTTATCTTGACTCTGTAATAACATATCAATCGCAGCAGAATTTTTACATAATTCCCTCATATTTACTTTATCCATATTATTATATAATAATTGTATCATAGAAGGATTTGATGACATATAATACCAATCTATTTTGTCTTGATTTTTTATTAATAAATCGTGTGCTCCTGGATTAATGGACAACATTGTCCAATCTATAAGTTGAAGATTATCCATAAAATAATCGATTGCTTTTGGATTATCAGAAAGAATGAAATGATTCAGTTTTGTTTTATCAATCCAATCCGCAAGTTTGTACATTTCTCTTATTTTACAATTATTATGATACATATTATATGTTTCAATTTTTAAATAAATAAAATCAAAACAATTCAGTTTCATATAAATTTACCATATATTCTTTCCCGTCCACAATCACAATGTCCTTTGTCGATACTGAGTCACATCCAGGTTGAACTGTACATTTGCGTTTATTTACCTCGATAGGTAGTTTAATATTATCTATTATGGTATAATAATACCATTTATCTCGTCTATAATGAGCGGGTTTTCCAAATAATATTAATTTTGTTGAATGGTTCGATAAAAACCCCAACTGTTTATATGTATCTTCGTAATATCGTATGGGTGGAGCATATGGATTACGTACTGTATCTGTTGAATCCTGTACCAACTTTACAGGTAGATTAGTTTGTACAGGTTCTAATCTTGGAGATAATGAATCCGAATATGTCATCATTATCGGTTTGGTTTGTGTTTTATATTGATTATATATCAATACTATAATAATAAAAATAAGAAGTACTATAATGACTGAATGAAAATTTAAACTATTATTTACTTTTTTCGCCATATATAAAAGATATAATATTATAAATCATCAATAGTTAATCCATTATCAAGCCAATATTGAATACGTGAAGGATGAAGTGTTTTCGCAATCAATTCTTCAAGATATGGATTTATTCTTTCTTTAATTTTATCATAATCATATACAAAAATCTCTTCATTTTCACTTAAAATTTCCCAAGAAATATCTCGGACTTTAGTTTTCTTTAATATATGGATGGCGGCTTTGTTAGATGACATCAGATATAAACACGTTTTATTTAAATTTTGCTCTATTAGTTCTATTGCTGCCGAATTGCCAGAAATCATAAGCCAATCTATTTTGTCTGGATTTTGTTTAAGCATTTCAACCGCATTAATATTAGAAGATAACCACGACCAATTTATTCTTTCTGGGTTTTCTTTAAGTATTTCAATAGCTGCCGGATTTTCATTGAATAATGACCAATTAATATTTTCTGGATATTGTTTAAGTAATTCAATCGCAGACGGGTTTTTAGATATACAATCCCAGTTTATTTTGTCTTCATTTGCCAATAATAGTTCCATTGCGTTTTCATTGGATGATAAATAATCCCAAGATATTTTATCCATATTCTGTTTTAATATATGTATGGCTTCTGGATTATAAGATAGTCCTTCCCAATCAATCATATGAGGATGGTCTTGTAAATATTGTATCGCGCGCGGATTTCTAGAAAGAAAATGAGGGCATAGTTTTGAAGAGTCAACCCAATACGCAAGCTTGTACATTTTAAATTAATAAAAATATATTATATTATTAGTTGTTCAATTTTATTTATCATACATTATATATGTCAATACATACAATTGGAGATAGTCATTCATTTAATGGATGGAATGGAATAATTAATCATCATTTAGGTCCAGTTTTGTGTTATTCATTTGGTATGGAAAAACTAAATAGGTGTGACATTCGTAATTATAATATAAAAGACGGAGATACACTTATTTTTTGTTTAGGTGAAATAGACTGTAGGTGTCACATTCATAAACATATTAATTCAAAGATATCATATGAAAATATAATAAATAATATAGTTTATAATTATTTTGAAGCAATTAAATTAAATATTGTAACATCTAATCTTAAATTGAAAATATGCGTGTATAATGTAGTTCCACCAATTCAAAAATATAATACACACGAAAATGTTGAATATCCATATATTGGAACTGATGAAGAACGACAATTATATGTTTTATATTTTAATAAAATATTAAAAGAAAAATGTAATGAAAATAATTATATTTTTTTTGATGTTTATGATAAGTATATAGATGAGAAAGGGTTTTTAAAAAAAGATTTAAGTGATAATAATGTTCATATTAAAAATGGTATACATATAACTAATTTTATAAATGAAAACAAAATATAATAAATATTTATAAATCATCAATCGATAGACCCGCCGCAAGCCACGCCTCAATTCGCTTGGGATGTAATGTTTTCATTAACAGCTCTTCTTCCAATATAAATGTTCTTTCTTTGGACATTTTCTGATAATCATATCCAAATATAGATGGATTTGATGATAATAAAGTCCAATTTACAGATTTTATGTTTTGTTTTAATAATTCAATCGCATTCGGGTTTGCCGATAAACACGACCAACATATCTTGTCCGTATTTTTATGAATTAAATCCATTGCCGATGGATTGGAACATATAGAACACCAATGTATTTTGTCTGGATTCGCCGTAAGATATTCAATTGCGATTGGACTTGGATTATTTGAAAACACAGTCCAATTTATTTTATTTAAGTTTTTGAGAAGCAAATCTACAATACACGGATTTGATGAGGCGTGTTTCCAATTTATTTTGGCTTGATTTGCCAATAATAATTCTCGGGCATTTTCATTGGAAGATAATCTATCCCAATCGACCTTCTCTTGATTGGCTGTTAATATATGAATCGCCGCCGGATTTCCAGATAAATAATTCCAATTAATATTTGCCGGATTTTCCATTAAATATGGAATGGCTGCTGGATTTCCAGATAAATAAGTCCAACATATTCGGGTCCTATTTCTTTTTAATATTTCGATTGCGTTTGGATTCACCGCTAGAAATATCCAATTTATTTTGTCTGGATTCGATATAAGATAATCTATTGTTGCCGGATTTGTATTTTTCGACAAATGTATAGTATCCATTTTGGATACATCAAACCAGCTGAGAAGTTCAATTTTAGCCATTATTTACTTATTACTTATTTTTGTATAATTAAATAATGTTTTATTACGTTTCAATTTTATTTAAACATATTTATAATCAAGTCTTTTTTGGTATTATCATCATAAATATACCATTTCTTTTTTTTTATATCCCATTTACATTCTAACTGTTTTGCGATATCTTTTTGGTCATATGATACATCTAAATAGATACGTTCTGGTATTGCGAATTTGGGAAACGCGCTTGTTGCTAATTTATCCGCTTCTGCATTCCCTAGTGAATGTACGTCTGTCTTTCCTGTATGTGCTTTAATATACATAAACGTCACATTTTCTAGGTCACAAAATAAATCATACGCGTGTCGAACCAAATCTTTGTTTGGAATTTCAAGTGTGTCCCAATTTGCCGAGCATTTCTTTCCATAATCTGTACAGCACTTGATAGCGTATCTTGAATCAGAACATATAGTTATTTGTTTACCCGAGAGAATATCTTGTTTCATAATAGTGTATGCTTCTATAATCGCGGTTAATTCGGCTACATTATTCGTTTGTTTTCCTGTTATACGCCGCGACACATTACGCGAGTCATTAGGGCCTATATAAATGCCTATGCTCGCTAGTGCCGAGGGTTTTCCATTGTTACTACACGCCCCATCTGTATAGATGTACATCATTATATATTATACTGATATGTGTTTAATAAAAAAATATGTTAATATAATGTATTGAATAACTTACAATTAAAGTTAAAATTAATCGCACTCAAAAGCATCTTGGTCTTCTTCTTGATTCAACATCCGTATATATTTATCGCGCTCTAGTTTATATCTTTCTGAACGAGCAATTTGTTTTTCAAGTTTTCGATTTAAAATTGCAATCTCTTTATCTTTTGTAGTATTCTCTTCTTTCAATGATTTATTTTCTTCGGTTGCTTGTTTGCCATAAGCAGCAACCCACCGTTGATGTTGTTTATTTTTAATATGTGCGTCATATTTACTTTTAGTATTGAAAATATCAGTATCTTTATTTCTACAATTACAAATATAAGATTCCCCTGATTTATTTGGTTCGAAATGACATATGTTAATATATTTTTCAGTTTCACTATCCCAATCTGGGATGTAAACATTGTGTTTGATTTGTTTAATGTTAGAAGCCATTTTTGTTATAAAATATATAGTTATAAATTCAATTCAATTTTATAATTTAATTTCATATCGGTCATTTTGTTTTTTATTGTACATCATTAATCTTAAATCATCTTTAATCATATTCAATGTATCATCATCTTCTTTATTGTTTAAATATTTAATAAATTTGTCTTTAATTTCTGTAGAAGATGTATCTAACCATTCTTCCAACATAACTTCTTTTTCTTCATATAATTTGTCTATTTCATCACGTTTATTCGCCAAATTCCAATTGAAACCATCATATACCATTAAATATTTATCTTTCATATTAGAAATATAAATATTCATATTTTCGGGTTTTTCAGTATTAAAATGTATTTTTTCGATTAATTTTAAAACACAATAATTTACTTTCTTAATACAAGATTCATAATCCTTTTTAGTTAAATGAGAGACATCTGTGTCTTTATAAGCCAACAATTGTATATTATTGTTTTGTATATTTGTATTAATTGTATTAAATGAACCATTAATTTCTAGTTTTCCCATTAGTTTATCTATTTGTTTTGCTTGAGTTTGTAACTGAGTACTCTGGGTTTGCAGCTGATTATTTAATAAACGAACTAATTCTTTCAAATCCTCGTCCTTACTTTTTGTACAACTATACTTTATGTGCTTAGCTAAAGAGGACTTGTATTTATAAGACTGGTCGCAATATTCGCACATAAAATGGACTGCCTCTTTTTGGCTACTTTTTTCGACCTTTTGGCTCACTTTGGCTAACTTTTGATTGAGTTTTGCTACCTCCAAATTTGTTATGTGTTTTGCCGTTAATAAATGACGAGCATAATGCGACTTAATTTTTGTAGAAAATTTACATTCTTCGCACTGATATACCATTAGTATACTAAAATATACTTTTTGTCTATATTATTTTATTTGTTATGTAACTTGGTAAGAGCCGAGTATACTTTTTTAGTATATCGCCAATGCTACTTTTTTAGTATAAAAGCCGCCTCTTAAAAAAGTATAAGGGAGGGAGGGAATGAAAAAATTTAAAAGTCAAAAAGTTTAAATAAAATATTTTATAAATTTTATTTTTATAGAATTATTTATATAAAATTATTTATAATCAACATATTCTTTAATTTCTTGAATGGATGAACCATAAAAATCATTGATTTTATTTTTGTATTCACACCTTTTATCATTTGTTATATATACATTTCTAGCTAAATCAATAAAAACATTATCAAATTCTTTATTTAACTCTTTGATTCTTATAGAATCTTCAATTTTCCATAATTGTTCATTTATAATTTTTAATTGTAAAAATAAATGATTGTCCAAATATTTATATTTTTGCATTTTTATATCTAATAGTTTTAATTCTAAATCAATGATTTTGAGCTTTTCTTTATTACAAATTTCTTGTTTTTTTATTAATAATATAGTGTATTTATCCCATAATTCGCCAATAGATACGTGGATTAATTCGGTTATTTGTTCATCCATTATATATTTTAATATTGTATAAAATTATAATGGACGCATATTTAGTTTGTCATAATGGTCTAGGAGATAATATATATATGGTTGGTGCTCTTAATTTCATAAAACAATTTTATAAAAATGTCTTTTTTTTATGTAAAGAAAAACATTATGAAAATGTAAAATTATTATTTGATGAATCGTCAAACATAATTTGCTTACCTTTTAATGAAGTTAACGAATACCATACGGTATATAATATACTTATTCATAAATACAATGATAATAATGATATTTTTGTATGTGGTGGTTGTCATACACAATATTTAAAAAGTAAAATAACAAACAAGGATTTTTTAAATTATAAAATTATCGATAAAGAATATACATTAAATTATGGTCCTATAAATAATAAAAATTATTCATTTATAATTGATTTTTATAGAGACGCAAAATTAAATCTAACTTATTTTTATGAATATTTTGATTTACCTAATAATGATGTATCCAAACAATTATATGAAAGTGTAAAACATTATTATTTAATATTTGTTCAATGTATCACTTCAGATAATAAAACTTTAAATATTTCTAATTTAATTAATAAATACAAAAATGATGATAAAGTATTATTAATATGTAACGATAAAAATCTTTATGATAAAAATGATACCCAATATGTTTTAGCAGAACAATTTGTAATGAATAAAATAGTCTATTATGTGGATGTAATTAAAAACAGTGATGAAATATATATGATTGATTCTTCTTTTACAGGAATAGTATTGCCTTTTATAAAAACAAATAGATTAAAAGCAAAAAATGTTCAAATTATATTGAGGGATGAAGTACACAATCGTATAATATAATTAATTACTTTTACTTTTACTTGTACTTGTTTTACTACTACTTGTACCTTTACTTGTGTATCTTTTAGAAGCAGACTTTTTATGAGAATTAGAATTATAAACAATATTTTTATTTCTACGAGTCGGTGTATTAGTTTTACTTTTATGGTGGCTCTTTTCTATATCTACTGTTTTATTCATTACAGTTTGAGTATTATTTTGAATATTATTACTACAAGATAAATCTATAAATACAGCACGATGTATACCATTTTCTTGTAATAAACCAATAATATCTTGCATATTATAAGTCAACATAAACTCATTTTTCATTTCAAATCGTACGTGGTTAATACTCGTTGGTGTTAAATAATCTAATAAATTTAATCTATCAAAAAAATCTAGTTCAGATTTACCAGGCGAGGCAATATATATATGTTGGTCATAATCCACTTTTCCATTTACTATTTTTAAACTTGTAAATAGTTCTTTATTTATCATTTTGTCACCAACTCTAAACTCGGATATCTTAGGCGGTATATGTGCATATTTTTTAAATTCATCGTTGTAAGATGATTTATTATCGGGGTGTATCTCTCTATTATTAATTTCGAATATTTTTGATTGTACTGATTTTAATACGTGTCCTATTTTACGTATAGGTTGCCTCGCCAAACTTCTATTTCCATAAGTGGTTTTTATATTGTGTTTTAAGTTATTAAAAATCTCTTTGTATATTGCCTCGGTACCAATATTACAAACACCAAACGGCACTGCTAATACGCGGAAAAAATGTAATGATTTTGGAATAACAACGGTATCGTATTTTATTTCTCCGTGAATTCCATTCATAACGTATAAATCTGTTTTATTCATTAAGAAATCTTTAAGGTTGGGTAAACGAGAACGTTTCATTTTTATATAAAACTGAATGCTTTCATACACTTCATTTACGTTGGTATTTTCATTAAAATTAGTTAAATCTTCTACGACAATTTCTTCTGCTTCATCGATATATCCTTGTATTTTATTATGAGACATCTATATAATAATGAATATTATTAATTGTCCTCATTGTAATATGTATATAATAATTGAACAGTTAAATTGTGGTATATTCAGATGCGGAATGTACAAAAATACAAATACTCAGATTGACCCTCATTTACCCAAAATAGAATGTGATAAATTAGCATTAGAAAAAACAATATATGGATGTGGAAAACCATTTCAAATAAAAAATAATATCATTACTGTATGTGATTATATTTAGTATCAGTTTCATTTCTCCAATACATTGATATGTGGATAAAACATTTCATTTTTATTAAAATAACTTCGTTGTCCCGTTTGTTTACGTGTGTGTTGTGTAGTAAATTTATTTACTAAACGTCTAGATTTACTCATTGGTACAGATTTATGTTGCGGTATAACGTTTATTTCACCTTTTGCCCATTGGTAATTTTTATTACGCCGTTCGGTTAATTTCTCTGGAAGTACTTGTTTTTGTTCCATTTTGTTTGCGTTTTCGATTATATTAAATGTATCTTCATAATTACCATTACTACAAGATAAATCTGTAATGATTAATGATTTAATTTTAGTATATTGTATGAATTCCATTATGTCTGATAATTTATATTTTAAAGACAATATATTATTTTTATAACTATACAAAAAAGGCATTATATAATCGAGCAAATTTATACTGTCTGTGAAAGTATACCCATTATGAACGATATATATTTTATCATTCATAATTAATTGACCATTTTTTACATATACTTTTACTATAAGTATTTTATCCATAATTACATCATCTCCTTTAAAATATGAAATTTCAGGTATATGGTCTTGAGTATATTGTTTAAAATGGGCAAACCGTTTATCAGTAAAATTATTTTTCTGTGCGATTGTATTGTATTGAACGCTATCATTAAAATCAAACATTTCGTATTGTAATTTTTGTAAAAAACGTAAAATATTATATGTGTTTTGTTTTGACATAGTTTTAGATTTTGACATAGTTTTAGATTTTGACACAGTCATAGATTTAGATTTTGACTTTGTTCTACTTTGAGGCATTTGTTCTGTTTGATGTAATAATAAGTCATATACAAATTTTTTATAATTCATATCTGTATAACTATATACACCATATTGGGTTTGAGGTATACGATATACGCCCAAATTTTTAGGAATTGTGATTGTATTCATTAAAAAACTATTATTGGTAAACATACTACCGTGAGTACCAACCACAATATATAGTTCTAAACCTGTTTTAGTTACACATAATGTATTGATATCAGGTAATGGTTTCTTTTTAATATATTTTAAAACGGATTCTATTAGTGTATCTCTCTTCTTACTTGGTTGTTTCATAAATTGAGAATGAGATAACTCATATTGTAAATCGGGGTCGGATTCTTTTAAATGTTCCAATTCTTTTATTATTATATTTTCATATACATTCATATATATAATGGGATAAAAGAAACGAGGATTGAAGTTTATTTATATATCATCAATGGTCATTCCATTATTAAGCCAATATTCAATCCTTGTTGGATGTAAAGTTTTCATCATAAGTTCTTCAAGTATGATACCGGTTCTTTGTATAGAGAGACTTTGATAATCATATTCAAATATAAAAGGATTGGTAGACAATTGTAACCAATCTATTTTATCTGGATTTTGTTTCAATAAATGAATAGCTGATGGATTTGCAGATAACCCCATCCAACTAACTTGTGACAAATGTTTTTCAATAATATGAATGGCCGCACTATTCCAAGATAATCCCCAATGATTAATTTTGTCCATATTTTCTTCAAGATATTCTATTGCGGCTGAGTTTGAAGATAAACTAATCCAATCTATTTTGTCGGGATTCGCCTTTATAATTTCAATCGCTTCGGGTGAAGTATTTAAACAAAATTCAGGCCAACTAATTCTATTAAAGTTTCGTTTTAAAATGGGAACGGCTGCTTTATTTTTACATAACGCCTTCCAATGTATTTTATCTGGGTTTTCATTAATTATATTTATCATAATTGGATTTTGACAAATATGGTCCCAAGGCAATAAGTGAAGGTATGATTTCCCAGAAATAGTTTTGTCAATTGTTAGTTCATTCACTAATATTCGAATAAATCCTTCAACTTTTTTATTTGTATTTAAAGCGAGGTTCCAAGTATTAATCCAGTCTTTATGTTTCATTAGAAAGTTGTATGCGTTACAATTATAAGACAAATACTCGAATTTTATTAATTCTTGGTTTAACATTAAATAATCCATCGCTTGTGGATTTAAACACAACGCATAAGGTACCAATTTTGATTTATCAATCCAAGGAAGAAGAGTAAGCATTTTTATAATGAATAAAAATAAAATATTTGAAATCATTTAATTCAATTTTAATAAATCAAATGATTTTAATAATCCAACATATGATTTTAATAATCCAACATATGATTTTAATAATCCAACACTAGAGCGTTTAATTTATACATCATATATGAGTTATAAAATGCGCTTTCTCTCATATAGGATAAAACTATGTCAAACATATTTAGGTCTATAGAGTTAATATTATGTGTTAATGTAATGAGGTCTTCAAATAAAATACGTTGAGTCATTCTTTTACAATTTCTCCAATCAGGCCGGGTGAGTGGTTTAGAGTATTCGGTAATCATAAGAAGTGCCCTTGCAGGTAACACATACATTTTATTTTGTTTTGTTAATTTCATTATTTAATATAATAGTTCAATTTTATTATATTAAATAAAATCAATAAATATAATGAATATGGACATAGATACAACTACTGAAAACAATGTAGAATACACAACATTAGTAGAGTTATTACAACAAAATTTAATACAAGGAAATTTCCAACATATTACAAAACAATGTTTTCATAGTAATTTTTCACATATTAAGAGCCAATATTTACAGCTTCTCTCGTTCTTAACAAATACAGAGACAATGTCCAATGAAGATTTTTATAAAAAAGTGTGTGAGATAAGTAAACTAGGAACTATTGTTGTTTGTTATATTAAACCAGACATAATCATCGGAACAGGTACTATTATGATTGAACCAAAGATAATACACGGCGGAAAGTATGTTGGTCACATAGAAGATGTTGTAGTACATCCGCTGTATCGCAATAAAAAAGTCGCAAAAGGTATTATAAGTAAATTAGTGAGCCACGGTAACAAATGTAATTGTTATAAGATTATATTGGATTGTAATTCAAACCTTCAATCTTTTTATGAAAAATTGGGATTTCAAAATAAAAATATTCAAATGTCGATATACAAATAGTATTGTAATCATATTTATAAATGCTCATAAATGAGTTTATATTCTAAAATATCCATTGTAATATGTTGTGTGTGTATATTATTTGCGTATTGGATATCAACACGTTTTAATAATTCATCTGGATTATGATTGTACACGGCACAATATGAATCAATCCCAAAACGAGCAATCAGTTTCCATTGGTTAAACCACTCTGCACAACGGCACTCAATTATATATTTGTACAATTGCGTTGTTCGTCTTATTTTATACAACTCCCTGAAATATTGATAATTTGTTAACAAATGTAAATGTTTCCAATCCGGACGTGTAAGTGGTTTCGAAAACTCACTTATAAGTTTCAGTATTTTTTTATCGAATATCATTTTCATATTTTAATACTTTTGTTTAATTATTATTTAAGTTCAATTTTAAGTTTAAAATTAAAATTGAATAGTTCAAAATACTTTAATATATAATTAAAATGGCAAAGTCTTATGTTGAAATGCTAAAATCACAAAAATTGAATAAAACATATTATCCTGATGTTTCAATAAATAAACCAACTAATGTAGACCAATCAAATGTAGGTAAAAAATGGACGGAAGAAGAAGAAAACAAATTATTAGAAGAGTTGAACAAAAACATTGACATTGAAACAATATCCAAAATTCATAAAAGAAAAATAGGAGGTATTGAATCACGTCAAAAAGAAATAGCATATAAAATGTATATGAAAAATGTATCTATTGACAAAATAATATTAAAAACAAAATTAGATTATCAATCTATTAAACAAATAATAGATAGCAAACAAAGTGTTAATACAAGACTTAGACCTAGACCTAGATGTCATAACTTTAAACATCCAGTTTTATTGGAAACTGATATGATTGAAATAAAAAATGAGATTAAAGATTTAAAAAAATCAATATCTGAATTATCTGATATGATGAAGGCAGTTTATGAATTTGAAAAGATGTAAATATCATAATACATTCCAAAATAATATTTTTTTATTAGGATTTATTTTCATTTCTTTTAAACATAGTTCAAATGCTTTCAAATCATAATTCGGCATGGAAGGGAAATCTATTTTTATTTTACTCTCTTTATCAAATGATTTGGGGTATTTTATTATTCTCAAATTTTTATCCTCTTCTTTGAAGTCGGCCCCAACCTGGACTCCTACTATATTGATATTACGTGTTCCTAGTAATATTCCTGATACTAAAGTCCCCGACCCTATAGCGCACCATATTTCATCAGGAATAAATGGAAGAGTTTTCATCGCACGTTCTACTCGTTTGGCAATAATTAATTTATTCTTATTGGTAGAAGCCCCAAATATTATTTTCTCGACATTGAGTTTACCTATACAATATTCTCTTGCTTTCTTTTCAATAACAGAGAGATAACCGTAATCAACCTCAATAACATTTGCGCCGTGTTCTATACATTTTAAAGTGTTTGGATGTTGTTTTGTCCGTTTTGCGCAAAATATTGTCGCCTTTATATTATGCGTTTTACAATATATAGATAACGCTATTTGAAACCCGCCATAAACAGGTGAAGCATAGACGTATTCTTTAATATGAGGGTTTTCATTATTCATTACTGATAATAATATGGATTTGTAACCGCCAGGTAGTAAATCATCTCTCACTACATAAATCCCGTGATGTTTTTCTATTGTTATAGGTTCCATTATATATAATTGAATTAAATTTATTGTATTGTTATAACGTTAAACAATGTCTACATTTCTTGAGTGGATTGATATTACAAAATTGAACAAACATATATTGATGTTTAACCCCAAAAGAGCATTATTATATGATGATTATCCTGAATATATTAATTGGCAATTGATGTCCTATGATGAGAACGCAATTTTGATTTTGTTAAAAAACCCTACAAAAATAGATTGGGTCAACTTACAAGAAAATAAATGCGCTTACAAAATTTATAGGTTTTATCCAGAAAAAATTAATTGGTATTGGTTGTCAGAAATTCCTGAGGCGATACATATTTTGGAAAAAAATATAAATAAATTAAATTGGTCTAATTTATCTAAAAATAAAGCGGCTATGCATATTTTGTTAAAACATCCGGCAAAAATAGATTGGGATTCACTATCTTTGAATACAGGAGCAATTGATTATCTAAGTAAACATACAGACCGTATTAACTGGTTACTTTTATCAATGAATGAAGCAGCAATCCCCATATTGGAACAAAATATCAATTATATTTATTGGATTCAATTGTCGGCCAATATAGGGGCAATTAGTATATTGGAAAAATATCCTGAAAAAATAGTGTGGTGTTATTTGTGTCAAAACATAAACGCAATGCCAATTATATACAAATATCCTGAAAAAATTAGTTGGCCTCATTTATCAGGTAACCCTGCCGCGATAGATGTACTTAGACGTAATTTGTACAAAGTCGATTGGGATGTATTATCAAAAAATTCGGCGGCAATTGAACTTCTTGAAAAAAATCCATATAAAATAAATTGGAATAATTTATCTATGAACCCTGCTATATTTATATAATTTTGTATAAAATTGAAACATATATTTTAAATATTTTTTATACATCAATTGTATTTACTTTGCTTATAATGGCATCGCATTCGTTACCTTCTCGCGCACTAACTTTGATACGAGAATATTCAAAACCATTTACTCGCCCTGATTGGCGAAGAATTCATTTAATGACTACATTTTCGATGTACACTGATTTGCGTAAAAAAAGACTTTGGGGGAAGAAAAACTTTTGGAGAAAGTTATATTCAATAATTATGTATAACATTGAAGAAACATATTGGTTTATTCAATATGTCTATGTATTAAAATCTGGTATTGATACATACATTAACAACCATAAATTATCATCATTTGAAATATTACAAATTGAAAAGTTACAAAGGGATATAATACAATATAAAAAGGAAGTTATAAGGAGATAAAATATATATCATTATAAGGTTATATTTTTATTTTATTATTGTATTATAACTATGTTGCCTAAAAACGTGTTATTACTCATTAATGAATATTCTAAACCTGTTACTCGACCAGATTGGCGCACAATAAAAATTTTAACTCAATATCGATTATTTATAAATATTCAAAATAATATTTATAAAAAGGATTTATTTTATAATTTATATAAATCAATGGAAACAACCGAATGGTTTTATACATTGAATTATATTTCTCGTTTAGGTATAGAATCTTATATTCATAAACATAAAACGTATAATAATAATTTAATAGTAGACTTATTGAAAATGGAAGGTATACGACACGCACAAAAGGTTTATATTGAAAATTTATATAAAATTGAACTGTGAGTATTTTTATTTAAATTTTGTAAATGGCTTTTTAAACTTAATTATTCATAAAGGATTCTTCGAGACACTCGATTCTTTCAAAAATTCAGGCACACCACATATCATGATTCACTCACGTAATGATTCGCCTACCCATTTATTGGAAGAAAAAATTAAATTATTAAATAGTTTAGGTTTAAATTTAACAGAAGAACAAAAAATTGCTTTATTGAAAAAAGAAAAATTTAATATATTGTTGGAAGAAAAAATTAAAATGTTAAATAGTTTAAATTTATCAGAAGAAGAAAAAAAAGTTGTAGATAATATTGAAAAATTGTGTAGTAAATCAAGAATTTGTGCTTATAAAAAAAAATATGAACATTCAATTAAAATAGAGTCAGAACAAATTGCAACCATTCGTTCTGAAATTGCAGGCGAACACGCGTATGCTGTTACAATGTCTACAATTTTCCGTACAATTAAAAAGTATAATGACAGACGTGATAAAGTTTTAAAAATATTGACTGATAAATACGGAAAAGATCCACATATACATTCTATAATATTAGAAGAATTTGCGTATACATTTCCAATGAAACAAATTAAACGTGATAAATATGGAATATATGTATAATTATTTAATAATAAAATTGAACTTTAATTAAATAATAACTATAACTATAATTATAACGAATAACTTATATTAAATGTTACCTAAAAATGTATTGCAACTTATTAGCGAATATTCAAAACCAGTTACGCGACCTGATTGGCGCAATTCCAAACCAATCATTACTACCTATAAATTATACAATATGGTATTTGATGATACTCGACCATTAATATTTACTATGTGTATGAATATTATAGAAACAGATTGGTATTACATATATATGACAGTTCATTATAGCGGTTTACAGCACATTAAAGAAAATGATATTCGACGCATTATAAAAATGGATGGTGTGCGTGAAGCGTTAAAATCTTATAATTCAAAAATTAAATTTAATTCATTATAAAATTGAACCTCAATAAATTAATAAAATTTTTATTAATTTTAATATGGCTTTATTACCATCAAATGTCCTTCGTCTTATTAAAGAATATTCCAAACCAATTACTCGGCCAAATTGGCGCAATTCCAAACCCATAGTATCAGTGTATGAGATATATATGGGAGTATATACTAGTTGGGATCAAGACGATTTACATTACTTAATTTATCGTAATATTAAAAAAACTTATTGGTACGATATATATTGGCGTATTAAAGTGGCTGGTCTATATTTATGCTGTAAAGAATATAATATAACTGCGCGTGATATTGAAGAATTAGGAATACCCCTTTATTAATCATTGTTAATACGTCTAGTTCTATTATTTTTGAATAATGTATTTCCATTTTTTAAAGAGTTATTTTTTGTATATAGAATCATCATATCTTGATTATTTTTAAAGAATTTTTTTTGTTTATAATTTGGTCGTTTCATTATTTCTTCATTCTGAATTTCTACATAAATCATTTCATACTTGGTCATATCAACAAGAGGAATAATAGTATGGTATTTTATTAATTCAAATTGGCTCATTATTAACCAAAATAATTCACCCTTAGGCATTTTATATAATCGGTCATACATATTCCTATGCACAAGTTCATATAATAAACGAGTATTTATAAAATTATACAATTTATCCTTGTCTTTAATATACGTTTCCATTGTTATGCGAGTAAATGTGCGCCAGTCACCACGAGTTATAGGTTTGGAATATTCGCTAATAAGAATAAGGGCGCGGGAAGGCAAGACGTTTGAAGTTAAAACCATTATAAGATTGTCTTTTGTTTAATAAAATCATTATTATAATTTCAATTTTATAATGTATTATTAAAAAATTGAAACTATAATTATTGTATATTTTTATACAAAAGACAATCTTATAATGGCGTTACCTTCAAATGTGCTGCGTCTTATCAGCGATTATTCTAAACCGGTAACTCGGCCAAATTGGCGTGAATCAAAGCCTATAATATCGGTTTATACATTATATGTGAGGGTGTATTCACGTCGGAATAAAGATTTATTACGTTATTTAATTTATCGTAACATTAGAGATACAGAATGGTTTGACCAATATTGGCACATTCGACGATATGGTATCAGTAGTTGTTGTTTTAAATATGGTATAAATATAGACGATGTTATAAAATTGGGGATTCCTGGAGTACCATATGAGGGGCATCTTTATTTAAATAAATAATTATCAATTGAACAAAAATATTTATATTTTAATATAAATATATTTTTTTATTTAATGTAAATGTATAAGACTATTTATTTGTCATTGAATAAAACATTGACCGGTGGAACTTTATCTTCAGGAAAAAATTTCATAAGAAATAAAGAATTACTTATTTGTTCAAATTGTGTACATTTTATTGAACATACAAATAACTATCCATATGACCCGATTCCGAGCGATGAACAATATGGTAAATGTAACAAATTTGGAGAGGTTAATTTGATTACTGGCAGAATTGATTATGACCTAGCGAGGGATTGTAGATTAAATATGAATAAATGTGGGGATTTTGCTTCAGAATATACAGCAATAATTAAAACTTAAATTTAATTGGCTTTACTTAAAAAATAATTATAAAGTTTAGTATCTCTTTCTATCTTTCGTTTTACCTCTTTTTCATCCATTATAATTTTTTGATATAGAAGATCTTTTTCGTCTTCACTCATTCCTTTTATTTTTTCATCCAGTTGTTTATTATGTAGAATTTGGTTTTGCCGTATTTCTTCAATCATTTCATATTGTCGTATTTCATTCATTGAACACTATATAATTATATTTTTATGTTTATTTTGTTAAGAAAATTGAAATGAAATATTTTTATTTATTAATTACAAACTTAACAATGTTTAGAAAAACAGTGTTACCTTCGCAAGTTTTACCTTCAAATGCTTTGCGTCTTATCAGCGAATATTCTAAACCGCTCACTCGGCCAAATTGGCGCAAATCTAAACCTATAATAAATACCTATACATTATTTTTGACTGTATATATACGTGCGGATAAAAGTTTATTACATTATTTAATTTATTGTAACATTAGAGATAGAGAATGGTTCGAACAATATTGGTATATTCGACGATATGGGGTACACTATTGTTGTTTGAAATATGGTATAACTATTGATGATATTATTAGATTGGGATTAGTCTTTATTATCAATTGAATACAAAATTGAATGAATATATTTTTAATTTGTATTTATTCATAATAATGTCTAATTTACACATATCACAATCGCAAGTGTTACCCTCAAACGTTCTTCGTCTTATCAGCGAATATTCCAAACCGCTCACTCGACCAAATTGGCGAACATTACGAAAAATGACAAGTTATAAATTGTATAACATTAGTATGAATGTGATTAGAAAAAAGGTAAATTTAGTTTTGATTTTTCAAGAAAATATAAAAGATACTTTATGGTATAAATTATATGGTTTTACTCAATGTTGGGGAATAGAACAAACTTCAAGAAACTATGAAATTTCGGTGTATGAATTATTAAAAATAGATGGAATAGCTGAAGCAATTGAAATTAATAAATACAGAGCAAACTTAATTCGTATGAAAAGACAATATGGATTTATATAAAATTGAAGTATTTATTAATTTTAATATTAATATTAAAAAATATAGATATGACTTCATCATACTTTTTACCATTAAACGTTCTACAACTTATCAGCGAATATTCAAAACCGTTTACTCGGCCAAATTGGCGCAAGTCCAAACCTATTATTTCTGGTTATGATTTAATGATGTGTGTGTCCAATCCAAAAAGTAAATTACATTATCGCATTTTAAATAATATAACAAAAACCGATTGGTATATTGAATGGTATAAAATTCAAGATTACATTAAATATTATGGTATTGATAATTATTGTCAATATCATAACAAAAAATATGATGACATTATTCGTATCAAGGGTATACAATTCGCACAGAATTTTTATGAGATATAAAATTGAAACCATTATAAATATATATTTTTTAATTAAACTCAGTCTATTAAATCATTATGCTTCCCCACCGCGCTCTCCACTTAATCAATGAATACGTTCGACCAATTACCCGTCCAGATTGGCGGACATTTGAACGAACCATAAACCCCGAAGTCTTTATAACCGAAATAAGAGATTTGACTATTGCCCATAAAAACACATTATTTATGACCGCGTATAAGCATATGAGGTATTCAGAATTCCACACAATGTATATATGGATTGAAATTAGCGGAGTTGATTCATACATACATTTTAATGGAGGCTGTAAAAACACTATTCTTTCAAATCGGTGGCTTTCCAAACAGCAAGAGGCGTTTGATGAACTATAAAATTGAACCGCGTTATATTATATATTTTTATTTATAAATTATAGTAAAATGGATTCAACTACTTTGTCGTATCCTTATTACGTGTTCCCATCTCATATTTTAAAAATTATTCGAGAATATTCTCGCCCTCTAACCCTCCCAAACTGGCGAACACTTCATAAATTTACAAATTATCGTTTGTTTTATTGTATTACAAATGATAATATACCTTATAGATTATTGAATATAATTAATACGAATATGCAGACTAGCGAATGGTATTGTATGTACGCATTCGTCGAATTATGGGGTCCAAACTATGCTAGTATACGTTTTGGAATACCTGTAAATAAATTGGTACAAATAAATGGAATGAATCAAGCAATAAACTATTATATAAATTTAAATCAACAAATACGTAGAGTGTGCGAATAAAATTGAAACTACATTTATTATATATTTTTATTTACAAATTGGCATTATGAATCATTCATTACCTAATCGTGCCTTACCTTCCCGTGCCTTACAAATCATTAATGAATATTCCCAACCTTTGACCCGTGTGAACTGGCGCCATTCCAAACCAATTATTAGTCAATATAAATTATATTTGTATGTATTGAATAAAAATAAATTAAATTATTCCAATACAAATTGGGAAGAAGGTTTATATGTTAGAGTTTTATATCATATAACCGATACAGAATGGTATCGCGCGTTCGAATATATTAGATTTTATGGATTAAGTCGTTATATAGAGAGAATGGAATTAGACGGAGAAGGTCATAATATGTTAGAAGCTGATGGAATAAAGGATGCTATGTATTATCATACAGTTTGTTATGATTAAAATTGAAACAAATGATAATCTATATTTTTATTGTAAAAATTGGCATTATGGATTTTGCCTTACCTTCCCGTGCTTTACCTTCCCGTGCGTTACAACTCATTAATGACTACTCAAAACCAGTCACTCGCCCCAATTGGCGCCATTCCAAACCAATTATTACTATATATAGATTATATGAACGCATATTATTATATAATGATTATTCGTTTAAAAACAAATATAAACAATTATACCAGAGAACTTTATGGAGTATAGCAGATACAGAATGGTATTTTACATATGAATTTATTAGATTTTATGGATTAAACTATTATTTAGAGAAGGGAGGAAAGTATAACTTAAATGATGATGGGATACAATATGCTATAGATTATTACATAAAATACAGAATGATGTAAAATTGAAACCATTCTTATTCTATATTTTTATTATACAAAAAAATAATGGTTTGTTCCTTACCATCTCGTGCATTACCTAGCCGTGCCTTACCTAGCCGTGCCTTACCCAGTCGTGCCTTACAAATCATTAGTGACTATTCGAAACCGGTCACTCGCCCAGACTGGCGCCAATCAAAACCAATCATTACAACATATAAGTTGTATTTATTCATATTAACACACGATATAGATTATGTGGATTTATCCTCACCCGATATGTATCGGAGAATTTTATGGCAAATATCGGATACAGATTGGTACCACGCGTATACTTATATTAGATTTTATGGATTCAGTGAATATATAAAGCAAATGGAGGGTGAAGAAAATTATATGTTAGACGCAAGTGTTGATGGAATACAAGAAGCAGAACAAATTCATAAAATAACAACTCGTTATTAAATTAAGAATAATTTTATTATATTATTGTATTATGTTTTATATCATAACATATGCATCTCATAGCGAGCGTTATTTTGAATTATTAAAACAAAGTTGTCCTGATATTATTGTATTGGAGAAAGAGAATAATAAAATAAATGCTACTGTAAATTTTTGTAAATCAAAAAATCCAGATGATATTGTATGTTTTGTAGATGGGTACAAAAGTGTTGTATTGAGTTTAAAAGAAGAAATACTTGAAAAATACAAATCATTTAATACACCATTAGTATTCTCCCAAGGTTTCCGCCCGTCTACTTTTTTTACAAAATATCTACAAGATAAATTATATGGATTATGTAAATATAAACGATTAAACTCTGGATTATACATTGGTACAGCTGAATCCATTATTGATTTTTGGAAAGATATAAAAGAAAAAGAAGATGACAAATCATATGCTACTCTTACGTGTAGAAAAATAAATTATATGAAAATAGATGACGAATATAAACTTTTTTACGATTATTCGTCTTTAGACAAGATTGACATAAAAAATAATTCACTCTTTATTAATGACAATAAAATTCCAACTTCTGTTATTAGTTGTCCTTCAAATAATAGTATAAATCATATTTTATCACAATTAAATTATACAAATCTAAATTTGCCAGATATTAAATATGATTATGTAAGATACATAAAGTATTTTATTAAAGAATATATACTCGTATTATTAATTATTGTTGTATTTATTTATTTTAAAAATATATTTTTTTCTATTATTATTTCTTTTCTTCTTTTCTTTTCATTATTAAAATATGAACTTTATCTAAAGCATACCAGTATTTCAACCACAAATAAAATATTATCTTTATTTGTTGATGTTATACACATATCTTTTGAGATTTTTGTATTATGGTTATTGATAAATTTTGAATGTAATATAAATAAGATTTTGTTATTAAATATTATTTATTTTTCTATGGTGGCTGGTTTTTTTATTTTTAAAAGGTGTATTTTAACTATTATAACTAATAAATTAACAGACACACCTGACCGTACTTGGGGTGGTAATATTTATATATTTAAATATATTTTTGATATCAATACTCCATTTGAAAAAAAACATAATGTCGATATTACAGATAGCGAACGATGGATTCAATTTAATACTAAAGTGATATTTCCTGTTATATTATTAAATTTGTATTGTTTATGGAAAATAAATAAGAGTACTTTGTGTATTTCAAAACAATAATAAATTTAATTAATGAAAAACTCAAAGCAAAAGTTAATTATTAATTACTCGTAATTTTAACCCAAAACCAATATAATTAATAAAGTGCCATTTTTATTTTTTATATTATGTTATTATATTATGTTTTATATCATAACATATGCGTCTCATAGCGAGCGTTATTTTGAATTATTAAAACAAAGCTGTCCTGATATTATTGTGTTGGAGAAAGAGAATAAAATAAATGCTACTGTAAAATTTTGTAAATCAAAAAATCCAGATGATATTATATGTTTTGTAGATGGGTATGATAGCGTTGTATTAACTTCAAAAGAAAAAATAATTGAAAAGTATAAAGCGTTTAATACACCATTAGTATTCTCCAAAGATTTTTACCCTTCTAGTATTCTTACAAAATATTTACAAGATAAATTATATGGAAAATGTAAAGATAAACGATTAAACTCTGGATTATACATTGGTACATCTGAATCCATTATTGATTTTTGGAAAGATATAAAAGAAAAAGAAGATGACAAATCATATGCTAATCGCCAATTTGAAAAAAAATCCTATATGAAAATAGATGATGAACATACACTTTTTTATAATTATTCATCTCTAGATACTATTGAAATTAAAAATAAATCGCTCTTTATTAATGATAATAAAATTTCAACTTCTGTTATTAGTTGTCCTTCAAATAATAGTATAAATCATATTTTATCTCAGTTAAATTATAATAATTTACCAGAAATTAAGTATGATTATTTAACATATGCTAAATATTTTATCAAAGAATTTATACTCGCATTATTATTCGTTAGTATATTTATTTATTTTAAAAATATACTTTTTTCTATTTTTGTTTGTTTTACTATTTTTTTTTCATTTTTAGAATATGAACTTTATGTAAAGTATCTTGATGTTCCAAAAATAACCAAACTATTATATTTATTTGTTGATTTTATACATATATGTTTTTGTCTTTTTATAGTATGGCTATTATTAAATTTTGAATGTAATATAAAAAAACTTTTACTATTAGATATTATTTATTTTTCTGTAATTGCTTCTTTTTTTATTTATAAACGTTGTATCTTAAGTATGATAGCTAATAATATATTAAATAAACCGAATTGTCCTTGGAACGGCTACATACACAGATTGAGTTATTTTGGTAATATCAAAAAAAATTATAAAACTCATTATGATACTTGTAAAAATTATTCAAATTCTGAATCGTGGATTAATTCCAACCTTTTTACAATAATTCCAGTGGTCTTATTAAATATATATTGTTTATGGAATATACAAACAGGTACTTCGTGTATTTCAAAAGCAGGTTTTGGTTTTAATTTATCTAAAAAGAGCTTACGCAGCAATTCATTCAAAAAGAAGGTTAAATAGTTATATTAAATTAAAATTGAAACAATTATTTTTTATATTTTTTTATTTACAAATTGGCATTATGAGTAATAGTCGTGATTTACCTTATCGTGCCTTACAACTTATCAATGAATACTCAAAACCAGTAACTAATCCAAGATGGCGACAATCGAAACCAATTATTACAACTTATCAGATGTATTTAAAGTTGAAATATTTATTTGATATAGATTTTACAGGAGAAAACCTATTACAATATAGAGTTTTATGTAAAATTATAGATACAGATTGGTATCACGCATATTCTTATGTATTAAAATACGGATTATCAATGTATACAAGGAATACTATAAGTGAAACTTTATTAAAAATGGATGGCATAGTAGATGCTGATTATTCTCATTACACATATGAAACTAGATACATAGAATATGATTAAATTGAAAATTGAAACACAAAATATAAATATATTTTTATTTAAAAATGTCTTCGACAAATGTATTACCGTTGCGGGCCATATCGCTTATCAGCGAATATTCCAGACCATTGACCCGACCTGATTGGCGCAAATCTAAACCAATCATTACTACCTATCGGTTATATTTATATGTAAAACAAGTAATTGATTTTAATAATTTCACACAATATAATAGTTTATATCATATTGTGTTATGGGGCATTAATGGTACAGAATGGTATTATGCTTATTATTATACAAAATGTTTTGGTTATAATCATTATATAAATCATTTTAATAATGTATTAACGTTAGACGTAGATGGAATACAAGACGCTTCAACTCAATTTACGATACACGATATTTTATATAATTCCATATAAAATTGAACACATAATATTGTATATTTTTATTATATAAAATTGTAAATGTTGTCTTTGACAAAACGAACAACTCCCAAACCACGCATTAGACGTAAAAAACGATGTTTACCAATTCGTGCGTTACATATTATTCGTGAATTTTCAAAACCAATTACGCGTGCGGATTGGCGTAACTCAAGACCAATCATTACAATATATGGGTTATATACTATTTTAAAAGAACGAGAAATGTATAATAGAAAAAATATATATGATATCATACTAAAAAATATTACAAATAATACACCTTGGTATAAAGAATATTTAGCTAAAAAAAGAATGAAAAGACAGGTTAGATTAGCTAAAGAAGATAATATTATAAAAAGTAAAGTAAAAATTATTACATCTCATACATTTTATAATCTATCAAACACAGATCACAAAATATTATCAAATATAATTAATTTATATTATTATAAAAGATATACAGATGATTATAATAATATATTGGATGAAATAATAATGAAAATAAATAGCGGTCAATATAGTGTTCAATCTAGATATAACATATCATTGTATTAAAATTGAATAATTATTATTGTATGTTTTTATTCACAAAAACAATATGTCTATAGTTACTAATTCTTTACCTTCTCGTGGGTTACCTTCCCGTGGGTTACCTTCCCGAGCCCTATCGCTTATCAGCGAATATTCAAAACCACTTACGCATCCAGAATGGCGATATTCTAAACCTATTATTTCGACATTTCATTTATATTTGTCTGTATGGAGGCGTGACAAAACATTGCAACAAATCATCTTAATAAATATATTCAGTACTGATTGGTTTCAAATGTACTTGTATGTAAAACATAATGGTCTTGAAAAATATTGTCAAGTGTTTGATAAAGATTATTATGATACATATGAGATTGATGGAGTATATGACGCAATGATTCGTTATGAAGATTATTAAATCATAAAATTGAAACCATTTAAAACAATATATTTTTATTTAAAAGATACAAAATGAATATTATTGCGTTGCCCAGCCGTGCCAAACAACTGATCAGTGAGTACTCCAAACCAGTGACTCATCCAGAATGGCAAAAATCAAAACCAATTATTTCAATATATCGATTATTTAAATTATCGTTGATGTGTCAACATATTCCGTTTGTGAATCCTAATTTATTTGCTATATTAATGAACAATATAAAAGAAACAGAATGGTTTCAATATTATAGACATATTGTATTATATGGAATTGGTCCAACTTGTATGTATTTTAAAATATCAAAGGAAAATATATTAAAAATAGAGGGTATGAATGATGCCAAGTCGTGTAATCATATGAATACAAACCAATCTGTATAAAATTGAAACTATTCAAAACAATATATTTTTATTTTAAAAATGGATAAGGTCAAAAAGCATATGCTTATTCGGTCATTACTTATACACACGTTACCTATACGCACGTTACCACACAATGTTCTACATATGATTAAAGAATACAGTCGTCCGCTTACTAAGCCAAATTGGCGTCGTTCTAAGCCAATTATTTCAACTTATCAATTGTATTTAAGATGTAGGCTAAATATTCAATCAAGATTTAAATTACATTGTATTATAATAAATAACATATACAAGACAGATTGGTTTTATATGTATATATTTATTAAAGATAAAGGAATATATCGTTACTGTTATTATAATAATATATGCGATTCTACAATTGTAAATATAGACGGCATAAAAGAGGCAGTATATTTGTATAATGGTAATAATCTATTTTATGAATATAGGTGTGTCTATTGACTAGTGTGTGTATTAATTAGTACGTATATTAATTGGAGTATATAAAGATTAGTTTATAATATTTTTATTGTATAATGACATTATTGTTACCTATAAACTTGTTACCTATAAACTTGTTACCTATAGTCGCTTTAAATCTTATAAGAGAATATTCTAAACCATTGACCCGCCCTGATTGGAGGACATTTGAACGTATAATGAGAATTGAAAATTATATGTTTCATATTCAATACAAGTTTTGTGTGTATCATAGTCCTTTGTACTCATTAGTAGTAAAAAATATGTATTCGTCTGAGTTTTATATGTCTTATCAATACATTTTTAGTTGGGGTATTGATTCATATATTAAACTATTTGGAGGTAATAAAGATATATTACTTTCAAACAAATTATTGAATCACCAACAAAATTTATATTTAAATTTAAACTTTAATTTGGGATTATAAATTTAAAATATTAAGCTCTATGCACTACGGCGTTTGGGTGTTTTTGATTTGCTTTTATGATTTGCGCTTTTTGTACGCCTTCTACTTTTAGATTTTTTATTTACAAGTGGGCCATATGTCGGATTAACATTTAGTACAGGAATTTCTCTGGCTTGTGCTTGAGGTAAATGAGCCATATTAATTAAATTCATTATTCCACGCGAAGGTTCAGCAACAGTCATAGTCATAGCACTAGGTCCCAAATTAAAAGGGGCAAGGCCAGTTTTCTCTGAGCGGGCTTCATATTGAGCGTATTTACTTTGTGCTAAACTGTATTTTGTATAAAACCTGTGTTGAATACTCTTAATTTTATCTAATCTACCTTTTGATAATTGAGATATCTGTGGAAGTCTTAATATGTCATTCAATAAATTAAAAATTTCTTGAGGAAGTATTGATTTATTTTGTAAAATACTTGCACCAAGAATATGAGCATATCTGTCTATAATACTTCGGGGCAATTCAATTCCTGCTCCTAAGACAGTACCGACCACCATTGTTATTGCTTCTTTCATAACACTAATAATCGAATACAATTCTTCTTCATTCTCCATATATATATATATAATTTATTATTTAATATACTGGAGCCTGCTGATTCAAGTAATCAGCAATAATAATGACTAACGGATAAAATAGTAGTATAAATCTACTAATAAATTTATACATAAAATAATAGATAATCATATAAATGATTGAACAGATTACGATGTTGGTATTAGTAACCATTTCTTAATTGTTATCATACTTGTATAAAATAATTCAATTTTATAAAACTACTTTAATACAGTTACTTTAATAAAGTGATTTAAAATTAATTTATTAAAAAATACAGATGTTTGTCGATAAACAAAACGCAGGAAAGCATTTGATTTGCGATTTTAAAGAAATTACGTCATTTGACATAGATATCAAAGGAATCTGTAAAGAACTGTGTTCGTTACATAATTATACCATCTTGGGAGAAGTAGAACACGTGTTTAGTCCAGAAGGATACACTTTTTTATTTTTATTATCAGAATCTCATTTATCAGTACATACTTTTCCTGAAAAAAAGTATCTATCATTTGATTTGTATACTTGTCGTGACTATGACGACAATAGTACGTATGATGATATATTTAAATGGCTACTACAGAAATTTGAATCAAAAGGAACGTATCAAATCGTTGATCGCACCTTTTAAATATCTTCACACTTAATGATTATTAATTTAATAATAATTATATATATAATTAATGAAGTTTAAAGATGCTCAAACATACGCTATACATAAATTTGATACAGATGAATTTTTAAATGATATAAAAGAAGAAGATGACACTATGCTAAATCACCTGCCTTTATTAAAAAAAATGAATGAAAAAGGATTTATAACACATAATTCACAGGCAGGAAGTAAAACAAAAGGGATTAGTGTTATAAATAATAAACCTTATCTTACAGAAGAAAGAGCATTTATTGAAGGATTTATGTCTTATAAACAAGCTGTATTATTTTTAAAGAATATGAATTTATACACGGATAAAAACGCAGTTAATGTATATATTTCTGATAATCCAAAATTTTTAAACAGTGAATTGGATGTCCCATTAACAATTACAACTCAAAATAATGAAACAAAAGTAGAAACTCATATGCCTTTATATCTTCCGATTAACACTATAAATTTATTTAAAAAAGAACATAAAATAAATCGGAACGAAGATGTTTTATATGTAATTTGTTGGGACCCAATATGGAATCGTGACGCATCAAAAAAAGATGGATTATTTACTGATGTATTTAAACATATTTGATTATTATTATAAAATGGTAAAATTACCTAGTCATCGTATTTTACCCAAACATATATTAAAATTAATAAGTGAATATTCGAAACCTATTACTCGGCCAGACTGGAGAACATTTCAACGGACTCTGGATACCATATATTTCATTCAAAATATTGAAAAATTTAATACACGGCCCGTATTTAAAATAGTAAAAACAAATATGGTTATGTCTCATTTTCATATCGCATATCATCATATATATTATTTTGGTATAGAATCATATATAGCATTATACAGTGAAGATAAAAATATTGTACTTTCGAATAAAATTTTAAATAAACGTTATGAGTCTTACAAAAATTATGTATTTATGCATTTACACGGGTTTAATCATTATAGATAAAATAAAATTGAAAACAATATTTTATGATAGAATATATTCAAAAAGATGGAAGACGATGATTATACTCGGCCCGACTGGCGGACATTTGAACGTCTCATTACAACAACTACATTTATTAATCAGATTATGAATTATGAACAAAACAAGCGTTATAAAAAGAAATCTGTATTTAATTTAGTCTATACAAATATGAGAGAAACTGATTTCGTGATCGCTTATTATTATATATACGCATATGGTGTACATAAGTACATTTCGTTATTCGGAGGAGACGCACATATTATTCTTTCAAATAAAATATTAAATGATAGAAATGAATTATATAAAACTTATGTTTGTAGAAGCTTTTAAGTTTGAATATTTTAAAATTGAACCTTATTTATATTAATATTTTTTATTAATATAAATGATTGGGATGTTACCATTAAACGCAAGAAAACTAATAAGTGAATATTCTAAACCTCTTACAAGGCCAGACTGGAAAACATTTGAGCGTACTATAAATCCAAATTTATTTATAGAAGACGTCTTTGATACACTTATATTAAAAAGAACACCTTTATTTTTCAGAGTTCGTAAAAATATGAGCCATTCTACATTTTATATAATGTATATTCATATTGAACATATAGGTGTAGATACATATATTCATTATTTTGGTGGCTGTAGAAAAACAATTCTTTCCAATCGTTGGTTGGCATTAAAACAAAAAGATTTTGAATTAATATAATTAAATAAATTAATTAAATATTAGATTAGTTATTTAATAATGGATGTGTTAATTATTTTAACCGCAACTGTAAATGTAAATACAAATAAAGATTTTTTATTTCAAACAGATAAAACAGAAAGAATAAATACATATATAAAATCTGTATTAAGTTGGTTAAAAAATACAACTTTTAATATCGTTTTAATAGACAATTCCGGTTATGAATTTAATGAACTACATATTGAAAAATACAATTATAGACATCGTTTTGATGTAATCACTTTTAATGAATCAACATTAGATGAAGCCCAATATTTAAAAAATAATAAATCTAAAGGTGCGAGCGAGATTTTTGCTATAAACTATGCTTATAAATACGTAACCGAACATAAATACAATATTGAACACAACCCTAAAAAGTTTTTTATAATTAAAGTAACAGCTCGGTTTTTTATTCTAGAACTAGAATCCTATTTAAAATTATTTAACTTGAATGGGTTTGATTGCTTGACTCAACATAATAGAGACCGTTGTGAAATGGTGGGTTGTCATTATAAGAACTTTTCTGATATTTTCGATATACATTTAATAAATGAAAACAATCAGTATGACGAACACATTGAACGTATATGGAAAATGAGAACTTCACGATATAGTCGTGTTTTAGTATGTAAAGAATTTAAAATAGAATCAACTCAACGCGGAGGTCTTAATGAAAAATATGACACTATTTAATATTATATAATTAATAATTATTTGATATAAATTATTCGATGTAAATATTTCGTATTAATTCGTATATCATATCGATTTCGAAATCATCTTCTGCAGTTTTAAGCATTTCTTCGAAATCTTCAAATATAATAAATAATTTGTCAGAAGCTTCCCTTTTCAGATAGTCGAGCATTGAAAGCCCCCGTTCCATTTTATCTAGATAATTGAGGGACATCCAATCGGCTCGTCCCGATGATTTATGGAACATTCCTCCGCGCAAACGGAGTACAATATGTATCATAGTTCCGTCATTAATATCATATTCGTTGATTCGTTTATGGTCTTCGAGTTGTTTTCCTCCAAATATAAGTCGTTGATTATCCAAACTTACATCTTGAGAAATGTATATCTGCTTTTTCAAGTACAAGATGGTTTCGTGCGGGTTAATTTGAATAGCGAATAATTTACCGGTTGCTGTTTTTATTTGAATCTTGATGGGTTGAACAATGGTTATATTTACAGGCCTAATATGAATTGAAACATATTCTTGTTTAGGTTCTGGTTCATATTCTGGTTCAATATCAATTGCGACGTGTTCTTCATATTTCTCAAAATTAGATTCAATGTCATTTGCGTAGTTGGACATAATCGCGTAGTTGGACATAATCGCGGCCATTATTAAATTTGATTTGTTTTGTGAATAAAATATTTCTATTTATTTTGGTTTCAATTTTTTATAATATCATATTTATATGGTGGTGACACGAAAAAAAATAAGTGTCGCTCGATATAAAAAAATGAAAGGAGGAGCGGCTTTAGCTGTTAACGATAATGGAAATAATGATAATGGAAATAATGATAATGGAAATAATGATAATGGAAATAACGATAATGATGATTATGTAAATGAGGGTGAAGAAAGTGGGTCGCAACAAGGTTTATACCAACCACAAGGCTCATACCAGCCACAAATGATGCCTCAGTTTATGCCACAACAAATGGGACCAACATTTATGATGCCTCAACAAATGGGTTATATGCCTCAACAAATGATGCCCCCACCTATGATGCCTCCTCAAATGGGTTCTCCGTATTTTATGCCTTCACCTATGATGCCGCCACCTATGGGTTATATGGGTCAACCATTTATGCCTCCACAAATGATGCCCTCTCAAATGGGTTCTCCGTATTTTATGCCTCAACAAATAGGTCCATCATTTATGATGCCTCAACCTGGGCCATATTTTATGCCTTTACATATGATTCCTCAACAGATGTCATTTATGCCACATCAAATGATGCCACCGCAAATGGGTCCACAATATCAAAAGCCATTTTCTGATGAAAATAATAGACCCGCGTCAACTTCTACTTCTAATCGTTCTACTTCTAACCGTTCACGTTCCACTTCTATAAATAATAACAGGTCGTCAAATAATACAACACGTAAAAGCTCATCAATCCCTCTTAACACATCATTACCTTTGAGCCCATCATTTCTTTCCAGCGCGGCGTTACCTTCTAGCGCAGCATTACCTCTTAGCCCTCCACCTTTTTTCCGTCAAGAAACCATTAGTAATCGTTTTCTTAATAATATAAAAACACTTGAAGAAAATAAAGTACACTTAGAAAAATTATTTATGGATAGGTTTACAGAAATAAAAAGAATACTTAATCATTTAGGTTATGATTATATTAGATTTAGACATATAAAACCAAAACCTACAGGCACATATATATCTTGGTCTGGATTTACAAGTAAAGAAGATTATGAAAAACATAAAACATTGACTAAAGATAATGTGGGGTTTGATAATGATATAATTACGATTTCAATTCACGAAACCCAACCAGACTTAGGTTTGACCAATTTTCAAACTCACCAAATCGGTAAAATGCATATACACTTTTGGAAGACAAGACCAAAAGCAGAACAAAAATATGTTCGGCTTTTACTAATTAATACGGGAGAAATATTATATGATAAACATAAAAAATTGACTACAGAAGAAACAAGAATTCTTCAAATTATAATTGAAACTTTATCTTTGTATATTAAATCTCATATGTTTGTACCAGTACAAGCACAAGCTGTGCCAACAATGAATATGTTTCCAGAATTAAAACGTAATTCAAAAAATACAACTGTAAAAGCGAAACCTAAGAAAGTGAGACCTGTACCGGTAAGACCGGGCCCTATTATGCCTTTGAATAATTAATAATTTGTAATTCCTCATTCTCTTCAATTATTTCTTCATTAAACTGTAACGAATAATCATAATGAAAAAATAAATCACAATCATAATCTTTTTTTATTTTCGTAACCCATATTTTATCACATAGTGGGACAAATTGTTCATATATTTGTTTTCCGCCTATAAAGAAGATTGAAAAGTTTTCGTTTAAATAAGGAAAAGATTTCTTCCATTTCTCTCTATCTTGTAAAATTAATTTGTAAATATAATCAGCAGATGTTATCATTACAAATGAATTATTCTTTACGTCTATTGTCTCCGGATGTCTCGTCAAGATTATATTCAGTCGGTCCTTTAAATAACCATTTGGGAGAGACAAAAAGGTACTTTTTCCCATTATAATGACATTATTCTTTGTCTTTTCTTTAAAAAACTTCAAATCTTTTTTAGAATGCCAAGGGATTGTTCCATTCTTAGCCAGTCCATTGTGTATGTCTATGGCATAAATAGCTTCCATATTATATGGAATATATGATATAAATTTATACGTTTATAAAATTATATTGTAATACAAAGTTCTTTCAAATATTTAATTGAGGCTACATCTTTTGATACCAATTTGACTTTTATTTTAAATTGGTCAATTCCTTTTTCATTTTTAAGTAATGAAGCGACCATTAATGCGGTCCTTTGTATGTGTTGTTCATTGGAATTTATATGAGTAATAATGTAAGGGACAAATTGTTCAAACCAATTCGGTTTTATATAAGTAACTTGTGCGAGTTTATATATAAATTTTAAACTTTTAACAATCTGAGAGACATAGGTTATAGACATATTATGGTTTGCCTCCAGACTATCTTTATGGAATACCCATTCTATAATGCGTTTTAAATAGGGACACTCCTCTGTAAAATAAGGCGGTACAGGATTGTTTAATGCGAGCCGGCCCATATTGTACATCATATCATACGCGGCGGTATACGCGATTGTCACGTTTTGTGTATCAATAAATTTACTCGAATGTTCCAATTCATATTCACAATATTCTTTGTTTGCTTGAGTCAATACATCAGGTGTATTGTACATCATAAATGTTGATATCACATTTAATTTTTGTACATTACTGATTTCAAACCCTAATTTTTTTAAATAATTTGAAATTTTAATTAATACATTGCGAAACTCTGTAAATTCGTGGTCTGTTCTTTGTATGTATACTTTTTCATTTTTAAATAATATATTGAATGTACTTTCAGTGTCACTATCATCATCTATAGAGTTACACGAATAATAAGAAGTATGTTCTATTTGATTGTATTGTATTGATAGTGAATTCAACATATCTTTTATGTGTTTAATTGCTTCATCTTGAGAATATCCTTCTAATAAATAATGAGAATCGACTGACAATCTTATCGTCTCTCTCTCATCACTTGTTATTCTTAACATTTTTGAAAGTGTGTTCGACATTTTAATATATTATGTTATTATTTCATATTTATTTTAAATAATGTAAACGTAAATATATACAATGCCCGATGTTGGATTATATATAGGTTCGCGACACGATATAATACCTTTATTATTATTTCCTGAAATAAAGCGTTGGATTTATATGGATTCTCTGCCTGTATATAAAGCTGGTTTTAAAGAAGACAAGTATCCAAAGAGTTTGAAGAAAGAAATGTATTTGGCGGATGCTGAAAATGAAATGGAAAAGGCTGGGTTTAAGTTGAGTGTACGTAATGATGATGAAAAATGTCTCTTGTTTAAAAATGAAAAGAGAGATTCTGAAGTGTACTTCTTTCATTCCACATTCTTTCCAAAATGCTCTCTTAAACAAAGAAAACTTATGAAGGACGTCAACTATATTTATCTCTCTGCTTATTGTCCTGATAGAATAGTTTTAAATATGATTTGTAAAACAAAACCGCTTACATTATTAATATGGCACGTTCCATTGTTTTATAATTGGAGGAAAGGTAATGATATTATTGATTTTGAAAATGATACGAACTTAACAACATTTCTTATGTTTAATTATGTTGAAAATGTAAACTATATTTATTTAAATGATAAAAATACAAACAACGCCAACTCTTTACGTGAGCAAATTATGAATAATACAAAAATAAATGTGGACGCTGTTGAAAAAATACCGTGTAATAATTTGTTAGATTATCATCAAAAAGAGAGTCAAACTTATGCGGAACAGCCGCATTACTTTAAAACATTGAACGATATACCATTATTAAATTCTTCAAAACAAAACAAAAATAAAAATATTTCTGTCTTTAAGAAACGCAAATGGTTTATACGGACAATAAAATTGAAACGTAAGAAATATAATAAAAAATTGTAATATATATACCTGAATCAGTATGAGACAAGAAATTTATGAAGAATTTATGTTTCTGTACAAAGAATGGAATAAAAAATGGAAACAGGACCAATTGTTAAGGCACGAAGAATGGGAACAACGCCGGTCTTATGCCGACCGTGGCATAACTTCATTCGAAGAAAATCTAAAACGACGAATCAATTGGGAACGACAAAAGAAACAGAGAGAATGGAATACATACAAAATTGTTATAGAGAAAAGGTTGTTTCCGAATATGTCGAATGAAGAAAAAAAATTAGCTTATAAAGATATTGCCAAACGGCGAAAGAGAGACCGAGATATATCTTTAACTATAATTTAATTGTGTCCAACTATTACATCGCTTACAAAAGTTCCTTGATGCTCAACTCGGGTCTCGTATGAAATGCGTTTGCGACACAAATTTGCGAGGCTTGGTATCTTCATTTTTTTATGTTTTTTTATTTCACAAGTTAAATCGTAGTCCATCAATTTCATAAATCCGTAATCATCCGGACGTGCTGATATTAAATCAATCACCATCGTTTTGTTTTCTGGTAAAGGTTCGTGAAATTGGTCTGTTAAGTTGATAAATCGAACTTTAATAAATTGTTCGTATATTGGTACGGATGTTATACGATGACACGTTCCATAAAATACGGTTTCTCCAATTTGTTTATATATATTTGGAGGAACAACTCTGTAACGTTCACCTATGGTCAGGGTATAGTATCGTACTGTCACGTCGTCCATTTTTTAATATTAATAAAAATATTAATATTAAATGGTTTCAATTTTATAATTTATATATTACATTTTCAAAGGTCTCTGGTACAAGTTTTTGGTCTCGCGCTCAATGCTGTCCACGATGAAACGAAATGTCTCATTGTGAGTGACGACCCTTTCTCGTTTCCACATTCCTTTTCCGTACGTTTGATGTAAGTGGTCTTCTACAAAACTATTATCTGGACCAAATACATTTTCGTAATAAGTGTTGACTACTTTCTTAATTGGTATATTGATAAACTCGTCAATGTGATGGTGCTTTTCAAGATATTCGACACAGTCCGATTTATTTTTCTCGTGGTCAAAAGACCTTTTATCATTGAAATTCATAAATGTGATGGAATATATCGCGCTGTAAATGGCTTGGGCTGTATCGCGACTGATAGTGTTTCGTTTAGTAGAAGACGACGAAAGAGTGGTCATTGCGATAGAAGCCATTATAAAATGTTGTACTTTTGTACTTTTTGTATTTCTTGTACATTATTTTATCTATTTATTCTGTTTCAATTTTATTTTTATATAATATATTTTTGACTCTTTCAAGCTCCTCTTCAAGTATTTTGATTCGATTTGATAATATATCGGTTATTTCACTTTCATTTATAAATTTTTGGCGAAGTTCTTCATTCACATCCGAGTAAATTTTATGGCGAAGTTCCGCATTCTCATCCAAGTAAAATTTTTGCTCCGCATTGAATTCTTTTTCAATATGTTCTTGTTGCGCTTTGTATTCTCGTAAAAAGTGCTCTTCATTTTCTTTGAGTTGCCTTGAATGATTCTCTTTTAATTCTATAATTTCTCTTTGAAAATGTATGTTTTGTGTTTCAAGTTCTTCGCGAAGGCGCTCTGTCTCCATAATCAGCTGAGTTACAATATCGTCCATTTTATCGGTTTAATATATAAATTTTAATTGAATTTATATATTTCAATTTTTTACTGTGTTGTACATACATCGTATGTCGTGTTTTTTTTTATAAAAATAATCTGTACAACAATTGTCGTTTGTATTTGTGGGAGTAATTGTAATACACATTTTCTCATCACAATTAGGACATTTGATATATGTCCTCGTGTCATACTTTATAAAATGCGACGAATTTAATAAATATTCTTTGTATTCACTATAATCATTTGGTTTTGATTCTTTTATTCTCTCTAATATCTCACATTCTTCTTTTGTAATTTCAAAAGAAGTATTTGTTTTCTGTCGAATATAAGTCGCTGGGTCTATTACATTCAAATCAGTTGTAATTATGATATCGGATATATTTTTATAGTATTTACAAGCATTACAATTCCCTGTATTGTAACAATTACACAACATATATTTAACACATAATTATTTTTTATATAAATTTAATTGTATATTTTGGTCGTTTATTGTTTTCTCCACATCGATTATGTATTGGTCCATTGCGACAAGAGTATTGCTAAAAGATATTTGTTCGTTAGTTTCGTATTGGGGGTTTGGCCACTGGAACGTTTTTATGGTGAAAGTTATTAAGGGCGACAACATTTTGGGATTGGAAAGTTTTTTAAATAAAAAAAGTTCTTGCTCTAATTTGTATCTTTCCATTTCGAAATCTTTGATAATGGAATATTTTTGTTGGAAAATAGTATAAAATTCTTCGGCTTTCATATACTAATTGTTATTTATTTCACTAAAACAATCTAACGAAACATATTGTCTACTTTGTGCTATATTGTCGAATTTAAATACAAAATGACTTTTGTGGATACTTAGTACAGTGCCATAAAGAGTCTTTCCATATGGCGGATGAGAATATTGAAGGCGCTGGCCTTTCTTCAAATAGAGCATATGTAGTTGAGGCATATTTATTACTTTTTGTTAGATAAATGATTAATAATATGTGGTTCAATTTTTATTATCTACAATAATTGGTTTGTTCACATTTTATTTCTTGTACTTCTGGGCCTACATTTATACTTGTTGGACCTACACTTGTTGGACCTACACTTGTTGGACCTACACTTGAACTATCAGGTTTATTTATAAAATAATAATATGAAATTATTGTCGCAACGATTGTGCTTAAAACTATTTCCTTTACATAGTAATTTGTTGGCATATGAATACATTATATTAGAAACGTTTAATATAATTTATTTAATATTTCTTTTTTACTTTTTGTGTCATTACTTTTTGGGAGTCATTGCCTTTTGTGCCGAGTTGAGTTTTCCCTTGGATGGTCGGCCTTTATGACTTTGTTTTGGTGTTTTTGCGTTTAGTCCCCAAGTTGCGTACTTTGCAAAATGTTCTGGTTTACCCGATGCGTTAAATGTAGCCTTACTCTTGCCTTTGGACCCACCTCTTTTCATTGTTCCTCTGCGTTTTGTGCCTTTGCGTTGTTTAGTTGCCATATATATTATTATAATACTTTAAATTTTATAATAATGTGTAATTATATAATGCCAGGAGTTTATAATACTATTCGCAGAACATTTAATAAAACAAGTGATTTAAAAAAATTAAAAGAATTAAAAGAATTAAAAGCTCAATTAAGTAATACATTAATTAAAATGGCCAAATCTTCCACTAATGAGTTACATAGTAATAATAATGTACAAGCTCAATTACGTGATTGAGAACATAAACTTTTTAGGGACTATGTAAAAACATTAAAAGAAATTAATAAAATTGAAGAAAAACAAGGTCTACCTTTAACAAATGATACATTGGCCGACAATAGTAATGCCGCAGAAGCAAAACGTTATTTTGAAAAAAAAGTTGAGAGACATAAAGAATATAAAAATTTACAAATGAAATTTCATCAGTTACAAGAAAAATATTATAATTTAAAAAAAGAACATAGACAATTACAAATAGCATTAAATATTAGTCCGACCAACCCAATAAATAATAATAATAATAGAGAAATTGAAACAGAAGAAGAAGAAAGAGAACTAACAACCGCATTAAACAATTCATTACATAATGAATATGCTTTCAGTAATCCACTATCAGAATCAAATTTAGATACACCAGGTAGAACTAATAAAAATAATAGTAATACTAGTAAGACTAGTAAGAATAGTAAGAATAGTAAACTTAGTGGTAAATTCACTCGTTCAACCTTTTTATAAAATTGAAACATAATAATATGAATACAACGATAGATAATTATAGATAAAAATATGGCGTTTAACTGTTGCTTTGGGTTTTTGTCTAGACCATCAAGAGGGTCTTTGATTGTTCCCGATGAATCAAATATGACATATGATGTTTTGCCAAGGTACAACCCTCGACAAGTATTATCGTCTGAATACATTCGTATGTTAATTGATAATAATTATGAGCCAACGTCAAATTGGTTTGATTTCGCAAGCATTAATGGAATTACCGCGTTTTTACAGAGGAAGTACTCGCCACTTATAAATTCAGATATGGTTTACGAGGCATTGTTGTTAGAGCCTCATTATAAAATAAGTTATCGGATGGATGCGCCGGGTTGTAGATTTATTAGACATAAGATATCAAAGTAATTATAAGGTTACTATTTATAAGGTTACTATTTATAAGGTTACTATTTATAAGGTTACTATTTATAAGGTTACTATTTATAAAATTGAAATATTAATATTAATCTTTTTATTAATATAAAAAGACAAAATGATACTTATTATCAATGACTTGGTGTTTGAAGAAACTGATGAATACGGAGACAATACTATTCACGGTAATCATTTTAAATACAATGGTATTGACCTTGAATCTGTATACCACTATGACCCGGTTCAAGTAAAGTTTTACACGTGGAGTTCATCGATGATTAAAAATAAATTGGGTGATGAGAATTTTAATAAAATCAAGCCATATTTGATTATTACTCAAATATAATATATTAAATTTTATCTAGTTTTGAAAATGTTCCGCCTCCAAGATGAATATTTGGTTTGTCTTCTTTTGGAAGAGGTTTCATAAAGTCTGCCATCATATTTTTATAACTATTTTTTATTTTGGGTTTTGTACATGTGTTCATTGTTGACACATTCATTGTCATAATTGGTTGCGTCGTCGGGTTCATTGTCATAATCTGGTATGTCGTCGTAGTGTTAATCGTCTTAGTATTCATCGTCTTGTTTTGTATATAATAATTTATATTATAAATGTTTCAATTTTATTTAAAAATTGATTTAAATTTAATTTTATAATGTAATACAATTATACACAATGGATTATTCTACTTTATCGAAATCCCTCACGCAAACCATTCCAAAAATAAATAAGAAGAATGAAGGTATTTTCTTTAGTCCGCCTTCCTTTATTCAACATAATTTGGACTTGTTGGTACCTTATATAGAGGGTTGCGTAACTGTTCTAGAGCCTTCGTGCGGCTCTGGAGAATATATTATCGCATTAAACAAGAAATTCCCTAATTTACAAATTACCGGCATTGAACTTAATAAAACCATATACGATTCTATTTCAGGATTATTTCCGAATATTTTCAATACAGATTTTCTAACATTTAACTCACCCAATAACTACGACCTTATAATTGGGAACCCGCCTTTCTTTGTAATGAAAAAAGCAGAAATTCAACAACTCTGTGATAAAGAATATTATAAAATAGTTAAATCCAAAACGAGTTACAAATCAGAATTTTATGAAGGCAGGGCCAACATATTTATATTGTTTCTAGTAAAGTCACTACAATTATTGAATGATAACGGGATATTAAGTTTTATACTTCCAAAGAACTTCTTGAATTGTTTGTATTATGATAAGACTCGGAAATACATTTCAGACCATTTCCAGATTCTACATATCGTAGACTGTACGGATAAATTTATGGATACCGAACAAGAAACTATATTATTGATATTGCGAAAGCAACCTGTACATAATGATGATTTTATTTTAAATGTAAAAGGTTATACTATATTTAGTAATAGAATACCTGAATTGTCTCAGTTTTATGAGAACTCTACTTCATTGGCCGAGTTGGGGTTCGATGTGAATGTGGGGACGGTTGTGTGGAACCAAAAAAAAGGTATACTGACGGCCGACTCTACAAAAACGCGTTTGATTTATAGTTCTGATATTGTAAACAATCAACTGGTTATGGCTCAATATAAAGATAAGGACAAAAAGAATTATATTGACCAAAAGGGAATATCCAAGCCTATGATTGTTCTTAACCGAGGTTATGGTAAGGGTGCCTATAAATTTAATTATTGTTTGTTAGAACCAGACCCTGGTTTTAATTTTCTTGTAGAAAATCATTTGATTACCATTCAACATAAGACATCGAAATCAAAAGAACTTTATAAAAAAATATTGGTTTCATTTAATGATGAGAGAACGAGTCGGTTCGTTCAAATGTATTTTGGGAATAACGCGATAAATACGAGCGAATTAAGTACGGTGTTGCCGATATATATGTAATTGTCGTTTTATGTTTATAGTCGTTTTATACTAATTTGCCACGCTGGATTCAATATTCCTTTATGATTACGCCACCTTAACAACATTTCATATATAATATTATTTGATTTGATTTGAAGTACATTTCCATTTTTTATTCCGTGATACTCAAAATCCATTACATCAGTGTATTGTAATTTATCAATATGAAATGTGTTATTGCTCCATAATAAATATGTTTTGTCGGATTGAGATGATTTAATCTTTTCATATATTTTTTCTAGGTTTACAGTGTGACCATATTGTGTTAGATAATCTGTAATGGACCGGTTTACAATCGCTACTTTTTCCGTTTTAAAATAATTCTCTCTGTCTTTTAATTGTTGAAAGAAAGGATTAGGACACTTTATACTAGTCACGAGCTTTTTGTATTCGTGTAATAAAGGTTTGGGTTCAGTAATAGATAGGTCACAATTTATATAAGAATCAATGTACTGTTCGTAATAAAATTCATCATATGTTTTTGGGAACAACTCATATTTAGCTTGTAAAGATATAATTTGTGGAAGATTATTTATTCTTCTAGAATTTCCATATTTAAATTCTAATTTAATGGTAGATATTATTGTATCATTCATATAATAATCCAGGTCTATGTCATAATTATACGTTCTTCCGCCTTTTAAATTTATTTTTATACTCGTATAGTTTGCGTCTTGTGCCAATGTGGCTATTGCTTTGTCCCATTCTTGTTTCAATAATTGCCATTGCTTACCATAAGTTACATCTTCAAGATATTCTGGTGGAATATTATAAAGTAAAGATAACACTTTTTCTCGGGTTTTATTTGTTGCGTCATTGTTTGCTCTTGTCGAATTATTGAAAAAGGTGGTTATGTCGGCTAATGCTGCGACCATATGTGCTGCGCTTGTGTCTGCTGCGCTTGTGTCTGATGCGGTTGTCTCTGCTGTGCTTATGTCTGAGGCCATTTTGTAATATTATGTTTTACATTTAATTTGTATTCAATTATTTATATAGACATATTTTATTAAATATATGTATATGTCAACCAATCGACTAATGAAGCAGTCAACTTATTTTTTCAATGATATTAATAATAACAGTATTAACCAATATTATGGTATTGATGATACAGATATGAAGATTGATATCTTTCAGACACATATTGATACATATTTATTGGAATTTAAATACACCAAGCCTATTGAACAAAATGTTATTAATTTTGTGGGGTTACCCGATGAGATAAGTAAAAAAATAAATTCGTATTTGTTTGATTATATAAATGTGATATATAAAATCAAATGTAACGAATGTTGTATGACACCTCCTAAGTGTAGTTTATTTTCTCTTCAATATAAAATTCCTGTTCCTTATATAAATATTATCAAGTATTACAAATATCTTATTATCAAATATAATTGTTTTTATAATGATATACATTGGTCGCCCGCAAATAGTATACGCATTACTATATTAGAAATTATAACTATGATGAAGTTAAATCATTTTAAATATTTGTTTCATTAAGCACGCATTTCATTATGTACACGCCTGACATATTTGGGTTATTTCATTTATATCTAGTTCACGTTTTATTTTATCATCTAATTTATTACAATGCTCGCACGAAGCACACTTATTACATATAAAGAACTCGTCGGAATACCATTTATTTATTGGGCGTTTTGAATGACATAAATCACACGTTTCTTTTTTTATTTTATTTGCTTTATTTGAATTTAGTGTCCCTGCGTTTAGTACCTGTGTCTGCTTCGCTTTCGGCCAAAGAAAATTATACATTGTGTACTATTAAAATAAAAAATATTAAATAATCAATTTTATAAAGTTAACCGAGTACTAAAAAGTTATTATATTATTTCATCATCGGATGGAAATTCAACAAATGGAGGCAACACAATATCATCATTTTTGTTAAAAGACCTTGCGTAAAACGGGTACGGCATTTCTTCTTTTATAAATTTCATTAGAACCGCCCATTTATTTTTGAATATCCACACTTTGTCATTGAACTCCCGCCGATTCAGATTTCTAAATTCAATAATGTATCCGTCTTCTTCGTCGGTAAGATAGATACATATCTCGGATTCTATGTTCTCTTGTGTAATATAATAATAATAATAACCGCTCTTGTTGAACTGTACATTGAGATAAGCCAATACGTGGTCTATTCTTTTTACCAATTGTTCAATGGGTTCGTTGCTGTAATAAATGTCTCCTGTATAGGTCGCATAAAACGGGAGGAAAGGAACGGGGGACTTGGTGCTTTGAGGCTTGTTCGGGCGCTTACCTACAAAATTGTATATTTGGTCTAACTTGAGAAAATTCAAGGGTCCAACGACTTTGCGTAATTGTGTCAAATCATAGAAATCAATCGTGGTGACATATGATTCGAAATTGGGGGTCGCATTTAAAATAGTGCCTGAATAATTTATTTCGCAGTTTACTATGTTGTATTCAAACTCGACCGAGTTTATGTTGATTGCGATGTGGCCGTTTTGGTTGGGAGTGTTTGTAGTCATATAGTGTTTTTGGGTGGGGTATTTTGAGGTCGTGCTGTTTGCGGTCGATGTCTTTGCGGCCATATTGATACTAGTTAAGATTATATTATTTTTATTTATATGATTTCAATTTTATAAAAAAATAAAAATATTAATTGTAGATATTGTGTTCATTATTTATGCGGTTTCAATGTATTTTTGAATCATATAGGTAATGAACTTGAGAATCATACTAAGATATATCAGCATAAATATATGCCACAAATACGAGAACCACTCCATCCTACGTGGGTGGTCCATTCCAATAATGTAACCTAGGATGAAGAAGAGAAGTTGAATAAGCGTCATCTCGTACATTGTGATTTCAAATGCGTTGTCTTGTGCCATTGTGGTTGCTAGTTTGTTAATAATAATTGTATAATTTTACAATTCAATTTTATTTTAAAAAAGTTTTTTAATTTATTTTATATAAAAAATATTTAAATTATAAGACTGATTATATTCTTATTTTTAATTAGACCTTTTTGTTTACATCGTCTTTCAATTTTACCTTTTCTAGTGCGTATTGTCCACAATGGTCTTCATTTGACAAAATCTATTTTATTACTCATCTGAGTAATACAATTTTCTGTTCTCCATCTACCAAGAGGGGTAGAAATGGTTTTTGGTTTGAATTTGTTGATTATGTTTATGATGAATTTCATTGTTTTGTACTTTACTGTTTAGTGGTCTGGTTGGTACTTTATTTTTTATAAATTATTCATTTCATTTTTATAAAAAAATATTATTACACGTTCAAAGTTATATGTCATCACTTTATATATCGTAAAATTATAAATCGTAAACTTATAAATCGTAAACTTATAAATCGTAAACTTATAAATCGTAAACTTATAAATCGTAAACTTATAAATCGTGTTCCAATTTGTACCGTTGCCATTTTTCCCACTTATCAAACCCGTACTTTAGAATATAATCTCGTTTATCATCTTCTCGTTCTTTAATCATTTGTTTATACAATCGGTTTTTTTCTTCTTCAGACATACAATTGATTCGGGCGATGTGTGCTTCTTGGTCTTTTTGTCGTTGTGCTTCCTGTCTTTGTGCCTCTTGTCGTTGTGATTCTTTACGATGTGTTTCTTGTGTTTTATCCATTTTTAGTCTGTCAAGCATCTTTCTTTCTTCTTCTAGTTCTTTTCTTTGTTCTTCTTGGATTCGAGTTTGTTCTTGTATCCGCTTGAGAAGTTGTATTTCGTAGATGTGCTTTCCTAGAGAATAGGAACCAGACGAATACGCTGATTTTGGTTTATTCCAGTAATGACTCATTTTGTTAATAGTATAATATAAAATATTTGTTTCAATTTTATATTATATTGACCGTGACCTCTTTCTCTCTTTACTAACACTCTTTTTATTATGTGTCATTTCATTTTCATTATGATATTCATTTGAATAATCGCACCCTACATCAGGAGTACTGTAAAACATATCTTCCCAGTTTATTTTATGCCCCCGCACTTCAGCGTGAAAGATAAGTAATTCATCTTGAAGTCTTTCAAATTTCAATTTGGTTTCCATATATAGATTGTAATGTTGTTTATTGAGTGCGTCTAACCTCTCATTATGCTTTTCCAATGATGCGTTATGCTTTTCTAATGATGCGTTATGGCTTTCCAATTGTTTATTTATTTCATTTGATTTATCTAGTTCAACTTTATAATCAAGTTGTGACATTTAATATAAATAATCATTAATATTTATATCTTTATTATTTTATAATTTCATTATTATTTTCATTGTTTAATTTTTCATTGCGCGTCTTTTCATTAAGTAACATATCGTATTTTATATTTAATATGTTGTATTTAAGTTTCAACATATCATTTTCTACATTTAACTCTGCGTTGTGTCTTTCATATTCATCATTAAAAAAAATAAGGGATTTATTGTGGTCTAACAATTGTTTATTAGTTTCTTCTAACTCTTTACACTTTTTGGTCATTTTATCCAATATTGTTTTGAGGTTCATTGTAATATCCATTGAAATACATAATAAAAAGTATTTATTATATTTTTCTATATTACAAGTTTACAATATTAAGTTTTACAATCTTACAAGTTTACAATCTATTTAGTTGCCAACACGATTGTAGTTGGCCGTATCGCGGACATATTTCTTTTTCTTTGAATCCTAGTTCTTCATACAAGCAGGGCTCGATATTTTCTCTCGTGTATATAAAATCCACTTCGGCGCTTTCGATTGTGGTATCGGGGTTTCGGAAAACTGTCATTGGAACATAATGATTGTTGTAGTAGCATTTGTCGTCTTCGGTCACGATGTATATTTTCCCGAGAAACAAGAAAGAATGTGTTTGGTTGTACATTATGTGATGTCTAAGATTGTCGACTAACTCTATTGTATTTTGTCAAATAAAAATATAATAATTATAGTTTCAATTTTATTTATTTTGTTTTCTGAATGCTTCTTCTACTTCTGCTTGCGCGTTTATTTGTATCATTGACAATATTTCTTGTTTTTTTATTTTAATAGTTTCAATCGTTAGTACAGGTGTTGTATTGTGGGGAATATTTCTATAAAACTCACTACAATATTGCTCAATGTCTTTTGCGTGTCCTTTGTGTTGAATACACTCTTCAAGTTTGTTGAGAGACCTGTATCCCGCGTATAAACTTCGCTGTGTGAGTTTACTTAACATTATATATTATGGTTTGTTGTATTTAATTCATTTTTTTTGTGTATTTTTTTAATATCTTGGAACCAATGTGTTTATGATGCTCTAATTCGTTCAACATAAGTGTTAGTTGTTCGCACGATAGTTTTCCATTGACAGTGGGTCTGTATATATAGAAATTGAGAGACTCTGGGAAATATTTTGCTTCAAATATATAAGGGAACAGCCGAATCATAGTTGGGGCGTAATAATAGACGAAATCTACTGTGAATACATTGATGATGAGTCCAATAACGAGTTCATTATAACATATTAAGCGTATAGGATTGTTACGATACGTTTTATGTACGGTTGTGAATGATTGTTTGAGGGCGGCGATTTGGGCCTTGAGGGCGTCGTTTTCGTGGGCTTCTGTTAGTCGTGTCTGTACCATATTTGTATTTGTTATCTATAAATATTTATATAATTTGTATTTCAATTATATATTTTGAATTATATATTTTGAATTATATATTTTCAATTATATAAAAAAATCATATAATAAAGTTTAATAAAGTATAGATAATGAATTGTATAGCAGTGTTGACTCGAGGATATAATAATTATAATGAGTATTCAATGTTAATAAAAAGGAATAAGCATATCGAGATTCATTTAAATAATAAAAGTACGGATGTTCTTATTTTTCACGAAGGAAATATTTCGAATGAACACCAGATAAAAATATCGAACGAAACGCCGTTGTTAAACATAAAATTTATCAACATATCTGGTAAGGCGTTTAAGCCTGAAAAATCAAACATCGTTTTTGATGCGAACACCCGAATGTTTGGATTAAGTTATAGGCATATGTGTTCATTTTGGTTTGTAGATTTTTGGGAGTTTGTAAAGGATTACGAGTATTTATTGAGAATTGATGAGGACTGTTTTATTGATTGTAGTATCGATGACATCTTTTTAAAATTGGTGTCTGGAAATCTCTTTGTCGTTGGGACTTATAGTCACGACGAACACTTTGTTACAAGAGGGCTTAACGATTTTAGTATACAGTTTATGAACCATTATTCGATAAATGTTAATGGTGAGAATTATAAGTTTAATAGAAGAGACCCCAGCGGGCCTTATACTAATCTATTTGGTATATCTCTCAAGATAAGAAATAATGACCTGTTTCGAAAATATGTAAAAGAGGTTGACATTAGTAATAAAATATATGAGAGACGTTGGGGGGACTTGCCTTTATGGGGGGAAGTTATCGATTATATCTTTGGTAAAGACACTCTTTTAATCGATAAAACTATCAAATATTATCACGATAGCCATCATACGCAAGTGAATTAATTTGGGCTTACGGTATAAGGTAATAAAGAAAGATTAATCCTTTTTCCTTCAGCGTTTCGTGGGAATTTTTCATATTCGTGAATTTGAAGTCGTGTTTCGAATAATGCTTTGGATATAGTTTCAAAAGTTATTATTTCTACATTTAGCGGTTTATCATTTAACGGTTTCTCGGTAACGAAGGCTTCCCAGGACCGCGCGGAATCGGCGGCGAATGCTTCCCAACCCTTCGCCTCCACCTCAGTGCGCCTTCGACGGGCCGACTCCCGCGCATTGACCGGCGCCATCATGCGCCGTTCACGATTCTTGTTCGCATTGGCTTTGAACTCAGCATAGGATTTCTCCCATATACCAAACTGCGCCAGTATTGGTAATTTATTTAAAAAGTTTGTTTCATTTGGGTCTAATGATAAATAAGACATTTTACCAGAATCTACAACACATTCTGTCTTGCTCGGATTTATATGTATATTCGTAATTATTCCCATAGGGTTCGGACTTACTCTGGAAGTGAGAAATTCAGGTATGTATGGCATATATACCAGATTATTTAGATAATTTGTGATTACACGTCGGGTGGAGTTAATATCTTTGTTCATAATATATAATATTTCTTCACATATTCTAACTCTTCTCTCAAGTTCACTTAAAGGTATTTCTTCTATAACCACATTAGGAATGTACGTCGGCGGGTCTAATGAAAGATTTTCTGTATAAAATCTTGGATTCGCATTAACCGGAGGACTAATTCTTGGTGTATTGGGTGTTCCAAGTCTTGGATTAGACCTAGATCTAGACCTAGATGATTTTTTAAGAGTGTGTCGCCCCGATAATGGCGGAATACCTGATAATGGACGACCTGATGATGGACGACCTGATAATAACATTTTATTTAACGACGAAAGATTCAATGGTGGAAGTTTTAAAGGATGTAATTTTCTAGTTTCATTTGTTGCCTTTCTATTTGTGGCCTTTACATTTGAGCTTATTCCATTTGCGGCCATATATATAATAAAATATTATTATATAAATGTCTGGTGGGCTCTTTCCTGGTTATCCGTTTACCTTAAACATAAAGTGTATTATTTTTTCGGTCATTATTATGGTCATATACACATTCCGGCCTCCTGTTCTCTCTCTTATACCTTCTTTGTCAATCTATTTTATTATATTCGTAGTCAGTTATGTGGCGTTGGCCTGGTACGATTATTATTACGCGTGTTCGCAACTTCCACTTCAAAAGTCAAGTACGGGGTTAACGGATTACTTAAAACCGAAAGTTTATGAACCTGAAAAACAAGTAGGGCATATGTTTTCAGAAAAGGAAATTAATAAAAACAATAAAACGATTTATGCTTTACATTTATTAGTAATAGTCCCAATCATATTATACATTGGAATAAAAAATAAAAAGACGCCGAAAGAGGCGTTCTATCTTCTTATAGTGTTGGCGGCCTTTACTGCCGTATATCACGGATTTAGGTTGTTGTCAGTGATTCATATATAAATATTATAGTTATAGTATATGAAAGTAAGTAAAATAAAAACAGATGAAGAAATGGAACTATTGAAGAATACAACAGTAACTAAGGGGATGATAAAACAAATAATAAATGATGATGCTGAAATATATACTGAATCGGGTGAATTATTGTTAAAATTTAAAAAGAATGTGTTAACTGACGGACAAGATTTTTATAAAAATGTGAAACCATTTATGGATAAACATCCATCAACCAATAGAGGGAGTGTGTCAGGAGGGTTAAAAATGAATGTAAAAGATAATCCGAAAATAAAAACATCGATTCTAGGATATTTTGATAAATGGTCACCCAAACAAAAATTTTTATTCAAAAAGCTTGGAATGAAAGTTCCTATAGAAGTGAGAGAAACAATGTATAATGTGGACGAAGAAGAAAAATATAAATTAATAGTACCTTTTATAAAACAAATAGATGGATTATATAAAAAATATATTCCTGATAAATATAAAAAACAAAGGAAAAAGGCGGACGAAACTGAATTTAAAATAGAGGGAACCGCGTTTACAACAGTAACAACCAATATAAATTTTCAGACAACCATACATAAAGATGTTGGTGATGACGAAGATGGTTTTGGTAATTTGTCTGTAATTGAACACGGTTCTTATGAGGGAGGGGAGACTTGTTTTCCTCAATACGGGATTGGGGTCAATGTAAGAGAAGGTGACATATTATTAATGAATGTACACGAATGGCACGGGAATTTGCCGATAAAATTCAAAGGGAAAAATGTTGAGAGATTGTCGGTGGTTTGTTATTTAAGAAAGAACATTTGGCTAAGAACAAAAAATAAAACAAAAAAGTACAGAGATAAACACAATAAAACATTGCGTGACCTAAGGGGGAAACTTAAGCGATTGGGTCTTTAAGCGGTTGGGTCTTTAAGCGATTGGGTCTTTAAGCGATTGGGTCTTTAAGCGATTGGGTCTTTAAGTGTTCAGACCTTTCGGGTCTTTAAATTATTCTTACTTTTACTTTTACTTTTACTTTTACTTTTACTTGTTTTATCTCTCAATCTTATTTCTGTCATTCCATTTGCTCTATGAAAAATAGTAACAAACTGTGGGTATGTTTTATAAAGATAGTCAGCTGATAATTTATTTCTTTCAAATCGGTCTTTACCTAATCCTCCCTCAGCTAGAAACTTTGTTTTAATCGTAATATAATTATATCTTAATACGCCACCGTCTTTAATATAATAAAGGATGGATTGTTCATAATCTTCTTTTCCTTCTGAGTTCACATTGGGGTTAAGTTTTTTATCGTGGCGGACAATATAACCGTGAAGAGCTCCAATAATAAATGAAAGTCCTGTAAATGTGGATTGTTTCATAAAGAATGGGTTTCGTACTGGATATATTCCCCACATAAAACGTTTTTCTCTCTTTAAATCATCATAGCATTTTAAAAGGAATGCGTGGATATCTTTCATAGGTACAAGTTTATCTACAGGTACAAGTTTGCTTTTTTTTAAATTAAGAATTTGTTCAATGTCATCATCTATAGACACTACGTATTGACCTTCTTTAAAATAATTCCGAATGAATATACGTTGATTAGCGATACCCAATTTTCCAATAATAATTTGATTATATGAATCTTTAGGTAATACTTTTAAGTATATCTCTCTTTCTTTATCTGACGCAACAAAAATATAAATGTGTTTATGGTTGATTCCTCCATTTATAAGGGTAGTGAGGGTTTTCTGAAATATAACATCCGACCTTTTATAAGTTGGAATTGCGATTACATACATAGTATATAATATATAAAAAAAAATATATATTATATTCCTGAATATAATTAATAAGTATTGTCGTCATATACGTCTGTTAGTACTGTGGTTGGATACATATTTTTGATTATGGTATTTATGGTGGGTGGTTTCTGTTTACTAACAGGTTGTTTTATGTCATTACCTGTTGTGTTATTACCTTTTGTGTCATTCCGTACAAGTCCTACTTCAAGTACTAGCTCCGGTATTGAATCATATTCTGGTACTTTATTTAGTCGCGGTGACTGAAAATCGCCTCGCCCATCAAAATTGGGACGTGGGGACTGAAACTCACAACGTATCTCTCGTTGAAACAAAATGGGTTTGTCTGTTTTATCTAGACCTACCACATATTCACAACCAATTTCGGGTAAAACATTGGTAAGTGGGAACGACATTTTTATCTAATTTAGTTATACATATTATTTTTATTATATGTTTCAATTTTTATTTTATAATAAATATAATATGGATATACCAAACGGTATAAGTGTTATGACTGAATCATATATAATGATGGACCGTTTTATTACGATTGAAGCGATATTCGACGCAAAGCCGAAGCCGAAGCCAACTCCAGTGCCAGCCGCAAAGACAGTCGTAAGTCCAAGTCCAGCCGCAAAGCCATTAGTAGGTCCAAGGCCAACTCCATTCCCAAGGCCAAGTCCAGCTCAATTAAATGAAAAAGGAAAAAGAAATAGTCGTAGTACTCTATCTGATAAAGAGCTAATAGAAAAAATTAAAGGATTAATAATTACGGAGTCTCAAAATTTTAATAAGTCATATAATTCTAATCGTATATTACAAGGAGTTGATGATGAAATGATTTTGTTATTAAAAGAAGTAAACACACGTATATATAAACCACAAGTAAAAGGAGTTGAACCAATAGATATTAAAAATGTAGTTCACTACATATTGACACATAAAGGAGGAGAAGTATTCCAAGAATATTCTAAGATACCTGATACTAATACAGCTATAAAACAAAAGTTTTTTGAAAGATACCAATTATATTTAAAATGGCTACGAATGGTACCTTGATAACTTCATTTATGCTTTTTTATTTTTATTATTTATTACATCTACGTTTGCGACTACCACCATATTTATAAGTTTTGTGTGACGCACCTCTATTGACACGACCCTGCATTACTTGTCTATTGTATTTATTACGCTCCGCTTGAGTTAAATGGGGTTTATTTTTAGAACTTTTTGTTCCATTTGGGCTTTTTGATTTTTTAGTAGTTGCGGTTTTAGGTGATGGCATTGTACATTATAACTATATTTTAATTAAAATAATATATAGACAAAAACGCTATATATTATTAAGATGAGTGAGCACGAAGACAAAGTACAAGGAACGAAAGTACACGAAGACAAAGTACAAGGAACGAAAGTACACGAAGAACACCAATATTTAAATCTTTTAAAAAATATCATTGACAATGGTCATTTTGAAGAGGGTCGAAATGGAAGAACCCAAAGTATATTTGGGCATTCGATGCGATTCTCATTAGAGAATAACAAAATACCTATTTTAACAACGAAGAAAACAGCTTGGAAAACTTGCTTAAAAGAACTGTTGTGGTTTATTCGGGGGCAAACGGACAATAAAATATTGAAAGACCAAGGAGTCCACATATGGGATGCGAATGGTTCGAGAGAGTTTTTAGATTCTCGAGGATTGACTCAATATGCTGAAGATGAACTTGGGCCTATATATGGGTATCAGTGGCGACATTTTAATAAATCTTATAAGAGTGATTGGAGTAAAGGTATCGACCAGCTCCAGCAAATTATAGACGCACTTAAAGATTCGACGCAACGCACTAGTAGGCGGCTTATTATGACCGCGTGGAACCCGTGTCAACTAGACGAAATGGCTCTTCCGCCGTGTCATATTGTGTGTCAGTTTAATGTCCACGGTGGAAATAAACTGTCGTGTTCAATGTATCAACGGAGTGGGGATTTTCCGTTGGGGATACCGTTTAATATTGCGTCGTATGCTTTTTTGACGCATTTGATAGCCAAACATTGTGGTTTAGAGGCATACGAATTCGTACATTTTGTAGGGAATTGTCATATATATGAGGAGCACATTGAGGCGATAAAGGGGCAGATTTCAAGAGAACCTTTTGAGTTTCCTTCTCTCTTTATAAAGAATAGGAGAGAGAATATTAATGATTATGAAGTAGATGACTTTGAGGTCCAAGGATATAAGAGTCACGACGCGATAAAGATGAAGATGGTCGCATAAGTATTTTGTAACCTAATTATGAATGTTACCTAATTATGAAGAGCTGTATCTTTGAAACTGTTCTTCGTACAGCATTTCTATGTATTTATACAGAGGACGATAATATTTTTGTATTTTGATGTCAGGTAAATATGCGCCAAACATCATATGGTCACAATACAATAAAAAATCGCCTCGGTCAAACATATACATCTGAGACGTGTCAATTCGGTCGAGGAGTTGGTCAATTCGTAACATATAGTATTATATAGAGTATTGTTTTTAATTGAAATATATAAGTATTTATTAACAAAGACACGCCACTTTATCAAATTGTCCTTCAAATTGTAGCAGTGTGTGCCCAACATAGTCACCGCACTTTTTACAAAATCTTATTTGAAATTGGGGACTGCGGTTATCTTTCTGAATCCAAAATATAGTGAGTCCATTTTCTTCATCTTGCGGACGTTTGTTTCCACACCAATTTGTAGTACCGATAAGATACGCCAACCTATTTTTATTCCTTTTTGCGTCGGACATTATAGTATCCATAAAGGTGTAATCTTTTATGATTCGAATTATTTCCGACGGAACCTTCAAGCCGCTTAAAATGAGTTGCTTGTGAAGAGATTGTGAATCCATTGTGTATAGTAATAATTATTTCATAATATAGGTTTCAATTTTATTTTGAGATATCTTTATTTTTTAAATACAACCGCAAAATATCAGAAGCTTCATATTTTTTATTTTACTGTACCGTGAATATTTTACACGACGAACTTTTAATATTTATTTGACAGAGTAGGTCATACACCAAGAAAAAATATAAGGTTTAGTTTTTTAATACTTTATGGTCTAAGCTTTTATACCCATAAACTTTATTATATTTTGTGTTAGAATATTTGGTACATTAATCCTATTAATCACTAATGGTGTCATTTCAAGTACTTCTTTTGCTCTTTGTCTTTCGTCTATTTCTTCTTCTAATTTTTCCATTATTGGACCATCGTAATCTTCACATTCCATTATATTTTTACTCGCCCACAAATACAGAAATATATGAAACATTTTTTCAATATTACCGTCATATGTATAGTCTTCGTCCATTTTTTGTATAAATTTCAACATTTCGTCAAATACTTTCAGATTATTCTTAATTTGTTTATAACAATCTACAGCAGAATAAAATAAATCTTCTTGATTGAAATAATCTTCAATTATGTCTGATTTTAATAATTCAATATTCTCTATATATTCTTCTAATTTTTCATCCGATTCAGTTACTTTTTCTCTCAAAGCCTCATCAAGCTTTTTTTCAAGTAGGTCTTTGAAGCAATCATCAAGCTTTTCTTCAAGTAGGTCTTTGAAGCAATCATCAAGAGTAAGACGGTAAGCCATTTTGTATTTAGTTTTAGTGTATAGTAATAATTATTTCATAATATAGGTTTCAATTTTTATTAAATAAATAAAAATAAAAATAAAGGACATATCCGGACTCGAACCGGAATTAGCAAAACCAAAACTTGCGGTGATAACCATTACACTATATGTCCGTACACCCGATGGGGGACTCGAACCCCCGACCACTTGATTAAAAGTCAAGCGCTCTACCGACTGAGCTAACCGGGTATTTACATTGGGTGGGATTCGAACCCACGAAGAAATGAATCAGCAGATCTTAAGCCTGCCCCGTTTGACCGCTCCGGAACCAATGTTTAAAAATATTAATTTATTAGATTATATTAACTTGTATGATTGTATTAACTTGTACACTGGGTGGGATTCGAACCCACGAAGAAATGAATCAGCAGATCTTAAGCCTGCCCCGTTTGACCGCTCCGGAACCAGTGTATAAATAATGAATATATTTTTCCCTATCCGGGATTCGAACCCGGGCCACCCACGTGAAAGGCGGGAATCCTAACCAACTAGACTAATAGGGATTATAAAATATATTTGTTCTAGGACGGAGTCGAACCGTCGACCGATGGCTCATAAGACCATCGCTCTAACCACTGAGCTACAAGAACATTTCGTCCGAGACAGGAATCGAACCTGCGCGTTGAATCAACAAAGCCTTAGCAGGGCTTCACCTTAACCACTCGGTCACTCGGACATAAGAATATATTTTGTTCTAGGACGGAGTCGAACCGTCGACCGATGGCTCATAAGACCATCGCTCTGACCACTGAGCTACAAGAACATAACGATACAAGAACATAACGATACAAGAACTGGGTATCATATTGCTTTCACATATTAGTATAGCCTATAGCTTTAAATATGTTTTTAATATAATATATGTAAATAACTTATCCTAATGGAGAGATATTATTTATCCAATCCGACACTATTTTGTAGTCAGTAGAGTGATTAATTTGACATACTTCAAATGTATTTGTAATAGAATTAATATTACCATAACCAAATCCACCAAAAGAAACACTCAAACCTTCAACTTGTTTACTTACAATATAAATACAATATTTATTTGGTTCTATCACTATTTTATGTATATCATTTGCGTTGAATATAATATTAGTTAACTTCAAAAATCTGGACATTATAAATAAATAAGAAATATCTTTAAATATAAATAAAAAATGGTAGCCACGCAGGCGTCTCCATCTTTTATTATTTTTATATTACAAATATTCGTACACTGTCTGGTCGTTTTCTAAATGTGATGTCTTCTTATTCTGATTCAAGCACGTACTTGGATGGTCGGCGAGATTTTTTCTTAGATAGCACGACTTGTTTTGCTTGGCACTGTCTTTTTGCTTGGCACTGTCTTTTTGCTTGGCACTCTTTTTTTGCTCGAACAGTTGTACCAATTTTGTGTGGAGGTCTTGAGAATTCGGACTTGTAAATGTTGTTGTCCTTGTAGTCCTTGAACGCAAATTTTGCCTTTGTCCCTTGTAGCCGTGACCCTCGTTGCCGTTTCTCTTGTAGTTGATACATCTTCTCATATGATTCGCAAATGTTGAATTTTCCATAAATGTCACAAATGCGACCATAAACATTATATACAGGAACACCAGAGCTGACGCAAAGAGGTGGGGTTTTCGTAGCCGACGATTCGTAATCTGGGTATTCGTAATTTGAGTATTCATCATCTTCAGACAAGTATAGGGGGAGCATCAAGAACAAAGTATAATTATAGGTCTTTTATAAAATAATATATGTTTCAATTTTATATGACTTGTAAAAATTTTTGTAATAAAGTATTTATACCTGATAAAGAAAAAGTAGAAATTGCGTTTGCGTATAAAATACGTACCTATAGATAAATTACCAAAATCAAAGAAATCATTAAAGAATCTTTTAAAAACTGTCTATTTAGAAGGTTGTAAAAAGATATATTGTCAAAAGAAATGTTCTAATAGTAAAAGTAAAAGTAAAACTAAAGGGACTAATATACAATGGTTAAAATCATATTCAAAAAAGAGGAAAGAGAGATTAATGAAACAAGGAGCTACTTCTGGCTGTAGAGATTTAAAAAAAGAATTTCCTGGGTACTATACATTATAAAATAAAAATAACTGGTGGCCACACAGGCTCCTCTTCGCAGTTATTTTTATTTGTTTTATATATCTAGAATGTAATATCTAGAATTGGTTCTTGCTCATATTCAGCGTATTCGTTGCTAGCATAGCCCAAAGAATAGGTAGCATTACCGCAAAAGTGTTCGAAAATGTCGCGATTGCCCGGTTCATCGTGGCCTTTAATGGGTCGTCGCGCGAGTTCCTTTGAAAACTTAATTTTTGCGGCGCGAGATTGTGGGGTACCTTTGTACGTCGTGATTTTCGCCGCTTTTGTGACCACGCGTAGTTTCTTTCCGTTTGGCGCGGTATATTGCGTTGGAGTCTTGTAGGTGTATTTGGAATGTTTGCGTTGCGCCCGTGTGGATACGCGGTTTGTCTCGTAAAGGTCTTCATACTTGGCGTGATGGGGTGCGATGTCGATGGTGTACATAGTGGCAGATTGTAGATAGTTACTGTTTATTACTGTATAATATCGATTTCAATTTTTATTTGAAACAAGAAATGAGTGAGAAAATCGACAAATGAGTGATAAAATAAAGTATACTATAATCAATAGTTTTATACATTTTCATCTATATACATCCTGAATAGTTAAGAACATAGATTTGAAATGAACTATAAAGTGATAAAATAGAGTATAATATAATAAGATATAATACAATATATACGACCATAAAATATTTCATCAGCATTACTAACTTCTCCATATATAATAATAGATGCTCTAGTTTTATATTTTATCTCTCCATATAAAATAAGTATAACTAGAAATGTTATAATAAAATAGTTTTGAAAAATGATGATAGAGAGATAAATATATATAAAACTAGTTCTTATTCTTTATTAATGGATGAAATAGTAATGAACCGTTTCGCATCCGCATTTTATGCTATAGAAAGAAGTATATACAATTGGTTCATATCTTTATATGAAAGAGTAAAAAGGTGGCATTAAATAAAAAACTGGCCACACAGGCACACCGTTTTTTATTTTGTTTTTAACTTGCCCAAACTTCGCCATTGAAGAATTTCTCGTTCGCAGTGAATATTTCAGGCGTGTGTTCTGGTTCTTTTGCGTAGTAGCTTTTAAAACGACACATCCGCAGTACCGCCAAATGCTTTTGGTAAATCGCTTCTAACGCAGAGTCAAGACATACACATTCTACTGGCGGGTCACACGCGCGAGTTAGTTCACGCTCCAAAATACGTTGCCGCCGAGCAAATGTTTGAGCTGCTGAAACCTTTGCCGAAATAGCGTCGTTGTCTTCGAATTCGATGTCGCAGTAATTACCTTCCTTATCGTAGATTGCTGGATAGCTTTTCTTGGTATGTACATTCTCTAGAAAGTCGTCAAATATATCAGAAGACCTTATCGCTTCAAGAGAGAACTCGTGTGCCTTTGTGCGTTTGATGTACCCAATAACATTACCGCCGAACGTGTGATTCAACCCATTGCGCAGGTCAGCGATACTTATGATAGTCGGCACCCAAGTGATGTAGAGGCGGGCGACCGGTTCGGTGGTGGAAGGAGTGAAAGCCATTTCGTCTACAGGTTATTATAACAATATATATTTTTACAGGTTTCAATTTTTCATTAAATAAAAAATGGTGGCCACTCAGGCTTCTCTCCCATTTTTTATTTTTATTTTATTACATCTTAGTGACTTCTTTGTTCAAAATCTTAGTTAATAAGTCTGAAGAGTAGGCTGGTTTTCCGCTACAACATACGGAATCAAGCGGCAACTCCCAAGGAGATATGTTGAGTCCATATGGGTGTTTTGACAATAGTGCTTGCTCCCGTACTTCATTGTCTGGACAGTGTGTTGGTGTGGTGTAGGTGCGTTTGAAGTTATCTTCAACAAATGTAGGCAGTTCAATGTGGACATCAAGTAATTGAAAAGGAGCAACCGGAGGACGTACAAACCCTTGTAGAGGTTTCTTGGAAAACACCTCTCGGCGTGTGGTACACCCAACAAGATTAGGCAAGCAAAATGTAATATATACGCATTTCTCTCTATTATTGGGAAATACAGAGAATTCATTTAGAGAAACACCAATAGTTTTCCCGAGATCTTTAATTGGTTTGCTGTCTTCAAACGCACGAATTAATTTTTCCATCGGTTTTACACCCTCCGATGGGTTCACAGCTTTATTGTGTTGGTAACGCATTTTAAAGGGGTTAGCATTTCCAATAATACCGCGTATTACGTCCTCAGTTCCCTTGTTCTTATTGATAATTTCACCTTTCTTATCTTTCTCTTTCAATATACGTCGTAATTCTTCGTGATTAATACGGCTGGAGTCAACCCCATTGCTAGTTTTGTGTAATGTGGCCCACTCGTTATCTATATCATCACCTTCACTAGTGAAATTTACTTTGAGCGGAATTTGGTCAAGATATTTACTGCCCTCACACATATTTGTTCCGCGGCGAGGTGCGAATGCCATTTCTGGGTGAGTGTTGTCGTGCCACGAAATGAAACGTTTGAGCTCCTTAAGGACTTTAGGTTTAACAACATATGTACATTTTACAGTGACACCGTTTGGCTTGACAATTCTTTTTATTATTGGTTTACCATTTGAACCCTTCACCATAACATCGACTGTTTTTTGTCTTATGAAAATAAGGATGTCTGCCCTAGAGTCATACCCGCAGCAACGACCAAGCAAACCTTGTAGTAGAGTGTCCGTTTTGGTATTATTTGACGTTTCCATACACCACAACAAATGCGTCTTATTAATTTCTTTACCCATACGAAGCTTACCCTTGATGAAGATGACTGTAGGTCGGTCGGGTTCAACACTGAGCACATCGTTAATTTTCCATTTAGTCGTTTGAATGTACTCTTTAACTACCCATTCCGCTTTGAGAGCAATTTTTGAGAGATTTGAGAACATTCCTCGCACGATAGCGTAACCATTGCGGTTAATCTTAAGGCATTCTTTAAATTGGACTTCAGGCGTATCAGAGTAAATGCGTATCTGATTATCTTCTCGCATTTGTTTGATACCCCGATATGACTCGGGAGGATACATACGAACAATTTTTTTGTGTTGTTTTTCTAAAATATTAGAAGTGAATTCAGAAAAGGGAGTTGCGGAAACAGAGAGAACAAAACAACCCTCGGGAACTGAGTTACCTGTGGGGTCAATGCTGAACTCAACGTTAAACTTGTCTACTCGTTGGCCCTTACTCTGTCCAAAGTGCGACTCTTCCCAAACATAAATAGTTTTACCTTTCTGCTCAAATTTACCTAGGTCAGGACCCCAGACGACATCGATATTCTTTTTAAGTTTATCAATAATGGCGTCGTCTTGAATTCCTTCCGTTATGATATAAGTCGAAATGAAATCATCCCTCGATGTCTTGGTCTGTACCTTAAGTTCAATTTCGCTATTTCCGGTAAAAATCGCTCCGTAATCCACAATGCCTTTACGAATCATCTCACATATGACGAACAAGAACGTACCTGTTTTCCCCGACTGCATTTCTGCCAACAACAAAATGTATGAGATTGGGGTCGTTTCAAATGTATACACAATCTCGCGGCCTGCTTTGATTTGCTGTGGGTAAGACATAATTATTAAATGTTATTGAGTGAGTTGTTAACGTTGAATTGCCGATGAACGAGAAGAGCTTTTGAAGTACGCGCGATGAGCCGTTTTGTTTGATAAAAAACTAATAATAAATCAGGTTTCAATTTAATAAAAAATATTAATATAAAACATATTGGTACATATATACCGATTACGCAATCTCACCGAGATAATTCATAATCGATTCGTATTGTCGGCGAGTAAGTTCGTCAGTATAAGTAATGATATTGGTTATAATATAGTAAATGTCGTTGATGTACGCTTGTGAATACATATCTTCTTCTTCTTTCTGAGTCATATAAGAGAGAATGTCGGTCTGGGTGTAGTCGTTGAATTGGGCGGCCATTTGTGAGCGTGAGTAAATAAAAAATATTGGTTTATATACGTTTCAATTTTACAAATAAAAAATAATGGTGGCCACTCAGGCTTCTCTCCCCATTATTTTTTATTTTATTTTTTTAGGCGATGTTAACGTTTCCGGCGTAGTCGTACCCGTATTTTTCGCGATACTCTTCAGCTCCTTCGCGGGTCGCCCAGTCAAACAAACGTGGTGGCGGTGGAATATCTTTCCAGGCACACATCTTTGGCTCGATACATTCGGAATCTTTGGGAGCATTGGTAGAGCGAACAAGTGGGGCCGGACCTTGTGATTTCCAGTAATCGGACCAATATTCTGCCGTAACAGTGGCTTCATTTGGTTTGTCTTCGGGTTCTGGTGGTGAATTGACCGCACGAACCATTTTATAAGGTCCTTTGGGTTCTTTGTTGTCGCGCTCCATCGATGGCGGCATCTCGAGTTCCGGTTCAAAGTCGGTAAAAGTTGGCGTTTTTGATAGCCGACACGGAGGGCAATTGCAAACGAACTCGGCTTCATCATCGGTATCTATTTCTTTTACAGTTCCGAATGCCGCATCTGCTTCAGGCGCCCACGGTTCGATTGCGACAGACAACGGAACAATCTTTTCCATTTGCGCTTCATTCATAAGGTAAGGGGTAAATGTTTTCCATTGTGGGGCGTGGGTTACCTTCCAGTAGCGGTCGGCATACTTACGTGTCTTACGGTCATACTCGTACTTGTAGACAACGGCCGCGAACTTGTAGTCGTGTATGAGGTCGCTGATGCGCATAAGTGCTGGATGGGAGTCGTCGATGGTATAGATGTAGAACTTCTTGAACGTTGGGGCGCCGCTCGTGGGGGTGATTACAATCTCACGAACTTGTTCAATAAACCCGAAACCAAAGATGGCCTCTAGGGTCTGCTTGACAAACCTGGAGTCATATTCTGGACGAGAATAGTGAATCACGAAAGATGCGTCGGCGAAAGACATTTTGAAATGATGAAAGAGTAATGAAGGGTGGGGGGAATTCAACCATTATTTTATCAATAAAAAAGGTTTCAATTTTAAATAAAAATAATGGTGGCCACTCAGGCTTCTCTCCCCATTATTTTTATTTGTTTTTTTCTTTTTATTTTATGGTGTTAGTGTTAGTGGCGCAGTGTTAGTGGCGCGGTGTTAGTGGGTGTTTAGAGCCAGAGCTGAGTGTCGTCTTTGTAGCACGTCGTAGCTGATGCTTTGTATTTCGTCGTAACTGATGGGTCCTTCCACAATTCTATGGTCGTTTCTTCCCAACTTGAATCTAAATCCCACGGAGCGTTTTTGGGGTATTTGAGTTTACAAACTTCAAAAACTTCCTTGATATGCTCGTTTTTGTCTCGTGGAACCAGGGTTGCCTTGTGCTCGCGTCCAGTCTTCTTCTTATGCCAGGTAGGGTAAGGTTTCTTTGAAATTTGCTTCGGCGCTTCAACAATTTTCCCGCGCTTGTTCTCGATTTTGTGAACAAATTTGCGCTTATGGTCTTTGCGCCCCCGTTTGGATTGAAACGCTTTGATGACTTTGTCCGAAATACCAACTACGTGGTTAGGCCGAGTTTCTTCTTCCGTAATACCGGTCGCTCGTTTAATCTGAGTTTCTTTTTCTTCACAAATTTGTACTTCTTCGAGCTCTGTTTCGTACAACAACTCGTCTGTAACCAGAATGTTGATGTAATCGTCGATCCACGAGATTCCGTTTCGGTGTTTTTGGTATTCGGCTATGCTAAGCTCCTTACCTTGAACAGTTTGCCCGACTCGTTCGAAAAACGGAGATTCGGACAAATAGATATTTTGCGCATTTCCTGAATAACGAAGATTAGAATGCGTAGTCTGTAGCATATATACTTCTTGTTCGATGATTCGCCGATTTATACCTTCTTCTTCGGTTTCGTACTTACCTTCGCCGAATAATTCCAAGTAAAGGACATCGTCCTCACTCGTTTCGTCTTCGTATAGAGCTGCTGCTTCGTCCCATTTCTTGATTTTCTCGTCGAGCGTTTCTTCTTCTTGGTCATATAGTCCGGCCTGTGCGTCCAACCAAGCGATTTCGTCATCGAGACGGTCGTGATGGTCTTCAGCGATGTCTAATTTACGGTCGTTACAGGCCCAGCTGTCTTCGCTGTAAAACGAATCGTAACTTCCATCGCTCGACAATGTGTCGAAGCTGTCGCGGAGGTTGGCGGCGGACGGAGAAATAGCGGTGGTCATCTTGTATCAGAGCGCGTGGTGTGAGTTGTATGTTTATTTATTAATAAAAAAGGTTTCAATTTTTAAATAAAAATAATGGTGGCCACTCAGGCTTCTCTCCCCCATTATTTTTATTTGTTTTTCTTTTTCTTTTTTAAAGTGTTAGTGTGAGTAGCGCGGTGTTAGTGTTGGTTTAGCGTATGTTGTGTGAAGTGTTTTCGGCCCGAGTATACAGTGGTGGAGGTGGGACTTGTTCTCCCCAAATTTGTTCGATGTGGCTGTGGCCTTGTGGTATACCCCAAAGAAGTTCTTCCGATTGAAGTGCCGTCGCGCGACGCAAAATAGGTGGTTTAAGTGGGGTATTATCCCATTCGGAGATTGGCGGAATTATGCGAATAACTGGTGACGTGTCCCGTTCGGAGAATGGCGGATTTGAGCGAACAAATGTAATTGGTTTGCCGCTGAACGCTTCAAGCGCATCTTTGAGTTCGTTCCATTCTTCTGATTCCGCGTCGTACATTTGGTCGCATTTCAAGACGATTTCTTCTGGGTCGTCTGAGCGCGTAAGTGGTGGAGGTTTTGGAATCTTTTTCGCGATACATCCCGGGTAATCTTCTCCGAAATGCGCAACTGCTTGAGCGAGTTCTTCGAAATCATTCGCAGTGTCTTCTTCGTCGGAGGTTTTGGAATCTTCCGGACCATAAATAGAGGATAATCTTTTCTGAATTGATAATAGTTCGTCTTGAGTAATTTCCGCGTAAGGTTGGGACTCCATAATATGGGGCTTGAATGCGGCTTCGGGAGAAACATAGTTAAATACTTTCCAATAACGTTCGACATACTTACGTGTTTTCCAGTCCCACTCGAGCTTGTAGGCGACCTTGATAAAATATTCACGGGTGATGCGGTCGGCAATCTCTTGTAGTGCCGGCGTGTTCTTGAAAGTGAGCTTGTAGGTCTTGTGGGGTTTGCCGAACGGGTCCTTCTTATTTGACTCGTAAATGTCTTCGATGTAGTCTGCTCCTAGAATGGCGGCAAACGTTTTCGCGACGAGAGACTTGTCGCAGTCCTTGCGAGCGTAGCCAATGTAAAGCGAGATTGACGACATTTTTGGATGAAAGTTGATGGATGAAAGTGGTTGAACTCGATTGACGCTGAACTGTTTACATTTATTATTTGTAATTTTCAGAGGTTCAATTTTAAATAAAAAAATAGAGGCCACTCAGGCACCCATTTTTTATGTTTTTTTTATGTTTTTTTATTATCGTGTTAGTGTGGTATTAGTATTCTTCGGTGGAGGTAGGGTGTACTTGGCAGCGCTCACAACGTTCTCCGTGGTCATTCCCCTTCTTTACCGAGCACCACAAGCAGCAGAGGTTACGTCCCTTGAAGTCCTTGGGCGGGTTTGAGTGCGACAGGTAAACCCCACAGACTTCGCAGGGCGGGCGCGTAGGTAGGACAAACCGAGGTACTGGCACAGGTTCAGGCTCGGGTTCGATATAGGCCGCCCGTTTTATGTTCCCAGACTCGACCAGTTCGTCCATTATATTAACATCTTCATAGACCGGCGCTTTTTGGCGTTGTTCGAGTAGCTCCGTCCATTCGGTTATGTCAAATACCTCGATGTCGCCCCATTTCGCTGCCGCTTTTACAAGTTGGTAAAAGGTCTTGAATTCGTTCACGCTTTCAGCAATCGTCAGGACATCTTTGACCATAAGGCTCGGTTTTGGCTCAAAGGATATGCCTATCTTGGACACTTGACGGACTGCTTCAGCTTTGCGTTCAGGCTTGGCGTTGCGTTTGCGAGGGGTCATCCATTCAGAATCCATTGTATAGTACTCGTTAACCAGTGTGTTTGATGTTATTTTATAATGATTAAATAATTCAATTTTAAACACTATAAAGAGAGAAATAAATGAGTAAGGGAAACAAGAAATGAGTGAGAAAATAGAGAAATGAGTAATAAAAAAATGGTGGCCACTTCAGGCTTATTCTCCCCATATTTTTATTTGTTTTTATTTTCTTTTATGAGGTGTTAGTGGAGGTGGCGCGCAGTGTTAGTGTTTAGTAGAACACAAGTGGTTCGATGGGAAGGTGATGGCCGAACATACCGTTGTTTCCCCAGAAGAACTCGTAATTGTCCGCATCTTCGTCTTCGATGTTGTCATCTTCGTCGTCTTCGTCATCTTCGTCGTCTTCGATGTTGTCATCTTCGTCGTCAATGTCCATATTGTTGGCATAATCGAGGCCGTCTTGGTACACAGTGAATTGAATGTCCATCAAGGTATCTTGAATGCGCATATGATCCAAGATTTCTTGAAGAATACGGCGGTTGTAGGCGTAGTGCGCGTTGACGATGGGGCTTACTGAAACTGCGTGATTGAGCGTGTCACGCCAGTTGTTGATGCTGAATCCGCCGAAAATCTCGAGGCCGAGCTTGGTGGTGTCGAAGTATATCTTGGGCGCCAAATCCGACGAGACTGTGCCTACGCGCCGCCCTTGGTGGTAAATGTTGATATCGAATCCTTCGACTCGTTTCTCAAAATTTACACCGTTCATCGTGAAGAACTGAGGGCCGTTTGCGGACAAGTCAATCGCCATTGTATGAGGAATATCGCGTACTGAAGCAGGGTTGGGGTGTATAGTTTATTTTATATCCCAAAATTATTTCAATTTTATTTAAGTTTTTTACTCATTTTTCTCTCTAAGTACAAAATAATAAATTTTATAAAAAAAATGGTGGCCACTCAGGCTTTCTCCCCATTATTTTTTATTTGTTTTTTTTTTATGATTTATGGGGTGTTAGTGTCGGTGTGGTGTTAGTGGTGTGGCGCGCTGGACTTTGTCTGTTTAGAAGTCCTCTTCATCGTCCTGGTTGTTGAGATGGACTTCTCCGTCTTCGTCCATTGTGCCCACGATGTTGCCTGTAATTATGTCGGCTATGTGAGTTCCTTCGCGCAACATATACTTTGTCCCCTGAATAAATATCTCTTCGGCGCCTTCGCCGTGAGATTCTGCGCGACCTTCGAAACCAGACGGCTCATATACTTCAGCCGTCAATTCATCTGATTCTCCCGAAAAACGGCTGGACATATCGGTTGAATTTGGTTTCTTCTCTTTCTTCTCCTTTTTCTCTTTCTTAGGCTCCTCGGTCTTGGACTTAGATTTTTTCTCCTTTTTCTCGACCTTTTCAGGTTCTCCGTCAGAAGAGTTAGGAGATTTCGATTTCTTCTCCTTTTTCTTATCGGGTTCGGGTTCCTTGGTCTCGGATTCCTCGGTCTTGGACTTAGAAGATTTTTTCTCCTTCTTTTCGGGTTCCGGCTCGACTTTCTTGGCCTTTTTATCCTTCTTGGGCTTTTCTCCGTCAGATTCCCCGTCAGAAGACTTAGCCTTTTTAGGCGCCTTTTTCTCCTTCTTGGGCTTCTCCTCGGACTTCTCCTCATCAGATTCCCCGTCAGAAGACTTAGCCTTTTTAGGCGCTTTCTTAGGGGCTTTCTTGGGCTTCTCCTCGTCAGATTCCCCGTCAGAAGACTTGGACTTTTTAGGCGCTTTCTTAGGGGCTTTCTTGGGCTTTTCTTCCGAATCCGACGCCGAATCTGAATCTGAATCATCTCCCGTCACTTCTTTCTTCGCAGCCTTAGGACGGCCTTTGCGGGCCTTGACTTCCTTGACAATGCGCTTAGAGTTTACGGTGAGGTAATGGGAAGGAATTGTGAGAACAAACCCTTCTTCCAGGAGGGCCTCTTGGACTTCTTCGACGGTTTTCTCGTTCTTTGCGAGCCAGGTTCCAAAACTTATTTCGTGCTTGTCGGTCGGGTCCGAATAAGTTCCGACATCCCCGCGGTCAGCCATTACGCCGTACTTGAGCCCGTGTTTCGTACACAGAGCGCAGTATTCGTTTTTGGTGCCCATCAAACCTTCTTCGTCACACTTACCACAGCAGGGGAGATACAGCCCCCCGGTTACCTTGAGCGCCTGACAGCCGATGTTGTAGTTGATGACGCCGGGCATATAGGGGAGCTCGAGCTTGGCCTTGCGGAGGGACTTCTTGATGAGCGGGTACGGGACACGAATGGTCTCATCAGGATTCCCCGCCTTGATTTTCTCCCATAGAGCTGACTCCAAGTCCCCACTGGAACTTTCGGTCACTGCGACGCCTTCGAGGAGGGCGCAGAATTGCTTGAGGGCGAGGCGGGAAAAGGTCTGGATGGACATTTTGAAGCGATGTGATGACTGGAAACGATGACTGGATGGTAATACTTACTTTCTAGGCCCTTTTTGGCTCAATTTTATTTACGGCAAAAACTCAAAAATCGCTAAGTCTTTTGCGTCTGCGTTTTACGTTATTTTCTCATTTTTACGCTATTTTCAGTGTTTTATATCTACGGTAATGAGTTAGGATTAAGGTTTTTACGCTATTTTCAGTGGTTTTACACGTAACGTCGCACTTCACGTGAATATCCCCGTTTTTACGTTATTTTCTCGTTTTTACGTTATTTTCAGTTGTATAGAGATTTCAGTGATTTATGTTACTTTCTGTGGTAAAGACTTATGCGTTCCGTGCTTCGCGTGCTCACGCGCGTCTCATAAAATTGAACCCTCATTTATTCCCTAGGTTTGAGACAATCCGCTCCGTTTCGCCACTACATTCTCACGATACTACACGATGTCTTTCGCTTCTCTATTCATTGGCTACGCCCGCTCGTCCTGCTCGGTCGAAAGCGTCAAGACCTCAATTGAGCACATTCTTGGCCCTAACATCGTTGACCGGGTCGACGAGGCCGTCAAGAAGGACACCAAGGGCTATGACTACAAGATGTTCTTCATCCACTTCAAGGCCACTAGCACCCAGCTCGAGCACACGTACAAGCGCATCTCCAAGGAGGGCTTCGTAGCATTCGTATATGACACCGAGTGGGACCGCCGCAAGTGGTGCAACCGCACTCAAGCTTATGGCGCATATGTCCAGCGCTATTGGAAGGTAACACTATACGTCAAAAAAGATAAGCCCGTCACTATTGAACCGCACATTATGACCGCCGAGGAAGTCGCTCTTATCTGCCCGCCCAAGCACGCAACCAAGGACGTAGAACACAAGGACCCAGAAGCAAAACGCGCAAAAGTATCAAAGCCCATCGAGAATATGTTCGCGGCGCTTGAACTCGAGGACGGAGAAGTCGTAGAGTAAGTCAAATAATAAAAAACTGGGGAGGAGCCTGAGTGGCCACCAGTTTTTTATTTTAAAATCGAAACAACCTTTTATAACATAGAGAGAAATAACAAGATGTCTTTCAAGGTTGATAAAACCGTTGAGCTTACCGAAGACTGTGGAGATGTACCCAAATTCACTAAAGGCATTATTTTGAAGATATCACGGGAATCTGGCATTGTACAAGGACGTCTAGTTGAGTTCCATATTGACGGCAAAAAAGGAACTTTTCCTATGCGAGTTCCTTTATCTGTTATTCGTATTGTTAGCTAAGGTCTTTTATTTAAATTGAATTATTTTATAACATAGAGAGATAGTTAACCAAGATGTCTTTCAAAGTAGGAGACCACGTGGAGATGCTCGATGATACTGACTATAATGTACCCAAATTCACCAAGGGGGTTATTCGAAGGATTTTTCGAGATGATACTCATACAACAGTCAACGTTGAATTTCTAATTCCCGGAGTTCGGATTATTAACAGGAAACTACCTTTATCTGATATTCGAATTATTTAACAACATATATATGACCTTTATTCACTATATTTTTATTTCATAAAAAATTGAAACCTATTTTTATTCTTAGGTTTTATTCATCAACGCCCATTTCGCTCTTCAAATTCACAAAGATGTCTGCTCCTTCGCTCTTCATTGGCTACGCACGCTCTACCTGCGACCGGGCTCAAGTTCAAACTGTTCTCGCCCCACTTGTCGGGCTTATGGACAGGATTGACGAGACCACTCGTACGGACTCCAAGGGCTACGACTACAAGATGTTCTTCGTACACTTCAAGACCACCAACCCACAACTCGAGCTAGTTCTCGCGCGAATCGCCAAGGAAGATTTCATCAATATCGTTTATGACTCCCAGTGGGACAAACGTAAGTGGAACGACGAAACTCACAGCTACGGCGCTGAAATCAAGCGCTTCTGGAAGGTAACTCTATATGTTAAACAAGAAAAAATTAAACCTGCTATTCCTCCGCCTCCACTTGCTACGCCGCACATTATGTCTGCCGAAGAAGTCGCGCATTTTTGCCCTCGGCGCACCACGGCTATTAAGGACGACGATGACCAATCATCCCGCCGGCGCAAACGCACTACTGCTTAAATAAAAAAATACTGGGGAGGGTCTGAGTGACCACCAGTTTTTTTTTCTGTTTTTTTTTATTTTGTATTAGTAATGTCAGAAGAACAAAAAGGTGTACCACCTCCGAAGACAAACTCAAAACCACTTCCGAACACACCTCAAGTAGCAGAAGCAAAAACACTAAACCCAACAACAACAACAACAACGGGACCACCAACAACAACAACGGGACCACCAACAACAACAACAGTACCACCACCAACAACAACAGTACCAACACCAACAACAACAGTACCACCACCAACAACAACAGTACCAACACCAACAACAACGGGACCAAACCCACCAAGACCAAACCCACCAAGACCAAACCCACCTCCGAACCCACCTCCGAACAAACCTCAAGTTCCTTCACCCGATAAACCTTTTGTTCCTTCTATTAATTTAATTGAATTTACTGATTTTATTATTAAAAAATGTTTAGATAATGACTATTTTCATTTTAATATTTTTCCCTTTTTTATGAAGTATTTAGTCCCTTTTAAAACCGCTAATGATTGTATACAACACGCTGATATTCCTTTTGATTTTAAGTCTGAATATATTAATTATCCCGATTATTTTAAACATTTATTTAATTATTATAAGTTATTGAAAGAAAAACACATTATTCAAGTTGAGACTTTTGATTTATTTAATCAATTAATCGTTTTAGAAAATATTAGAGTGGCATCTGCAACTGCTGCTGCTGGTAATCCTCCTCCTGCTCCTGCTCCTGCTGGTAATCCTGCTGCTGCTCTTGGTAATCCTGCTGCTCTTGCTGCTGCTGCTGGTGGTCTTGGTGCTCTTGCTGCTGCTGCTGGTGGTCTTGGTGCTGGTAATCCTGCTGCTGCTCTTGGTGCTGTTCCTGGCGGTCTTCCTACTGATGCTCTTGGTGGTCCTACTGCTACTCTTGGTGGTTCTCTTTTTGGTGGTGCTAATTTAGCTGCTCTTGGTGCTGCTGCTGGTAATCCTGCTGCTCTTGCTGCTGCTGGTGGTCTTCCTGGTGGTCCTGATGCTCTTGCTGCTGCTGCTGGTAATCCTGCTGCTCTTGCTGCTGCTGCTGGTAATCCTGCTGCTCTTGCTGCTGCTGCTGGTAATCCTGCTGCTCTTGCTGCTCTTGCTGCTGCTACTGGTGGTCCTACTGCTCTTGCTGCTGCGGGTGGACCTCCTCCTCCTGTTGTTACTCCTGTGCAGCCAGTTGATGATAAATTCACCGAAAAATCTAGATTAATTGAAAATATTAAAGCTAAAATTGTTGTAATTAATGAGAAAAATAACGCCATTGATGATGCTCTTAGACTTTTTGATAATTCTAAAAATAATGAGTGTAATGATTTACACACTTTTTTTCAAGGATTTTCTATTTCTGGACCCATTATTCCTAATCTTTCTACTAATTCTTCCATTTCTAAATTTATTCAAAAATGTGTTAATAATATGGATAATACAGACGCTTATATTGATATTTCTAACATTTCTGATAATCCACCTGAGTTGATTTTCAAACAATTCGTTTTACTTATTTGTAATTCTTATAATGATGACGTATCTTTTAATAATGCTAAATTTTGGCTTATGTCTCAGCTTTTTAATCGACTTTAAAAATTGAACTCTCTTTTATTTTGTTTTTACTTCTTTATTCCCTTATAATGACTAATGTCGTTATTCGTACCAAGCAACGTTCCATCTTTAAACATACTGTTTCTAACAAATTTAACAAGTATGTTTCCGCATTACATCCTAACCAAATTCAATTTGGTTACGATATTCGGAACTTATTTTTGGACCGCACCGTTCATACCGTTTTGGCCGCCGCACTCACACAGTCCGGCAAAACTGGCTCTATGCTCGCTGCTATTCACTCCTGTATGATTCATCCTTCACTCGCTATCCCTATTAATAATGTTTTCGTTATTACTGGTCACTCTTCCAACGAGTGGGTTTCGCAAACTAAAGAACGGTTCCCTACTCGATTAGCAGACAACATTATTCACCGCAATTCTCTCAAACGATTTATTTCTAGAATTAAAGGGATGTCTAATCTTCTCATATTTATTGATGAAACTCAAATCGCTTCTCTTAAAGGTCAATCCATTCATAATGCTTTTAGGGATGCTGGCATTTCTGAAATTGACCTTTATATGAGAGATATCAAGATGGTTCTTGTTTCCGCTACTCCTAACTCTTGTATTAAACGATTTATTCCTCCTAGGGTCGGTTATGCCATCTCTTTTATGAATCCTGGTATTGGTTATACTTCTATATTTGACCTTCTTCGATTAAATCGCGTTTTTCAGTACAAAGACATTTGTGGTTATAATTTGAAGACTGGTAAAATTAATCCCGACGCTCTTTCTAATGTTCTCGAACTTAAACCTCTTTTAGGAACTATTCCCAAATTTCACATCATTCGCACTCACCACTCTTTCCTTCAAGACATTACTGTTAACCACTTCAAAACCGCTTTCCCTTTATCTTCTTTTATCCTCAATCCTACCGATTTTGATTTCCTTATCAATCCTCCTTCTGTTCACTCATTCATTTTCATCAAAGAAAGACTTAGATGTGCCACCACCATTCACAAAGATCATTTAGGAATCCTTTATGAACGCTTCTCCAAACGCGTTTCTCATTCTGCCATCATTCAAGGCCTCGCTGGGCGCATCACCGGTTACTACTCCTCTTCTCCCGTCGTCTTCTCCAACATTCATTCCATCCTTTATTACCGCTCTATTTGGAACGACTCCTTCTCCTCTTACCACGATTCTAAGTCATCTTGGGACTTTTAATATATTTTCTTTTTTTATATGGAGGATGGGTTATTACAAAGTATCAAACAAGATATTGGAGTTTTTTCCAAAGAAATGAAATCTTCTATTCCAAATAAAGAAAATAAACCTCCAATAACACCTATAAGAGCTAATGTTAATAAAAAGCCTTCTCCTGGTGGGCCTTCTCTTGCTCCTCCTGGATCCACTAAATCTGTAGAAAAATCCAAATCACTACCAACAAGAACAATAATAGATACAAAATTAGAAGAAATAATTTCAAAATGTATAAATAACACATTTAATAAAAACAAGTTTATTGAAATATTTACGAACCATTTTTTAAATTGTAAAGAAATAAAAAAAGTTAAACAACCAGTTACAAATAAAAAGGTACTTGAATCATATTTCACAGAGTTATTTTCATATTCTAAAAATGTTCTCGACCGAGTGTCACAATATGAAACATATACACAAAAGTTTGAGGAATACAAAAGGAATCCAATTATTTTCACATTATTAAATGGAACTCGTCAAGATATTATTAATATTACACCAAATGGTTTAGACGTTCAAATTTTACCAATTACTAGAAACGATATACCATTACAAAAATTAAAAGAATATAACAAAAAAATAGAACTAGATATTGTATCGGTTGATGTAGAAGAACCTGTTATTACAACCCCATTTGAACAATCAATTTATGATTACATTGAACAATATATTGGTAAACCTGAAGCATTTATATCACTTAAAAAATTCGATATATTAAACCATATAGCTAATATGGATACTGGTGTTCTTATTTCTGGGGATGGAGGAGCGATTGAAACTGTTATTAATACTACACCGGGTGGTACTCCTGCACCGGGTACTAAACTTAAACCAGGTGGTAATCCTCCAATAGTTAGTTCAGGAGATAATGCAACAAAAATAGGTAATGTAGATGGCATTGAAATATACAATGTGAAATTTCCTGAACAAATATCACAATCGCCTCTAAAGCTTATGATAACAGACGATACATCTCAACCAAAAACTACTCAAGCAACAGTAAAAAAAGGAGTTGACGATGACGCAAAAAAACCAGATATATTACCAACACTATCCATTCCACAAAATTTTAATCTTGTAGGAAGAAACCAAAATAAATTTTATATATATATAACAGAACGAGATTACTCACGTATTAAATATTTTACGGAAAAATATCCAGCATTAGAGACAGGAGGAGATTTATGGGGATATACCAATTTACAAGATACAAATAAACTAAAAAAATATGATACCGTTATAACTACAGTTACCGGTCCTGGTAAAAAATGTACTAGGTCGGATGTTACATTTAATCAAGATGGAGAATATTTACAATACGTACACATACAATTACAAGGAGACCCAAAAAATTCAATATTGAACCATATTGGCGATTGGCACAGTCATCATACAATAGATATGCCTTATCCGTCAAATGGTGATACAAGAACAATAAGACGAGCTATGAAAACTTATAATAGAAAAACGTTTCCGTGTTTTATTACAACAATAACTAATGGTAAATCTACAATACATCCATTTTTATATGTTAAAACGAGTGACGCGGGTACTTCTGATATGATAGGTGTAACTATTTATAATGCAGAATTAAGAATAATTAATAACGGTTATTTTCAAGATAGATATGCTACCTTAAAATTATTTAAAGGTAGTGAAGACGATAATCCAAAAAAACCCGAATTAGTCAACCCCAATTTACCCAACCCTACAAGTATAGGGATAGTGACCACCATTTAGAATAAATAATATACTATATAATATATATGGCAACAAGAAAAAATAATAACTCGAAAATGGTTATTACTTTTTTAGATTTTTTAATGTTAATCAAATTATTTCACTGGAACACACAAAGTTATTCAAATCATAAAGCAACTGATGAATTATTCTCATCTATATCAGGTCATATAGACTCTTTTGTTGAAATGTTATTAGGAGGTTCGCGATTACCTATTTTTAAAATAAAAACATACTATTATAATTTAAATTCAAAAGATTTTATTAAAAAAGTATACATATTTCAAAAATATTTAATAAATCTTTCATTGAATCGTAGTGAATTATCAAATATACGAGATGAAATTTTGGGTGATGTAAACCAATTTATTTATCTAAATTCTCTCCGATAATTTTTTATAAATAGAAATATATGGCGGTAGTTGTAACTAAAGCTGATACCACAAATATTAAAGAAAATAAACAAAAGGAATTGGATAAATTAAAATCTTTAGAAGATGGTATTATTAAAAATATAAAAAAAAGCGGGCAAAATAACAAATCAATATTATTATCAATGTTAATCAATTATGTTATGTGCTATAATGATTATGACATCTCCATCGCAGAATTAAAAAAAAATAAAGGAGAAGGATTTGAAAAATATACAAGATTGTATTTATTACAATTATTAAACTATTATAAAATAAATGAAACATTAGACGATAAAAGTGTAGTATTTTCACAATTAAAATTAATGTTGTTAACATTTTTTCATACAAAAATTTCACCTATTATTTCTGTTGTTAATGGGTCTATTCGCAGAATACAAACAGGTGAACAAAGAAATAAACCTCCAATTGTAGCACCAATACCAGTACCAGCCGTAGGAGCAGGAGGACCACCACCAGTAGGACCACCGGGAGTTCCAGTTCCAGCACCAACACCAGCACCAGCACCAACACCACAAGTAGGACCAGCACCAGTAGGAACAGGAGGACCACAGCCACCGGCAGTACCACCAGCAGTACCAATAAAACCACCACCAGCCGAAGGAGAAAACCCACCACCAGCCGAAGGAGAAAAACCAGCAGTACCAATAAAACCACCACCAGCCGAAGGAGAAAAACCAGCAGCACCCCTAGCACCAGAAGCACCAACACCAGAAGGAAAAGGAGGAAAAGGAGGAAAAGGAGCACCAACACCAGAAGGAAAAGGAGGAAAAGGAGGACCAACACCAGAAGGAAAAGGAGGAAAAGGAGGACCACCACAAAATCCAACACCATCAAGAAACGCCATAAGAGGAGTGGGAACAGGAGGAATAGGAACAGGTGTAATTCCACTAGCACCAGGTATTCTTGGCGTAGAACTTGATACAGAAAGAAGGGGTGGACATAAGTCTTTGACTGATTTATCAAAGTCCATAAGTTCTAATTTTAAACAATCTCCATAATATCTTTAACACTTTTTATAGCATCGTGTTTAAAACCCATATACCAACCCGTATATGAACCTAAACTAGGCATTTTATTAATAACTTCAGTGGTAGTCTCTCTTATGAGAGTTTCATTAGAACTAATTTTTAGAATTTCTTTAACAACTTCTTCAATGGCAACTTCTTTACTTGGAGCAGGATAATAACTGTAATAGTCCAACATAATGTATAATATAAATACTATTTAAGTTTAATTATATTATTCATAAATAACGAAAACATTATAACATTATATTGAATTGAAACAATAAAAATATATATTAAAATTTTTAAATTATAATTAACACTTACCACACCATTTAATTCATATCTATAAGAATGTGTTATTTCTATAGGTGTGTCGGTATCATTATCTTCCTCTTCTGATTCAGAAGATTCACTATCCTCAATGGTTGCTCTACATAATGGGCATCGATTATCATTTTTTAAATGTAACAACAAACAAGATAAACAGTACATATGATTACAATTTGTTTTACATAAATTATTCGAGCTAATGTTGTTTTTACATATAGCACATTCACATTCCTCCATATTTAATAATATAAATAGTATTTAAATAATGTATTATGGAAGAATGTATTATTTGTTTTGAAGAAACAAAAGATTTTGATTTTGTTATGTTTAAATGTAACCATAAAGTATGCACAAAGTGTTTCCCATTATTAATAGAAACTACATCAAGATGTCCTAATTGTGATATTGTATTAAATATAGAACCCAAAGTACAAATATATGAATATAATTTATATAACTGTAGAAATAGGTGTATGTTATTTGTAGTTATATTTGTTATATTTATTATTATATATAATAATAATATAAATGGATAATCACTGGTTTGATTATGTAACTTTAGTACTGGTTTTTATTTTTATATATGGTTTAATATACACCGAGCCTATTATATTCATTCAGATAAATTTTTTAGTAAAAGTTATCATTGGACTTTATTTAATGTATAAATTTAATGATTTTAATAAACATAAAACAATCGAGTTCACAATATTAGATAAAAAAATATGTTTTTCAGCAGGATTGTATTTAATAGTATTTTCATTTGCTGATATAATAAATAACTATTTAAATAAAATAAAAATGATAGTACAAAACGATGTTAAAAAATAGTTTAAATTTTAAATAATTAATAAGTTATTTAAAATATAATTAAAAAATCTCGCGAATGGGGGTCGAACCCATGGCCTACGGATTTACAATCCGTCGCTCTTCCAACTGAGCTATCACGAGGAGTAGTGTTTTTCAACACATAATATTTATTTTGTTTTATTTATGTTTTATTCTTTTTCTTTTTATAATTTACGATGTTTTATAATTTACGATGTTTTATAATTTACGATGTTTTATAATTTACGATGTTTTATAATTTACGCCTCCCTCTCCTTTGCCGACTCAGCACGCTCGACCTCACACATTAGCTTGCCACCATCCATTGGAGCCCTAAGACTACCTACCTTGAGCTTGCCATTCTCCATCTGAACACGGGTTCCTCGCACAAACTCTCCGCGCTTAAGGTACTTGTACCCATCCACGCTGATATCACTGTGATGGCAAAACATCTCCTCGCCAGTTCCATTCACAGCAAATCCGTATCCCTTCTTCTTGTTGAACCACTTCACTTGAAACATTTCAAACTGCGACATTCTTACTATAGTATAGTGTTATTCTTTATATTATTTTTTTAATATAATATTTTTTTAATATAATATTTTTTTAATAATAATACAAAACCAATATAAATTTAAAAAAAATAATCCAAACAATCCAAAATATATTTCAAAATATTCAAAATTATTTCTAGAATAAATAAGAATTGTATTATGAATATTTTTATTAAATATTAAATAATACGAGTAATTATAAATACGGTAATATAAAAATGTGGATACAAACGCAACATTATTTATTTTTTTTAAATTAACAGCAGAAGTGTTTTCTAACAAATAATTCAAAGCCAAAAATATAGTAGATATCTTTACACTCAATATTGTAGAAATAATTTCTATTATATTTTCAATATCATTATGATTATTCATATAATGAAGCATTCCCAAGACAGAAAGATGATGTATTAACATATCATTTTTTTTAACAAAAAATAAATGTATAAAACATACCACTCCAACAATGTTAGAGCACACTATAATGTAAAAATTATTCATTACACAAAACCAAGAACATAGTGAAATTCCCAAATTCATACAATGAAATTGTACCATTTTAGTATTTTTATTTTCCATTACTTAATATACATTTTTTTCTTTATTATATTTTAATTCTAGCTTTAACGTATTACAATAACTTATCGATTTCATTATACCAACTGGATATATCAGGATTAATACAAACATCTTGATTTCCATCCAGAACCAATATCGAATCTTTTGTATTCAACCATAACTCGTGATAAGAATGACATTTTTCAAGATAAGCCAATGGAATAGTCTCTTCGGCGCGTGAACGTTTATCAACCCGATATTTTGAAACAGACGGCTCCGTACGAATGTAAACATATGAATAAGTAACTGATTCAAAATAATTAAACTCATCAAACCATTTATTATATATTTGATACCCAATATCATCAATAAAACCATCATCATATAACATTTGACAAAACACATTTTTATCTGTAAACAAACATCTCTCTGTAATAATATATTTGTATTTGGGATTTTCAATTGCCCTTTTCAAAATAGACAGGCGTGATATGTACGCCATCATTTGAAATGAAAACGCATAAGTGTGTTGGTCTTTGTAATATTTTTCAAGAATATTGATTCCATCTTTATCCTTTATTTGAAGCCACTGTTCAACTGGTTCCTGTAGAAAACACACATCTTCACGGCCCAAATACTTCTGTTTTAGTTTTTCAACTAAAGTGGATTTACCTGAACCAATATTTCCTTCAACACAAATAATCTTCATTTTTTATATATAAAAAGTAGATTATTATATAAATCAATTTTATAAATTAAATTATTCATAGTCTCTAAAACAAATTCCTACTGGAAATCTAGGTATTCCATCGAGTGATAATTCTTGATACTTAACTGTTAACATTTTCCCATAATAATCTGTTACGTGTTCCATTCTTTCTTTACGACTACTCGTATCACCTTTCATTGCGACCCCAAATGTTTTATCTCCAACCGCACAATCAAATATAGGAATACCTCCATTTCCTTCGTGATGACCCACTACTTTGAACTCCGCATCAAAAAACTTTTTGTATTTCAGTAAATCTTTTGTGCGTCCTTCTTTGTATATCGCATTATTTCTCAACATAATACCTTCATATCCTTGTTTTGTATAATAATCGTGTGATTTTTCAACATCTTCCGCATTTTTTGCGACCTTAGTTTCAATTAAATTCACACATACACACTTATTTTGACTATACGCTTTAACTAGTGTGTCCATTCTCTCTTTGTACAATACATCTTTGTCACTTTTAAAATCATATAAACAATATTTTAGCTTATCTAAATCTGGATGACGGGTCTTTGAACGCCGTACCATACTCGTGATTTTTTCAAATCCTAGCCCGTGGGTATATAATTCACCGTCTAATATAGTATTTTCAGGCATTAAAGACATTAGTACTTTTAATTCAGGTAATAAATGTATGAACGGTTCATATATAGTGTTTTGTCTAGATTGAAATACTATATTACCACTTTTCAAATATATTAAGCATCGAACGCCGTCTAATTTAGGCTGAACCCATATTGGGTATTTCGCGATATTTTTAAATTCCATTGCCAACATCGGTTTTATTATAATAGTATCATTTGTTTCGATTTCATTTTTCATACGATAACCTTGTTTCCTTTTTTTATCCCAGTCTCTCTGGACTTCTAAAATAGTTTGTTCTTCTATTGATGTTTCATTCTTCTTTCCTTTGTTTTTACCTTCTTTTACAATGGATTCGTGTATTATCATTTTTCCATTTATTTGCCCGTGTTCTGTTCTTATCGTGTAGGTACCATCTTTATTTACAGAATAAAAAATAGACCAGATTTTATTATCTTCATATAACGGTTCCATTAATCATTAATAAGTATTTCTCTTTAATTGTAAAATTTATAAAGAATTATAATGAACATAATTACAATTGTGTAAAACATCCACTGTATTAGTGCTTTGTTAGTTCGATTGTCGCTTTGAAGCAAAGTAATTTGAAAATGTACCCAATCGTTTTTGTCCGAAACCGTTCCGTCTAATACTTCGAGTATTCCGCGGATTTGATTGTAATTAGAACGTTCGTGTGTAGTCAACTTTCCGATATCATTCTCAATAATATCGCTCACTTTATTTGAAAGAACTTCGATTCGGTCGTGAGTCTTTGAGTTTAACAAATCAATTCGACCATTGATTTGACCAACATATTTTTCGATTGCGGACTCTACGTGTTTCATCGTAACTCCGTCTTTGTAAAGTGTATCGACTTGTTCCCACAAGGTTTCGTATTTATTCGCGAGTTCTTCGATAGAGTCAGACATTTCCATAAGAGACATATTTGATTGTGTGCGAGCCATTGTTGTGTGTAAATTTATTATTAATATACATTTCAATTTTATAATAATTCAATTTTAAAATTGAATTTAAACTTTATTATATGTATATACATAACAATGTCTCTCACTACGTCTCTAACTACTTCGTCTGGGTCTACTTCTGAAATAAAAAATGAAGAGGGCTTACTATATTTAAAATCAATAAAAGACAACTCGATTGATTTAGTGTTAACTGACCCACCTTATATTATATCCAAAGACAGTGGAATGAATGAGCACTTTAATATGATAAAAGAAAATGAAAAAAATAACATAACCGAAGTTAAAACAGAAGAACAATGGGACCATTACAAAAAGGAAAATGGAATAAAAACAGACAAAAATAAAGATAATTACATTAAATATGGAACCATTTATGGTTCAAAATACAGTGTACAAACCGACTTTGGAGAATGGGACAAAAAATTCACAATAGATATTTTGGATGAATTTATTAAATTATATTATTCAAAGCTTAAAAAAGGCGGAACTATCATCATATTCTTTGATATATGGAAAATTACCATTTTAAAAGAGATATTGGAAAAATATAATTTTAAGCAAATCCGTTTTATAGAATGGATTAAAACAAACCCTCAACCAAGGAATAGTAAAATCAATTATCTTACCAATTGTAGAGAGATAGCTTTAATAGGAGTGAAGAGCGGGAAGCCTACATTCAACAGTAAATACGATAACGGAATATATCATTTTCCATTACAAGGCGGAAAGAACCGTTTTCATCCAACTCAAAAAAGTTTGGATTTGTTTGAAGAATTAATAAAAAAACATTCGAACGAAAACGACGTGGTACTCGACACCTTTATGGGTTCAGGTACAACTGCTATTGCGTGTAAAAATACGAAAAGACATTATAAAGGATGTGAAGTATTAAAATTATATTATGATAAAATTATTGAAATATTGTAATCACCTCAAAGTTAGATTTGAATAAAATCAACATTTGTTCTAAACACCATCGGAATTTTATACAATTGCGTTTATTATGTACTTGGAATTCGCCTATCGAATTGTTATTTATTTTTATTGTAGTGCTTTCATTCCATACTTTATTTTTTGTTATATGAGAGAAGTCAATAATGTAATTGTCCCATATTATAGGATTTATCAATTTTATGTACAACATAGTCTTTTCCTTTTTATTATAATACAACATAGGACCATCAAATGTATGACTCATATATTCATTTAACATAAACTTAACATTTTCTAATATGTATTGTTTTATTGTTGTCTCTTCATTTATTTTAAAATATTCACAAAACCTCTTTTTACTTGGCTGACCTATCACTTGGGGACATACTTTACCTAGTTTTTTTGTAGATTTACAACTTAAATACGAATTATCTTCTAACAAATAATCATATCGACTACCTTTTTGGGCTGTGTGTTTTATTATTTTGGGTATACAAGAAAAGGATGCCGACGTTTTTATTTTTTCTGAAATATCATTCGCTTCTTTCATATCATATTTAAAAGGACTTCCTTCATACGGAATATTAAATGCTATACATAACGCTTGTTCGACCGTAAGTCCAAGATCTTCTGTAAGAACCATTTGATACAATAAAAATATAAAATAGTTTATTCAATTTTATAATATATTAACTTTTATTTCCTAGATGGTATAATTCTAAACAAACATACCAAAATGAACAATATGACTACAAATATTATAATAATGTCATTATTTAATTTCAACTGTATTTGGTTGTTTGTAGTGTACGATGTAATCATAAAATCGAGTAACAATGTTTGTTTTTCAATTAATTTTATTATATTTATATTATCTCTTTCTAATTCTAAAAACTTATCATATAAATCAGAATACATTAGGTCATTAGACGAATCGCACAACGAATATTCCATTTTATAAATTCATAGTATGTATTTATAAAATTCAATTTTATGAAAATAATATCTTATCTACAGTAGTCCTCACACAAAATAAACGATGTAATATAATACCTAAAATAAATAATACTGCGATTGTCAAAATAGTGTTCCATTTAAATAAAAATGATAATATAATCCCGACTACAATAGTACCAACAGTATCAAACATCGCAACCCCATAATAATGTTTATGAGCTCCTTCATTTGGAATTCCGAGTGAATCTTTATATTTACAAAGGTCCATTATATAATAGTTATATAATTGAATTAAAAATAAGTTTTTAATTATTATCAAATAAACCAGACAAATGGAACTTATCACTTTTAAACCTGTCGTAGATATCAAAATCAATAAATTTGATTTATTAGAATATTACAAATCCAATGGCATTGTTGATTTCCCCAAATTAAAAAATGGAGAGCCTCATATGGGAATGTCTTATAATCAAAAACAATTGGATTTACTTACAAAAATGAAAAAAGAAGAAATGTTGAAAAAATATGAACTTTATCTTCAAGACCTATTTAATAAAAAACAAATGGTAATGATGAAACAAAAGAAAGAAGAAATTGAAAGAGAAAGTGAAAATTGTCCTATTTGTTACGACCCTCTTACATCAATGTCTGTATTAAAATGCGGTCATATATTTTGCGTAACTTGCACAATTAGTCATTTTCGTCAAGGGGATTCGTGTCCTTTATGCCGTACTCAAATTTGCTTAAAACCTCCTTTAAAAAAGTCGGTGATGCCGCTCGAAATGTCTGACGAGTTAATTACTCAATTGTTAAACAAAGATGAACCAGAACGTATGTATGCAAGTATGGAAAAATATATTGAAAATCGACTTAAAGATTTTAAACGGAATTCAATAGATTCAACATTACTATCTCTAGAATTTTGTAATGAACTTGAATCAATTATGAGAGATTTGGCTGAATCGATAAATGAATGGTATGAATAATGTATTTACAAAGGTTTAAATATAATTGAATTAAAAATAAGTTTTTAATTATTATCAATCACCCCCAAAAATGGAATCTGTTACTTTTAAACCAGTCGTTGAAATCAAACTGGACAAAAAGGATTTGTTAGCATATTATAATAGTAATGGCATTGTGGATTTCCCTAAATTAAAAAATGGGGAACCTCATATGGGAATGGCATTTAATAAAAGTCAAATGTCATTACTTAAAAAAAATAAAAAGGAAGAAATTTTGGAAAAATACAATAAAGAAATTATACAAAATAAAAAAAAGAAAGTAGATTCAACAGATAATTGTCCTGTATGTTACGACCCTCTTACAGAAATGTCCGTATTAAAATGCGGCCATACATTTTGTGTATCTTGTACGATTAGTCATTTCCGTCAAGGCGACTCGTGTCCTTTGTGCCGGGTTAAAATTTGCGAAAAACCTGTAAAAAGAACTATGATGCCGGCCCAAATGTCCCACGAAATAGTTACTCAGTTATTGGCTAGAGAAGAACGCGAACGAATGAATTTAAATATGGAAAATTACATTCAACACCGACTTAGGGATTATAAACGTAATTCAATAGACTCAACATTATTAACATTAGAATTGTGTAATGAAATTAATATAACTATGATGGATTTGGCTGAATCTATAAATACTTGGTATGAATAATGTGTTTATATATAATTGAATTAAAAATATTTTTTTAATTAGTATCAAAAAGTTACAAAATGGAAACTGTTACATTTAAACCCATCGTTGAAATCAAATTGAACAAAACGGATTTGTTAGCATATTATAATAGTATTGAAAATGTTCTTTTCCCCAAAACAAAAAAAGGAGACCCTGATATGACACATTCATATAATAAAACTCAAATGGCATCACTTAAAAAAAGAAAAAAGGAAGAAGTTTTGGAAAAATACAATAGACAACTTGGAAATAATAAAACAAAGAAGATAATCGCAAAGGATAATTGCCCTGTATGTTATGACCCTCTTACATCAATGTCCGTATTAAAATGCGGACACACATTTTGCGTATCTTGTACAATTAGCCATTTTCGTGAAAATGACTCTTGCCCTTTGTGCCGGGTTAAGATTTGCGAGAAACCTGTGAAGCGAAAGGTGATGCCGAGTCAAATTTTCCGCGAACTAATTACTGATGTATTAGATGAAGAAGAAGAGGAACGTATGGACCTAAGTATGGTAGACTATATTGAACACCGTCTTAACGATTTTAAAACTAATTCAAGAGATTCAAAATTATTAGCTTTAGAAATTTGTAATGAAGTCGAATTAAGTATGGTATGTTTGGCTGAACATATCAATGAATGGTATGAATAAATCATTCATCCTCCTTTCTTTCTTGAAAATATTTCATTATATCATTTATAAAATCGGGTGAAATATTCCCAATTAATATACCTTTTTTATCATATTTCAAATCTGTTTTTGGATTAAAATTATGTTTCATTAATATTTTCCATCTCTCTGTATATTGTCGGTTTGCTTTTGTTCCGTGATAATAATGCCGAATTATACCTGGTACATAACCCAGTCTTAATTTACTCGCTTTTTTTTGATATTCTACCATTGAATTGTTATACTCCACATTGTAATTTTTATTGTGCATGGAAGAGACTTTATTTATAAAAGAGAGAGCCATTATAGAATCTCCACTTCCCAATATACCTTTGTCATAGATTCCCACATTTTCATACGCTTTACGTGTCATCGCCCACGCATAACCAGGATGCCAAAATTCTTTCTCGGTCGTAGCATATTTTTTGCCTTTACAATATGAATATCCAAACCCATTAAAAATAGATAAAGTTGTTTCGTCTTTATCCATATCGACGCAGTGACTAAACAACTGTACGACATCTTTTGACCCATTTAATATTTTTAATGTATCTAAAGCCCAATAAGAACTGTCAAACTCAATATCGGCGTCAACCCACGCAAACGCCTTATAATCTTTGGGTAATAAGTATTTAACTCCTAAACAAATCATATTTTCTTTGTGCCAAATAGGTGTGTCTGTTTTTAATTGTAAATGTTTATTGTTATTAGAGTCTGTAACAATATATTTTTGGCCTGGGTATACCATTTCAACAATATATAAATTAACGTGAACCTCTTCTTCATTTATTCTTTTCACAAACTCTTTCAATAATATATACCTACGAGCGTATAAACAGGGATTACTAATTACAAGAATAACATTTAATTTAGATTCGATTGGGTCGTTATTCATTATAGCTGATTTAATATCGTTCACTTTATAATTATTAACATCAATCTCAATACCGTTTATAACAGTCATTAATATACTTGTTATAAAATAAAAGAATTGATTACGAATAATTATTATTATAATTAATGAATAAAGAGATACTACATTACAATATTATATGGTGGTTAATGTAAACGATGTTTGTCTTATTATTACTGGGTTAATACAACCAGATTACATCAATGATTTAATACATATGTACAAAAATATTAATACTAAAATTGTTTCAACTTGGTTTGACCAAGACAAACACTTATTAACTAGTTTAAAAGAAAATGGCTTTATTATTTTGTTGAATAAGTATCCATCTGAATCATATATGTATCAATCAACTCAAATAAAAAACGCATTATTAAAAGCAAAAGAGCTCGGTTTTAAATATACACTTCGAACGAGAACAGATTTATGTATAAAACCTTTTCAGTATGATGATAATAATATTAAAGTATTAAATGAAACCTATTATATGAACAATGTTATGTCAACCAACATAAAAACAAATGACTCGGATGATACATTAATAAAATTTATTAATTGTACTACTCATTTATATGATAAGATAACATTTTTATCTGGCGAACTATGTCACGGTGTAAAATTACATCCAACTGATTTAATATGTTTTGGACCGATTGACGAATTACTTATAATGTTCGATGATACTCCAACGAATAACCCAACTTATGTAGAAAGAATGATATTAGACAAATATTTTAAAAAAAAAGTATCATCTATACAAGAATATAAAAGTAAGATAAATTCTTGTATTATCGAGTGTGTGGTTAATAACATTGATTTTATTTGGAACAGAAACATAAAACAAGTAAAAAGTTTTTTTTTAATAAACGACCACCTTATTAATAATCAAATAAGACATCATCGATTTGTTATTTATTAATTTTAACATAAATAATTATTACAAAAGAATAAATAAAAAATATAAATGTTATAATAATTAAAATAGCCATAAATATTTATCTAGAATTTCCATATAATGTATTATAATTTTCAATATTTAAAAATACAACTTAATATATACAAATGGAAGAAAACAATTGTAATTACATTTGTTCGGTGGGTTTTCAAAAATCGTGCGACATTTATATGAAAACGAATATAGATAATAGAATATTCGAATTGTCTACTGAAAAAATTATATATGTTAAAACAGATATAATTTATACATTTTCTAAAATAATCAATCATATTCCAAATAATTTCGTTTTAGTTACTGGAGATAGCGATTATACAATTCCAAATGATATTTTCCCAAATGTACAAAAATTTATTGAATTCATTGAAAATAAAAAAATAAAAAAATGGTATGTTCAAAATTGTATATACAAACACGATAAAATTATAAATTTACCTATTGGTTTAGATTACCATACTTTATATAATAATGATAATTTTTGGTGGGGACCAAAAATGTCTCCGGTTGACCAAGAAAAAGAACTTATAACAATTAAAAACACAACTAAACCATTTTATGAAAGAATACCTTTAATTTATTCAAATTGTCATTTTCAAATGAATACCAAATTTGGAGGAGATAGAATTGATGCTCTACAAAATATACCAAAACATTTATTATATTTAGAAAATGAAAGAATAAACCGTATTAATACGTGGACAAAACAGATTGATTACGCATTTGTTTTATCACCTTATGGTAACGGACTAGATTGTCATAGAACTTGGGAAGCAATCATATTGGGGTGTATTCCAATTGTTAAAACATCACAAATTGATTCATTGTATATTGATTTACCTGTATTAATAGTAAATAATTGGAGTGAAGTTACAGAGGAATTATTAAATAACACAATTATATCTTTTAAAGATAAGACCTTTAACTTTAAAAAAATGACTCTACAATACTGGATGGATTTAATGAAACAGAACAACTAATATGATTATACTTATAATTTATTAAACACCACTTGAACCAAATCCATTAGTACCTCTCTCCGTTTCACCCAAAAGTTCTAAAGAATCCACCACATATACACGGAAACTCTGTAAAGAAGGAGCGCACAGCTGTACCATACGAGTGCCCTTTGCCATTGTAAAATTATCATTTTGCCAAGGATAAGCATCGAAATAAGCCCCAATGGTTCCTCTGTATCCGCTATCAATAATCCCGACATTATTCGATAAACGAAAGTTGGTTTTAGAAATGCTCGAACGGGCATACATAAAAAAACTGATTGGATTGGAAAAGTCATTCACTTCAAACATCGCACAAGTTACACCAAAATCAACTTTCATCGATTTATTAGGCTCAAATTGAGTTTCAGTAGGACAAATCAAATCGAAACCTGCGTCAGGATGCGAACCCATATTATTATGAATATCTGCCTTGTCTTTATAATACACGTACATATCACTTGAAGGGTCGACGTACAAATACAATTCAACAATTGGAGTAATCGTCATATTTTATATACTTGGGTTGTTTCTTTAAACTTTTTTATAAATTTCATTTCATATATTATTTTTATATTATTATATAATACAATATGACAAACATATTATATTATTTACATTTTTTAATACCGTTAACGATTATATTAATGCCTTTATTACCAAATAAATATTTAATATACGTATTTCCATATCCAATTATATACTATTTTATATGGCTTATGTTTGATAATAAGTGTCCATTAACAGAAATATCCCAAACGAATATGGAAGACAAAGAAAATTTTATTTTGCCATTATTTCAACAATGTATAAATAAAAATATAACAGAAACACAAGTAAATGGTATAATTAATATTATAATATGCTCAAGCATTATAATAAGTGCTTATAAATTGTTATATAGTTGCAGAAAAAGAAAGACCCGTTAATGAATATTTTGTTCTAATAAATAGAGGTTGTAAATATGTACTAATGCACAACAAAAACTTATATCTTCAAACTTTTAATTTTTCATTTTTCATTTTCTTTTTATAAAATTTTAATTTTTCATTTTTATTTTATAAAATTTATTTTTTTAAAAAATATTTTTCATTTTCTTTTTTAGATTTTTATTTTTATAGATTTTTTCTCCCTGACCTTTTATTTTTAAAAAACAGCTTTAAAAAAGTATATTTGCAGCGAAAAAGAGTAAAAAAAGAGTAAGCGAGTGTTATTGGTATAGTGCCTAAAAAAAAGAAAAGAGTAAAAAGTATACTTTTATACTTTTTTATAAAATAAAAAATAAAAAGTATAAACGGGGTCGTTACTTATTATCATCATAAAATATTCAATTATTTAGTAAAACTAAATTTATGGTAATTCATCTTTTATTCAACAAAAACTCAACATTTTAGGCCAAAAAGTTAGCCAAAAGTTAGCCAAAAAACGCCTAACTTTTCCAAAAAGTACGAGCAAAAAAGTATATAAAAACGAGTAAAAGAGTAAATCTATCAACGTCATATTTTATAAAAAGAGTATAAAAAATAAAATAGTATAGTATATAAATGAATTTTTTTAATTGCAAATATTGTAATTTCAATACTCCTTTATTATTTAATTACAAACGCCACTTGGAGACAGTAAGGCATAAAAATATGGAGGAAAAACTAAAAATAAAAGTAAAATTACCAAGTGAACAATTAATTTGCTCTTATTGTGACAAAACGTACAAACATAAATCGTCGTTATCAAAACATATAAAATACAGTTGTAACAAAAATAAAGATGAGGATTTTAAAGAATTAGCCCGACTTTTGAATTTACAAACACAACATCAGCAAGAACAGGATTTAAAACATAAAGAATTAGAGAAACAGTTTAAGAAAATGCAGAAAGAAAATAAAAATATTCAAATACAAAAATTAACGAATAAATTACAAATTAATGGTGGAATTCATATACAAAATAATATTCAATTACTGGGTTATAAGGAAACAGACGTCTCTCATTTAACAGATAAAGATTATATTTCGTGTTTAAAGAAGATAAATTACTGTGTAAAGAATCTTATAGAGAGAATACATTTCAATCCATTAAAACCAGAAAATATGAATATTTATATTTCGAATTTGAAAGATAAATATATGATGGTATATGAAGAAGGAAACTGGAATATTAAAACAAAAACAGAACTGGACACCTTATATGAAGAAAAAGAAATAATGTTAGAAGAATGGATACAAGAAGATAGATATCCAGAATTAAAAGAGAAATTTATACGGTATTTAAATAATAAAGAAAATGATGAAACACTAAATATGATAAAAGACGAAATAAAACTTATGATGTACAACAAAAAGAATATGATTGAACTCATCAAAGCATAATTATATTACAATGGTAATGTTATTTTTTTCAATGCCTATTTTTTACAATGTTATTTTTTTCAATGCCTATTTTTTTACAATGTTATTTTTTTCAATGCCTATTTTTTTACAATGCCTATTTTTGAGTGTTTGAATAAGCCGGATAAGTTTTTTGTTTTTACTTAATCGGGCATAATATTGAGCCGCGCTCAATCCTTTACAACTAATACGACCCTTACTACAAATGGGATATTTTAATCGTTTAGGGTCTAAAAAACACTTTGAACCGTAACGATTTTTATATGTTTTTCTATAAATGGGAGGTTTCCAGGACATATATACCCCATATATTATATTTTAATATATTATGTACAACTTAAAACAAGACCCCGTATTCTGGTCCTTTTTTCTGACTACATCTACGGTGTTTATAATTGGTATAGTTAAAATTATATCTAAATCAAAATGTAAAAAATGTGTAATTTGCGGAGTATGTGAAATAGAACGAGATATTGAAATAGAAGAACGAGCGGAGGAATTTGAACTATCTAGAAATAGGATAGAACCATCAAATATTTAATATAGGGATATGGTAATGGAGGGGTTTCATATCGAAGAATTAATTAATTGTATTCCAACAAAATATGTGGATATATGTGATATAGACGAATCTATAACAGGATTTAATGCATTATTATACGATAATACAACTTCTTTAAATAACATATCATCTATAGATAACGTTAATTCAAGATTGTATATAGGTCCAACAACAACCAATATTTTGATAGGAAATCCTCAAACTACCATACAGATGATAGGGAATGTGTCATACATAGATAATTATGGCTCATCCGTATACATTGGACCCAACGCAAAAAAAGTACTAATCGGAAATAAGAATAGCACCATCGAATTAATAGGGAATATATCATCCATAGACAACTCAGGTTCATCCATATATATAGGCCCAACCGCATCAAGTATTATTATAGGTAACAGTAGTAGCACCATCGAATTAATAGGAAATATATCATCCATAGACAACTCGGGTTCAACATTGTATATAGGCCCAAGAACAAAGAACATTATTATAGGTAATATTTCAACAACTATAAATGGTACATTAATCGCAACAAATATAAGCGCTCAATACATAAATGGAGAAATCATACAAATTGGTAATACAGCAGTATCTATCACTATAGGACACACTAATATATCGACAAATATTTTAGGAAACTTATCGGTAAGTAACATAAATGGAGACACATTACAAATTGGAAATAACTCAAACGAAATAACCATAGGCAATAATAATATATCAACAATCCTATTTGGTACACTATTAACTAACAATATAGACAATATAAATGGCCAAACTATACAAATTGGGAATAATAATGTTTCAACCATTATACAAGGAACATTAATCGCAACAAACATAAGCACACAAAATATAAATGGAGAAACCATAAACATCGGAAATACTGCCACATCCATTACCATAGGTAATTACAACATTTCAACAAGTATTCTAGGTAACTTATCGGTAAGTAACATAAATGGAGAAAACATACATATTGGTAACAACTCAAACGAAATAACCATAGGCAATAATAATATATCAACAATCCTATTTGGTACACTGTTAACTAACAATATAAATAATATAAATGGCCAACCCGTAAACATTGGAAATAATAATATTTCAACAACTATAAATGGTACATTAGTCGCAACAAATATAAGCACACAAAATATAGATGGAGAAACCATACAAATTGGTAATACCGCCACAACAATCACTATTGGTAATACCAATATATCCACCACTATACAAGGTACGTTAATAGCAAATAATATAAATAGTACAATTTTAACTTTATTAAATGAAGAGATTAATTCAATCAATTATACACTTGGTACATTAAACACAGGAGGTGGAAACATTACAGTAGAAGAGTTTCATAAAATGAATTTATCAATAGTATTAACACAAATTGGCTTAGAAGAAGCCAACACAAATATTAATAACATATCGATGATAATTTCTGTTATAAATACATCTATTTCTACATTATATGATAACGTCTCGTCTATTAATGCGTCCATAACAAATATGTCCTCAACAATATCAATCATAAACTCGTCCATAATAAATATATCAACTCAAATACATAATATAAATACGTCTGTGTCAACACTTTATGATAATGTCTCGTCCATTAATGCGTCCATAACAAATACATCTATAATATTAGAAAAAACAAACGCATCTGTTAGAACTCTTTATGATAATGTATCTGCCATTAATGCGTCCATAACAAATACATCCACTATATTAGCAAAAACAAATGTGTCGGTCCAAACACTATATGATAATGTATCTGCCATTAATGCGTCCATAACAAATACATCCACTATATTAGCAAAAACAAACGCATCAGTACAATCACTTTATGATAATGACTCCTCCATTAATGTGTCTATAATAAATATATCAACCATATTAGCAAAAACAAACTCATCTGTTACAATTCTTTATGATAGTGTATATGCCATTAATGCGTCCATTACAAATGTATCAACCATATTATCACAGACAAATACATCAGTGTCTATATTATATGTGAATGATTCAGCTATTAATCTCTCTATTATGAACTTGTCAACAAATTTATCCAATACAAACAGTTCAGTGTCTATTTTATATGATAATGTTTTATCCATCAACACATCCATATTAAATATATCAAATAACTTATTTAATACAAACAGTTCAGTGCTTTTTTTATATAATGTAGACTCGTTAGTTAATGCGTCCATATCAAATTTGTCGACCATATTAGCAAATACAAACTCATCTGTTACAGTATTATATGATAATGTCTCATCTATCAATGCGTCCATAATAAATTTGTCGAATAACTTATCGAATACAAATACATCAGTTTCAGTTTTGTATACGGATGTTTCTTCAATCAACGCATCTATAACAAATATGTCAATAAAAATATCAAGAATGACTGTTTCAATTGGTGATATACAAATTATTTCAAACACCGCAAATACTACAGCGTTTGAAGCATTTCGAATCGCAAATAATTTTACAAGCGCAATTACAGAGATACGAACAAATATTACAATCATTAATGCGTCCATATCAAACTTTTCCAATATTGTAAACTTGTCCAATAATATATATAATAGTTTATCAAGCATTAATGAGTCTATAACAAACTTGTCCAATAACTTGGCCAATACAAACACATCAGTTTCTGTACTTTATACAAATGTCTCATCCATCAATTCATCCATTACAAACATATCAAATAACTTGGCCAATACAAACACATCAGTTTCTGTACTTTATACAAATGTCTCATCCATCAATGTTTCCATTACAAACCTATCAAATAACTTGGCCAACACAAATACATTACTTACAAGTAGTGTCTCATCCATCAATTCATCCATTACAAACCTATCAAATAATTTGGCCAACACAAACACAACACTTACAAGTAGTGTCTCATCCATCAATTCATCCATTACAAACCTATCAAATAACTTAGCCAGCACAAATACATTACTTACAAGTAGTGTCTCATCCATCAATTCATCCATTACAAACCTATCAAATAACTTGGCCAGCACAAATACATTACTTACAAGTAGTGTCTCATCCATCAATTCATCCATTACAAACCTATCAAATAACTTGGCCAGCACAAATACAATACTTAATAATAACGTTACAAGTATAAATGCGTCTATTAATAACTTGTCTAATAACTTGGCCAGCACAAATACATTACTTACAAGTAGTGTCTCATCCATCAATTCATCCATTACAAACCTATCAAATAACTTGGCCAACACAAACACAACACTTACAAGTAGTGTCTCATCCATCAATTCATCCATTACAAACCTATCAAATAACTTGGCCAACACAAATACATTACTTACAAGTAGTGTCTCATCCATCAATTCATCCATTACAAACCTATCAAATAACTTGGCCAGCACAAATACATTACTTAATAATAACGTTACAAGTATAAATGCGTCCATTACAAACCTATCAAATAACTTGGCCAACACAAATACATTACTTAATAATAACGTTACAAGTATAAATGCGTCCATTACAAACCTATCAAATAACTTGGCCAGCACAAATACATTACTTAATAATAACGTTACAAGTATAAATGCGTCCATTACAAACCTATCAAATACCTTGGCCAGCACAAATACAACACTTACAAATAGTGTCTCATCCATCAATTCATCC